GAGTTAACGGGTCTTCTGGAACATCAGGAAGCTCGGGATCTAGTGGATCTTCAGGAAGCTCTGGATCTTCTGGAACAAGAGGATCTTCTGGAACCTCGGGTAGCTCAGGATCTAGTGGATCTTCAGGAAGCTCTGGATCTGCAGGAACGTCTGGAGTTAACGGGTCTTCTGGAACATCTGGAACTTCAGGATCTAGTGGTTTATCTGGTCTAGATGGAACAGCAGGATCTTCTGGAACTTCAGGCTCTTCAGGAACCTCAGGTAGCAGAGGATCTAGTGGATCTTCAGGAAGCTCAGGATCTTCTGGAAGCTCAGGATCTTCTGGAACATCAGGATCTGCTGGAACCTCAGGAGCTGGAGGATCAGCATATCCATCTTTTCAAGGCACAGTAGATGCTGGAGATTATTATTCTATTGATTTCTTCACGCTCTTTAATGGATTGACTTGGGATACTTGGACGTTCCAAAACTTCTCTGCTGGATTTGTGATAGACTATGCTATTTCAGCAGGCAACTATTCAGGAGATCCTGGAAATAACTTCTGGAGAATATCTAAAAGAGCTGGTCAAATTCATGGGTATATTGATAATTTTGGTGGATATGGAGGCGGAATTGCTCCCATTCCAACTCCTGCCAATTGGACGCCGTATGCTGACCAATACGCAGTCCAATCATATGACGTGAATTCAAGATCTCTCCCATCAGGACCTCCGCAGTACACTTGGTATGGGGATCAATTCACCGATATATTAAACGATTCTGTTAGACTTTTCTGTACTATCGATATAGCTGTAACTGGATATCCTACACTTATTATAGAAAATAGATCAACAGCTCAAATTTGGTATAATATTCAGGTTAATAGGTATATAAATCTATAACACTAATTTTTAGGATACATAAACTATAAAATAGAAATAAATGCCAACCCCTTTTTATTCCCAAACCGGACCCACATATAGAGACAGGATGTCGGTAAATCAGTCTCTCAAAGTTAAAGACTCCATCTTTTCAGGGGAAGAGATTTTATTGATTGAGGATAACGTTACGACTATTAGAGCCTCTTTTTTTGGAAATCCCCAACAATTTCGTGCGGCATATAAGAGAAGCAGAATTAATTGGTATCTAGCCCAGCTCTCTTATAAGGATGTCAGATCCCCAATTTGGTTTAGAGCAATCTCTGTTTTTAGGGGGAATAATACCGCAGCTGGTGATTTTACTACTTACTCTAAAAGACATGTTATATTAGAGAAACCCTTTGCACTTTTTGATTGGACATCTATCGGGGATGCCTTTGCAAACTGGAAGTCAACTTTTGATAACGGAGCCGAGAGATTTAGCGAGGCCTCTCTGTATATTCAGCTTTACATTCCATGTAACGGACTCATAGAACCCCCACATATTAAAGCACTGGTCAACACATCCTATCAGGATTTAGTTCCAACGTGGGAATCCGAGCCTTCATATCAGACGCATTACACCAGATGGTTTAAGATTGGAAATCTAACTGGCTGGCCTGGACTAGTGGGAGGATGGGCCAGTTGGATAGCTGATCTTAATAACAACGGCCAAAGCTTAGGAAACGTTATTCTTGACTGTGTGGGCTCATCAAAGCCATTCGGACTGGATAATAGTTATTACTCTGCACAAAACTGCTGGGAGGATCTCTGGACTGTTATGAGTGATAATTATTCTTCAGATATTCAAAATACAGATTGGCAAGATATATTTTTCTATAACATCTATCTCGAGGAGAAGGGCAGGATCTTTAAAAAACCCATTTCACCTATCAGAGGATTCAAGTACGAGGCCAGACCGGTTCCTCAAAATGGACAGACTGGCTATGTGCCAGGATCTAGTAGATTTATGATCTTTGCATCTTTTAGACCTGCAATAGGAGGAAGTGACTTCTGTAAGTTTGAGAGAACTTGGACCTATGTATACGATGACACAGGTAGGCCCGTTATTAATACCGGACAAACTATTCCTTACGTCTTCCAAAAACTCACTTACCGAATGACAGAATCGGATGAGGTGCTTTGTCTTAAACAGAGTTTCCAGAGTTATCTCGGGGGTGAACCCAGATACGCCTGGGATTGGTTTTCAAGTGAGCAGTATAATACAGAGTATTACAATCCTAAAGACCCTTTTAATACCCAATTCTATTCTGCAGTCTATTCTACCTATGATAGATTTAATTATGGAGGAGGTCTTCAGCTAACCCCATATTCAGCAGCTTGCTATGCAGTGAAGTTAGTCCCAGAGGAGCCTGCGGATTGGGGACCTGGTGGTGCTAATTGGCTGAATGTAATAGCAGACCTAAACACCAGGGCGGAAGAGAAATCCGGGCACGTCCCCCAATATCTACTTGATAACCCAGGAACTGTCGATCCCCGGGTTGGATTTATTTTAAGTGCCGAGTATTACGATATCCGGGATCTTGTTGACATCTTCAACGGTTATGGTTTAAACAATCAGTATTGCATAACTGTTGGTTATCAGTTTAGATTTGCTCTTTTTCCGGATAAGGCCACGTCATTGATCTATAATAGACCACAGGAGGCTTCAACTATATCCGGCGGACTAGGTGGAATTATGACTTTCAAAGAGGAGAGATTCTCTGTGCCTTTTTGGGTATCCCCTTACACTCCAGCCGATCCTAAAGCACCTCTTGGAACTTCTACTATCCCTGGATTTGTTAATAGAGGTATGAACTCAGATGAGATAAGACTATATTCCCTTTTTTTGAACACAGGGCCATTCCCAATATTAATAAAGCATAAAAACCACATTATGTCTAAAATGAGACCAGGGAACGTTGAGATCAGATTCTGTACGTGGAAGAGCTATGATTACACATCAGCCCAGAATGCTAACGGGTGGTCAACTATAGATTATTACGATGCCCAACCTAAGGCAGAATTCGGGAGATTTGCCAACAAGAAGCTGATCTTAAAAAAATACGGAAAGAACTTAACCTTTCACTTGGTGTATGAAGGTAGTTCACCTGATCATTTATTGCCACAGTACATCGAAGTGAACTACCCAGGATAACCTTAATAAAAATATACAATGCCAGTCACATTTTCAAGTATAGGAGTCACATCCAGAGATTATAAATACATTAATAACTCTGTTAAGGTAAAGGATTCAGTTTTCTCAGGAGAGGAGATCCTTCTCTTCGAGGATAATGTTTTCACTGGTAGAAGATTTTACCCTTCTGAGCAGGGGTTAAGCTCCCCCAACATCTGGATGACATTTATGAAGAGATCTAGAATTATGTGGTACTATAATACCTATAATTCTAATGCCGAATCTCCCATATGGTTTAGAGCTGTTACTGTGATGCAGGGAAACGTTGTACTGGGATATGAAACTTTTAGTAAAAGACATGTTCTCCTAGAAAGGCCTCTCTCAAGTTTCAATTTTTCTGCCGTTCGTACGGCCTGTGTGGATTGGGTTCAAAACATATTCGACAATGGAGGAAGACGTGATAATAACTTTTCGCTCTATATTCAGCTCTATATTCCGTGTAACGGTCTTATTGAACCTCCACATATTGCTTCACTGGTTAACACCTCTTATCAGGATCTCTCCCCAACTTGGGAGGCTGTGGTTTCCTATTCTTCCCACTATACCAGATGGTACAATTGGGGTAACTTAACATCATTCAATGGTATATTTTACCATTGGCAACCTAGGATATCTAGCCTAGGTCCTGCTTCTTTCTTCGGTTCAATTTATAAATACATTGATAGTGATGTTGGTGGTGGGAATGGTCTATTATGGGGAAGGGATTACTCTACATATTCACCATTTACACTTTGGATATCATGGTGGCAGTGGTTTAGTAATCTTTTTGAAGAGGTGGATCTTTGGGATTTTTTAGGTGCAAACTTATATCTGGAGGAGAAAGGCAGAATTTTTAAAAAACCGATTTCCCCAATTAGAGGATTCAAGTACGAGTATCCAAATAGACGCACCCTTTATGGAGGAGGACAGTATCCACAAATATTTGGCAGCGTTACTCTAGTTCATAACAACTGGAATATATTTTCATTGGATTGTCCGCAGCTTGGCAATCCTGCTCTTGGTACTATTTGGAATTTCACGCAAGATTCTAAGCAGGGTAGATCTTATAATAATCTAAATTACGAGCCAGTTAGCAACTACCAAAAGCTCACTTATAGAATGACACAGTCTCCTGATGTCATCACGGTAAAACAGGCAACGACTTCATCGGGAGGCCCAAATTATGCTTGGGAGGTGATTGACAGTCGGGCTAATAAGAATTATCTCCCCCATGATCCCTTTAATTTAAACGCCAATTACCAAAACGGTTATAGCGCCGACAACCGCTATAGTTATGGAGGAGGTCTAAATCTAACACCATACTCTGCAGCTTGTTTTATTGTTCAATTATGTGGTGATATAGATATCAATCAGCTTAATACTCTCCTTAATGAATCAGCTGAGGCCTACTCGGGACACTTGCCTCAAATAACAAACCTCTCTCCGAGTATTCTATATGGATTTGTGGTTAGTGCGGAGTACTATGATCTAAATAGTCTTCTGGATGTGTTAAACACTATAGTTCTGCCCAATCTAAACGGAGTAAGAATATGGCAGGGTTACTACTTTAAACTGGCTCTTTTTCCAGACAAAGCCACATCTTTGGTTTACACCCTACCTGCCGAGGTTTCTAAATCTTTATTGGGTGGAGACCCAGGTGTTAATAGTAGATCACATATTCTCGGAGCTCTCTTAACTTTCAAAGACGAGAGAATGACCGTCCCAATGTGGACTTATTCAAGATTAGCTTATCCATCTAAAGCTCCGATGCAGAATTTTTCTAATCTGAATTCAGCAGAGATCAGACTAGGTAATCTAGTTGGTGGTTATATTGGGTTACCTATAAACGATAAAAGAGGTTTTTTTAACAAAATGAGACCGGGTAATGTTGAGATGCGATTCTGCACTTTTAAGCCCAATTGGTATACATCTTCAACAAATATGAATTCAGAATCTCCCTTTGATCAAAATCGTAATGAATTCGGAAGACTGGCAGATAAAAAACTCATTTTAAAAAGATATGGAAAAAATCTAACTTTCCATGTGGTTCTTGATAAAAGTCCCTCTGATGTACTTCTACCGCAAAGTGTTGAAGTCTACTATCCTGTATAGATATATAGGACAATGCGCAACTCATCATACATTATATCTATGTGGCGCGGTAAATGAAGCTTCGACCTTCGAAATACAAAGTGGCTTCGATAAACGGGGTTTCGATCTGACTTTACAACCAGTCTCCCCGTTATTTTTTTTTTTTGATATATAGTTAAATTGATATAAAATGCCAACAGACGGTAAAAAAGTAAGAAGACAGGCGGCAAGACACACCGGAAGATACGTTGCATACGGAAGTGCAAATGCACTGGGACACTGGCCTGAACCCTCTGATTTCGGAGACAGAATTCTTTTTGTTAACGCAGAAGGTGTTATGGGGGGAAATGATGACTACTGGCCGGTTGAGTACGCTAGACAACATCATGAGTGGAAACCGGTTACTGCCGCATATGCTTTTGTGGCTGAGTTTGCAAACACTGTATCTGATGCTAAGTTAAAGACTAACATCGTTCCTATTCAGTCAGGCGATGGAGTCATAGATCTTTTAAATCCCGTACATTTCAACTGGAACAGTGTGTCTAAAAGAGATCAGGATATTCTAGAATCTGGATTTATAGCACAAGAGGTTGAGCAGATTCTTCCCTGTGCTGTTCATGAGATTAATAATCCTCAGATTGGAACGAAGACAAAAATATTGGACTACCACAAGATAATACCTCATCTAGTTAAATACACAAAGGATCTCTCTGCAAAAGTTTCAGACCTAGAATCAAGACTTGCAGCTCTTGAATCCCAAATTTCTAATCCATCTTAAACCCCGAAATCTTTACGTTTTTTATCTCTATAAAAGATAAAAGCAAAAGATGGAAAATCAAGCACCTTTACAGGAAAATCAAATTAAAATGTCAGACGAGCTTATCCTAGAGATCCAAGCTCTTAGAGACGAATTGACCCAAAATGTGGTTAGAATCGGAAGACTGAATGTTCAGCTTTCTTTTTATCGTAAGGATATGGAGATCATTAATAATGAGCTCAACTCTCTTTATCAGGCTGCAGAATCTATTTCTATTAAAGAAGACGACATCCAAAGAAAAGTTGTTGAACAGTACGGTGGTGGTAAATTAGATTTTGAAACTGGAATTTTTACTAAAGAGTAATAATCGTTGGAGGAGATAAAAAACATAGAACAAGATAGTAGTGGTGTGATTGTTTATATCACGCCACATCTTTCTACCGGAGGCCTTCCCCAATATCTCTTAAAGAAAATAGAGAGGTTCAGCAGATTTTCAACTATATACTGTGTCGAGTATTCGTACTATGGTGCTTCGTATGTCGTTCAGAGAGATAAGATATCTAGATTATTAGGTGATAGATTTATATCATTAGGAGAAAAATCCGATTTGATTAAACATCTCAAAGAAATAAATCCGGATATCGTCCACTTCGAGGAGATAGTCGAAACATTTGTTGATGATGAGATCCTATCTCAGATTTACAGAGATGATAGAAAATATTACATCTGTGAAACGTGTCATAGCTCAGATATATCCCCATCGATAAAAAGATTTTATCCCGATAAATTCATTATGGTTTCTCCGTGGATTAAGAATAAATTCGAAGTCCTTAATATTCCGTCTGAGATTCTTGAATATCCCATTGAGAAATTTACTTCAAGAAGGGACCTGGCTATTAGATCTCTGAGCTTGGACGTAAGAAAGAAACACGTAATCAACGTAGGTTTATTCACTTCGGGTAAAAATCAAAGCGAGCTTATCGAATACGCTAGAGCACTAGCTAATCTGCCTATAGAGTTTCATTTTATCGGAAATCAAGCACCAAATTTTTCTGACTACTGGGGTCCTTTAATGAATAATCTTCCTCCTAACTGCAGAATATGGGGCGAAAGACCTGATGTTGAATTATTCTATCAGATTGCTGATCTCTTTGTTTTCACCTCTAATTTCGAATTGAATCCTTTGTGTGTTAAAGAGTCACTCTCATGGGGAAATAAGATACTATTAAAACCTCTTGAAACTTATATGTCTATCTATGACGATAATCCAAATGTTGGATATCTGACAGATGACAAGAACTTAAACGTGAGCATGATTCTTCAATCATTAGAACTTGTTAAAAAAATAGATTAAGATGTTTGAAATAAACCCTAAGGGATTCTCAGTTTACTCAGACCTTTTAAATGGTTCATTAGAGAAGAAAAGCTCTATGCCATCCTTTGTATACTCTTTTAATGGCTGCACCAGAGTTGATGTCACTGCATCAGGTTTTAAAAACCTCTCTTTTGTTGCCAATTTTTTTGAAGAGAATAACCATATCTACTCTTGCACACTAGGATCTGGAATGTTTGGAAACATTTTAAAAGCATGGGTTTCTGATTGGAGAATAGAGATGAAAGACTCGGATGGTAAAATAATTGACACGCATTCTTTCCTAGAAGATTTAAAAAAATCTAAAATTCTAATCAGATTTGATAGTAGTTCATTAGGAGACACCATAGCATGGATGGGGTGTGTTAAACCCTTTATGGAGAAATATTCTCCTGGGTTTGTTTACGTCTCAACTTTCTACAACGATCTTTTTAAATCAGAATATCCTGAAATTGAATTTATAGAACCCAACACAAACTACAGAGATGCAAAGATCATCATTGGATTAGGTTGGTACACAGAGTCCGATAGAAATGTGCATAAGAGAGATCCAAGAACTATACCTCTTCAATCCGTTGCAGAGGATATACTGGGTCTTTCTTTAGATAAAGAGCAAAGACCTAGAATTTCTAAAACCTTTAATCCTCCTCCTGTGGAAGGAAGATATGTATGTATTGCAACAGAGTCAACCGCTGGAGCCAAGTATTGGCATCATCCCGGAGGTTGGCAAAAACTCGTCGATCTCCTAAACACACTAGGTTATTCTGTTGTCGTTATACAAAAACAGTCAACCACTCTTAAAAACGTTATAGACAGAACTGGAGATCTGCCTCTAAACGAGAGGATTAGCGATCTTCTTGGTTGCGATTTCTTTATAGGGATAGGCTCTGGACTTTCATGGCTTGCTTGGGGTTTGGATATTCCTGTTGTTATGATATCTGGATTTAGTCAACCATTTTGTGAATTCTCAGATAAAACTCTTAGAATAATCAACACCAAAGTTTGCCACGGATGCTTCAATAATCCGGATCATAAATTTGACAAAGGAGATTGGTGGTGGTGCCCAGAACATAAAAACACATCTAGACACTTCGAATGCACCAAATCTATTACTCCTCAGGAGGTTTTAAGACAAATCTTAAATTCAAATATAGCTGAATGGAAACATTCTGCTTCTTAAAGAGAATGGCTTTCTCTAGGGATGATATATAAGAGAAAGTACTAGAGGAAGATGAGTTTTTATCCAGAAGATAAATTTCCAAAAGAAGGACAACCCGTTTATAACGGAAACGGAGAACAATATGATCTCACTGATCAACGATTTTCCTATCAGGATGGTTTAGAAAACACCAAAAAATACAAGGAATCCTCTGTAAATAATCTGTTTTCTACACCAGGGGCTGCTATGGCCAGAGGTCAGCAGATAGGATGTGGGGGATATCACGAGGTTATAATAGACGGTGCCACTTACTATAAACCCTGTGAATCTGCTAGCTATTACGATCTCAGAATGGAGCAGCTTGATAGTGCTCTCAATTTCACATATATCGGAAGCCACCGTGTTCTTACCTGGGATAAGCCTTTTGAAAATGTTACAACATTTAATGGGTGGATTATAGATGCGGCAAATAGCAATAGTAGTGGTCCTATAATAAATGCTGACGACATAGCTATAGATTTCAGATACAGCATAGACGGAAAAACATGGTCTTTATGGGTAAACGTTGGAACAGCTCTTGGTGGATTAACTAATGAGTTTTCCCAACTTTTCCCAATTTCTCTAGATCCTGAAAATAAATTCTATCCCGAGTTTAGATTTACCTCAGTTTTAAGAAACGCGGATGGAACGATTATAGTTACCCCGGATGAACCGATAGATCCTAGCGTGGTTATAGTGAGTTTTGAACTCGACTTAGATTATGCTCCAGTTCCAGAGACCCTGATAACTAGACCTGCTCCAGTTTGCTCAAATGAGATTTCAAATAGGCCTGTAGTTATAAGTGATTGTAAATTCACATTCAATCCTTATAATGTAAATAAGGCTTTAAATATGTATAAGGATTTAAGTCTAATGATCAACAAAGTATTTGGACTGGACGCTAATTATTACTCAATCCAACCCCAGGCAAGAGGAAAGGATGTGGTGCTAAAAGAATACACTTTATTTAACGTTGTTTCTGAGAAGTGTATGAAGATCATGGTTCCTCAGAATCAATTTCCCGATAATAAGATCAACTTTGATCCGTTCGGTCTACAGTTTGAAGAGCCTTTTGAAATACAGATTGATAAGAGATATTTTGAAAGTATTTTCGGTAAGGGATCTCAGCCTAGGAAGAGAGACATAATTTATTTTCCTCTAACAAACAGAATTTATGAGATAAACTCAACTTATTTGTTTAGAGATTTTATGCAATCCCCAGTTTACTTTAAGATAGAGCTCAGAAAATACAGTCCGAAGAGTAACACTTACTTCCAGGATCCTGCATATAAGGAAGAGCTTGACGGAATAACCCTAACAACTTCTGAACTATTTGGAGAGGAGGTTAAATCTGAAGAAATAAAATCTTCTAAGCCACAACAATACGCAACTACTATTACTCAGATGTCTCAGGATCCGATCAGATCCTATGTTTATAACGAGCTTCCTATTATAGAATATGATCTTAATAACAACTGGACTATAGTATTAAATCACTACTACGATCTTTCTGAAGCTTTTGCAGATGTTTCAGAATTTGAATCGGATCCTAATAGATATAAAAATGCTGTTAGATATAAGTATCTTCCAAAGCTCCTTGCAAACCAAGAACTTGCATTTACATGCTGGTTTAGTCTTAGAAATTTTTACGACAACTCCAAACTTTCTAAAAGAGGATATCCTATATTAAATATGACATTGGAATCATATGATGAGGACTATCTAAACTTTAGCACATATCCGAAAAGACATAGACTTGAGAAATGGATTTCTTATGCTTCAAACCCGGAGGGATACGTAGCAATTAAAGGTGATTCGATTCACTCAGGCGGATATGAGGTTTTAGATGTGATTGATGAATATAGATTTTCTGTTAAAAACAATTCAACAACTTTCTCCGAAGGATCAATTTCTTGGAGAATGCAGAAAGCACAGAATAGAAATCTTATAAGTGGACTTTATATAAATGAGTTTGAAGAATTTGAAGGATTCAGGGTGGATCTAATCCACTCCGGAGTTATTGACGATCTAACCAATCCTTTCTTAGGTCAGGGTAGTATAGTTATAAGATTGAACGATAGAATCATAAACTCTCCACTTCAATTCGAACCTGAATATGGTGAATGGTATGGAGTTGTGGTAAATGTTTCTAACGTATACAAACAGATCTCTACAAATATATGGGCTTTAACATACGATCCTGTAGACCCTGATCAGCAAAGTAGCAAACTACAAAAAGTTCATGAAGATGCTAGATTCTATAACGACATCATAGTTTTTGCTGCTCCTCCTGATGTCGAAAAGAACACAGATAGTGCTTTCTATGGAACCGATAACAATTCTTATAAAATATTCACTGGTCCTATTTACCTCAGCAATGTAAGACTGTTTAAGAATATGATAGATATAGATACCCAATCAACAGTTCTAAATCAGAATATTGTTAGAGATGCTCAATTAGCACACATTATTGATAACGCAAAACCATTACTAAATATTCCTAAGTTCGCTAGAAATAGATAATACATGCCTAGAAGAAAACCAAAACCTGAGAAGGTAATAGAAGAAAAAATTAGAGAGAACCTCGATGCCATTATCATGGAGGAGTCTTTGGATACTATTGTTCCCAACACTGAGGAACTGCCAAGGATGAAGACGACGGATCTCATGAATTTTAAGGATGAAAAAATTTCAGCTTTATCTGAAGCACAAGCACTCCTTGATTCGATAGCTAAATTTTATGTCGATCCTAATGTGTACGGATCTGCAGATCACGTTGAACTTAAAAAGAGGATGGATGCAACAAATCTATCTGCTATGATGTTTCAACTTAAATCCGCTCAGCATGCAATAACTAAACTGCTAGAAGAGATAGATTTAGGAAACATGCATCCTAGGATTTTTGAAGTCCTTGCTCAACTCCAATCCCAAATTATGCAAATGCCTAAAGATTATCAGGCTTACATTGAAAAGATGGAGCAAAACTACAAGAAGGCAAAATTGGAGATAGAGGATAAAAAATCCTCAGGAGGAGTAATAATGGACACTACAGATTCATCCGACGGATCTTATCAGCCTGCTTTTGTACAACAAGGAAGCGGAATAAAAACAAGAGGAACTAAGGGACTTATGGAGGGACTCAGAGATATTCTGGGCACTGAAATAGTTGATATTAAGCCAGTAGAAGTCGATCCGAATGCTATCGTTAACGCTAGAGAGAAAAAGATTATAGATAGCCAAATGGGTATTTCTGGTGAGGGAGACGAGGACATGGAAGGGATCTACACCATTGAAGACGATATATTAGATTAATATGCAGGATGAATTATTAAAAGTTTCAGAAACGCAAGAATCTGAAAGTAGTTACTGGTCCACGGATAGAATCAACGAACTTCTAAGGAAGGTTGACGAGGAAGGACTCGATTATAAAAGTGTTGACAATCCATTCCACGACAACGATCCCGAATTCAAGAGAGCAAACGTTCTTTGGGAATACACACCTGAGGAGATCCTGGAGATGAAGAAATGTGCAGAGGACGTAACGTATTTTTCTAAATATTGTCAGGTAATGACCGACGAAGGTCTCAATTACATCAGACTAAGAGATTACCAGGAATCTGTTTTAAGAGAATATCAAGCACACAGATTCAATGTTTTTCTTGCACCTAGACAAGTTGGTAAGTCTATTACATCTTCTATAATTTTAGTTTGGTATCTTCTTTTTAATCACGACAAGAACGCAATGATCTTGGCAAACGTCGGGGACACAGCAGAGGAGCTAATGGATAAAATTAAATCCATCATAAAAGGTCTTCCTTTTTTCTTAAAGCCTGGAATGTTAGTAAACAACGTGATGTCCATGAGGTTTGACAATAACTGCAGAATTCTAGCTAAGACCACAACTAAAACATCCGGTATCGGTTTTACCATCCACTTCTTATACATGGATGAGTTTGCACATATTAATCCAAACTTTATTGAGGCTTTCTTTAGATCAACCTATCCGACGGTTTCTTCCTCTAAGGTTTCACGCATCATAGTCACCTCGACCCCAAATGGAATGAATAAATTCTACGAGATTTATCAAGGTGCCTTAAAAGGTGAAAATACATTCAATCCTATAAGGGTTGATTGGTGGCAGGTTCCTGGCAGAGACGAGGCATGGAAACAGAAGGAGATAGGAAACCTTGGGAGCGAGGAGCTATTCAACCAAGAATATGGAAATCAATTTTTAAGCTCATCGTCGCTTCTTTTAGGCTCTAAAGAGCTCAAGAAGATAAAAGTTAACGAGTCCGAGTACACCTGGCGTGAAATAGACGCATTGCACAACGAGGACATAAACTATGAGAATCTCTTGTGGCATCCTAAATTCAACCTAGACAACACAGATGTCCCGGGAAAAAAATTCATTTTTTCTATTGATATAAGTGGAGGTGTCAAGGGTGATTTTACTGTCATAAACATCTTTAAAGTTACACCCCTACCCAAAGCAATTATAGAAAGAATCGAAGAATTCGAGGACGAGTCTGACTTTTTTGGGCTTGTTCAGGTTGGTGTTTTTAGAGATAACGAGATAAAACTAGAGGAACTTACAAAGCTCACTAAGATCCTAGTAAAGAATGTTATAGGTGTAGACCGCTCTAAACTGGTTATAGAAATGAATTTCAAGGGAGAACTTCTTTATGATAAACTATCTTCAGATGATGAGTTTTATGACGAGGTATTTGTTTTCACAAAACACACAGAAAGTGCTAGGTCACTGAAACCCGGTATAAAATACAACGAGAAAAACAAGATGAAATACTGCGAGCTTCTTAGAAGCCTGATAAGAGCAGACAGAATTTTGGTAAATGATAAAAAATGGACCATTCCCGAGCTATTCACATTCGGCCTAAATAACAGTGGGACCTATTCGAGCCAGACTGGACACGATGACGTTGCCATGACTTTGGTCAATCTACCCTCCTTATTTGACGGCTATGATTTTAACCAAATAGTGGGTGAAGTTTTTGATGAATTGGATAATTCTTATAAGGATTTAATCGTTAGAAAGCTCGAAGGTCCAGTAAACCGCTCCGCAAGTGAGGATCCTTTTAGTTTAAGAAACAACAACTACACAAAAGAGTCTAAAGGATATCAAGATTTTAGCAAATTGATGTAATTAGGGAAGGTCCTGACCCAATATTTGGCTTTCTGTTTTGATATATACTGTAGAAGCAAAAAATATCTAGAAAACTAATGGCAAATAAGGTAAAAATAGATTACTCCCAATTTAAGGCATCTGGTGTTTATACATTGGAATTTGACGCCTCACAAAACGTAATCCTAACCTCCCAAACGATTAGATTAGTGGTGGGCTTCTCTAATAAAGGCCCCTTTAATACCCCGGTTTATATCCCGGACGCAACCACAATGATTTCCGTTTTTGGAGACATCGATAAAACCCTGGAAAATCAAGGATCTTTCTTTCATAGATCGATCCTAACGTGTTTAAACACTGGCCCAGTTTTTGGTTTAAATCTTTTAAAATTAAACGACGACTTAGCTAGTGCTACCCCCGACGAGGCTCCTTATAGATCATTCTCTATAGACACAGAGGAGTATAACGGTGTTGTGACTGAGGTTCTTTACTCTTCTTATTATAATAAAGAGAGATTCTGGTTTGCTGATCCGAATTACTTCTTAGCAACTTTAAGCATTCCTGATCAGGGTAAACTTTTCAACCTTACAAATCTTGGAAAATCTCCAGTAAGTATAATAATCAGAAAGTCAACAGACTCTACTAAGCCACTTAAAGGATTTGATATTTTTGCTATTGATTGGTATGGTGCTAATAACGTTCCTTCTTTCATGCACCCTTATGACTACATTTCTGATTATTTCGTTGATGTGATTGCGGTGTCTGGAAACTGGACAAATTATCAAGCTCTTTCGGTTGATCCTAAATGGTTTTCTTATTTCACTCCTAATGGTTTTATTAAAAGTCGAATTGACAGCTTCTTAAATCAGCAAGACGTAAATATAGTAGTTTCAGTAACAGGATGTCTTATTCCTGATTTTGTTGACCTTAACGGGGTGAATCAGTACATACAAACATTAATCAACAACCAGACGCCTTCAACCGGCCTATTCTGTGCTGTTGATGCTGTTGCTTTTGATGACATTTGTAACAATCCTTCTAGAATAGATCTAGTTGGTAATCATCTTATCGATGAATTCTCTGGAGACAGAGATCTAGCAAATCCTTATATAGATTTCTTAAGCTACGATCAAGCATTAGATACAGATTATCTATACACACAAAATGTAGTTGGTGTAACAGGATCTACTGGATTTGTGAGTGCAACAGGAGCTACCATTTATACGACAGGTATGAAAGTCGGTACTCTGTTTACTCTAGGAAGCGGAACTACTGCAGGTGTTGTTTATCAATCATTCGCTCCTTATAACTCTTCATTATATGATGGAGGACTTCACTACCTTCAAACTCAAGGGACCGGAGGAACTGCTGGTTACTTCTTAAATGCTGCTCAGAAAGACGAATTAAAATCTTTCTTAACGGTTAATTCTTCGGATGATCAAAAATTCATCTTAGGAGTTGTTAGCGGCATATCAGGACAAACCGGAGGAATTGTTAATCAATTCTCTCCTGCTGATCTAGTTAAATTAAAAGTTACTGGAACTAAAGAAGTAAATGGAGAATTAAGAATCTTCTGGACTCACCCTCTAGATACTGCTTCTTTCAGATCGCAAAATATAACAGTAGCACCTGTTTACACTATCACATCTTATAACACAGGAGCATCAGGAAGTAATAAGCCATTCTACACTAATGCTTACCAATTTGGAAATTCCGATTATGTCGATATCGTAAGTGCTGCTAATCCAAACGGTGCAACAGGACCTAACTCTCTTACCGGGATTTCTAATGTCCTTGTAGGATATAATGCTTCTCCGGTATTCCAGAATGCTAAATATGAGGACATCGCGGACGGTGACGAGATTTGGGTTAACTCAACAGGAACATCTCTTCAATACTTAACCGTAGAAGCTGGTGTTGATAAAGATCAATTCAACTATGTGAATTTGAGAGCCCACACTAATCCGGCTCTTTCAAATACCACTATCACCAACATTCTAGGCTTTGGTCTTTCGTACGCTTCAAACAATATAGGAAACTCTGTATCTTCTCAAAAGATAGACGTTGTTTCTCAAAACGGTACAATTAACGAGTATGTTGACTGTACTAGAATAGACACTACAACATTTAGAGTTACTTCAGACGCTAATGGTACAGTTCCTTTCTCTGTAGGTGATTTGGTTGTTTCTACTGATCTTGACATATGCGAGCCTTCAACAGGAAATAGACAAAGCAGATTAGGAAAAATCACAAAGGTTTCTAAAACAACAACTGCTAATGTTTATGAAGTTGTTTCTGCAAGACCAGTACTTTATTATTCTGGAACAAGCGGAATGAGAGTTCAGAAATTCTATTCAATAGCTCAGTTCACAACATCTTTTGATTTTACATATCTTAAAGGATTTACAATGACCGAGGCACACAGACCAAATGGTACGGATGCTAGAATAGAAGAAATCCTAAACGTTATGTACGATACTAACATCGCTAAGACATTAGCTTCTAAAGATGTTATTTCTTACAGATACATCATTGATACGTTTAACGGTATCATTGGACCTGAATCTAAATATCAGTACAGTAGACTTGCTCAGCTTAGACAGCAAGCTTTAGCTATTATCAATGCGCCTTCAATGGCTCAATTTAAAGCTAGCACTGATCCTAGATTCACTAATGAACCTACTGCTTCTAATCCATATCCAAGTTTAAACACTGCTTACATAGCAAGCGGAGGTAACCTATCTCTAAACCCAACTTATACATTCGGCCTTCCAACCGAAGGTGACGGAGCTAAGTTTGCAGCATTCTATGCACCTTACATCACTCTAAGAGAGAATAATAAGAACATAAACGTTCCACCTGCAGCTTTTGTTTCTAATAATTTTGTTAGAAAATTTGCTAACGGAGAACCTTATGCTATAGTAGCTGGACAGAAAAGAGGAATCTTAAGTGGCGGTAACATAGTAGGTGTTGAATATGACTTTACTGATGACGATAGAGCAAATCTTGAGCCATTCGGTATCAACCCTATCATTAAGAGAAGAGGAGTAGGAGTGGTGATCTTCGGTAACCAAACAGCTTATCAGCAAGTCAACTCTGCTTTTAATTTGGTTCACGTAAGAGATCTTCTAATTAGCATAGAAAGTGACGTACAAACAATCCTTTCTAACTACCTATTCGATTTCAACGACGATTCTATCAGACTTGAAATTAAGACCTTGGTTGATAACTACTTGGATGGTGTTAGAGCAGGAGGCGGGATTTACGCTTATCAAACAATCATGGATGCTTCTAACAATACTCCAGCTATCATCGATATGAATATGGGTATTATAGACGTAATCATAGAACCAGCAAGAGGAATTCAGAAGTTTATCAACAGAATCACAGTTACGAGAACTGGTGGTATCTCTGCAGGAGGATTCATACAATTCGTTTAATAGAATTTGAGCCTTTTGAGGATTTAAGATAAATATAAAAGAATATGGCAGGACTATCACATTATCAAAATTCAATCTCTGCGATAAACAAATTTGAACCTGTTTATCTCAACCAGTTTGAAGTTACAATCCTCCCACCAGCTGCAGTAGCTGGAGGCGAGATTCTACTTCAGCATGTTACAAAAGTTAGTGGACTTTCTTTAAATAAAACACCTAGTGTGGTTTCGCAAAAGTACAAATTTGCTAAGAGAAACTACGCAGGAGCTAAACCCGATAACACCTTTATGGATGTTAGTTTAAGCTTTAGCGTAAACTTGAATGATGATAATTCAATGTACGTATTTAAGACTTTAAGACAATGGTCTGATCTTATTTACAATCCTTTAACGGGTGCAATGGGTCTTAAGAATGACTATACAGGAACCATAGTAATCAATATGTTCAACAAAGCTGGGGACGTATATAGAAGAGTGACTTGCAGAGACGCATTCCCAACTAAACCTTTGAGCCCCATGGCATTAAACTATACCTCAACCGATATTTACAAGGTTAATGATATGGTTTGGGCGGTGGATTACTGGGAGGACCTATTCTTATAAAAATATTATAGATAAATGGCAGGTTTACCACATTTTACTAATTCTAGAGCGGCGATAAACAATTTTGAACCGGTTTATTTAAACCAATTTGAGGTTTTAATAAACCCTCCTGCTGGCATCGTGGATGCAGCAACAACCTTTAAAGGTGAGGGAATTCTAACGCAACAAGTTAAATCAATTACAGGATTGGCGGTTGATATCTTACCGGCAGCCCCTATTGAGCAAAACTACAAGTTTGCTACCAGAAGATATGCAGGAGGAGAGCCTTCACAAAGTGATATGACTCTTTCTATAGAATTTGAGGTGAATCTAAATGACGTTAATTCCATGACCGTTTATAAAATACTTAGACAATGGTCAGATCTAATCTATAATCCTCTTACCGGTGCAATGGGTATAAAGAACGACTATGTTGGTTCTATGGTAATCTCGGTATTTAATAAAAGAGGAGACGTTTTCAGAAGAATAAGAATACCTTCTTGTTTCATTAGCGAAGCTATCAATAATGCTGATCTTGATTACGAAAATGCCAGCATCTACACAATAACCACTTCTTGGATATGCGATTACTGGGAAGATATCTTCCTATAATCAGATTAAAATAGTATTTTTGAGGCCATTTTGGCCTCTTTTTTTGTTTTCTGTTATATAATGAATAAGTAAACATTTTTAACATGAATGACAGAGTAAACGTTTCTCCAGAAGAAATACTAAGACAAAAAGAATTAGACGGTGGCCTAGTTTATGACGATCCACAAGATCTAATCCAACCAAATCCGATCCAGCAGGAAATCCCACCGGCGGCAAAACCTGTTGAAAGAATACCTGACCCAGTAATGCCTAGAATCCCACAACAAAATCAACAAGAAGAAGAAGTCCCAACATCTCTTGGCAAGGCTCAATCTTTTGGTTCACCATTAGCGGGTGACAATGGATGGAAAAATCTTCCGGTCTCTGTTCTTCCTTCACAGGGTATGTTCTATCCGGAGGGAACAAAAATGGCTATTCGTGCTGCTGAAGTTAAGGAGATTAGACACTTCTCTACCATCGACGAAGACGATAGATTGGATATAGAAGAAAAGCTCAGCTACGTGCTCGATAGGTGCCTAAGAATTGATTTTCCAGGAGAGGGTGTAGTTTCTTACAAAGATTTAAAACAGGAAGACCGATTCTTCCTTATTATGGCCATTCGGGATCTAACCTTCGTAAAGGGAGAGAATTCCATAATGCTAAAACCTAAAAAAACCTGCAAAGAAACCCCAGAGTGTCCTTTTACGAATGGGATAGAGCTTAGAACTGGAGCTTTATCTTCATATTCATTGGAAGACAAAATACTTCAATATTACAATAGTAGCACAAGATCTTTTGTTTTTACTATAAAAAAGACCGGGAAATCTATCGAGATGTTTATTCCTAGCATAGGAGTAAGTCAACAGATAACCTCTTATATAGCTGAAGCAGCAAGGAAGAGCATCAGTATAGACGATGGCTTTCTACAGATATCCCCGTTTCTCTTTGATGACTGGAGATCTCTAACTTTTGATTCTTTTTTTGCAAAAATGAGAGAGTGTGACTATTGGGCAAAAGAGGAATATAGCATTTATTTTGAACTTTCGGAAAGAATAAAGGTTGGAACAAAAATGAACGTTAAACAAAAATGCCCAATTTGCGGTGATGAGGAGGTCACCGCTGATATCACATTTCCCTCGGGGATACGATCTCTTTTCCTTATTTCAGATATCTTTGGAGAACTTCTTTGATATTAAATTTAGACTTTGGGACGAGCATAAACTAAACCCTGAATGGATAGAAAACATCCCCTTCTACGAATATCAGATATGGATAGATAAGATTAACGAAGGTATAGAAAGGAAGAATCAGGAAGCTTTAGAAGAAGATGGTAAAAAACAGGTGTTTAGTTTCACTAAACCTTCGTCCTAAAAATATATACTATGAATTAAAATGGCAGATAATACAAAACAGCTGATAGATCTTAGCCGAAGCATAGATAAGCTCTCGGTAGAGATAAAAAAGAACACGGAGGCAACTCTCGGTCTTGAAGAAGCTCAGTCTGATTTGTTAGATAAGGGTTCAGCTTCACCTCTTAGCTCTGGCGATGGTCTGAAAGACCTTAAAGCTCTCACAGATGAGATTAAAAAAATGAATCTGGGTGATATTGCCAAATCTATAAAGGATCTAAATCCAAAAAACATTTCTGATCTCTTAAAAGGACCAATTTCCTCAATAGTGGAAGCTACGAAAACAAAAGGTGCTTCTGGTGTCGTTGAGAAAATAGCTGGCGGGGTTGGAAATAAGGGTAAAGGATTCAACGTTGGTAAAATACTGGGTGCATTCCAAGAGGGAGGAATAGCAGATGAGAGCGGAAAATATCTTGTTGGTGAAAATGGACCAGAAATTGTTAAACTCCCCAAAGGGGCAGGAGTTATACCTATCAATATTAAGGATTTAATAGAGGGCCTGACAAAAGTACCGGAATTATCTGATATTGTAAAAGAAAGCAAAGGTACGGTCAACTTTTTTGGTAATGAATCAAACCCTAGCGTAATAGACAGTAAGGGAAAATTAATAAATCTTAGCACACTTTCGGATAAGTACCAGGATAAAGCAGGGGAGACTAAGAATAAATCAAAATTGGACGCTATTGATAAAATATTAGAAAATATAGATGCTTTATCAGGAGCTGGAAGCCAGGGGATAGGAAATGAAATTTCAAGAATTAATCAGGAGGAAGCTTTACTCAACGGTAAATCTAATCTTAGTGGTGAAGATTTAAGAGGTGTGAATAGAATCTGGAATGATATATTACAGAATATACGTAAAGATGGTGAATACTATAATCCTTTATCTATAGCTAAGGCTAAACTATTAGCGACTCAAACCTTTGTTAAAGAAAATAAGAAGGGAGAAGAAGGATCGGTAAAAACTGAAGGGATTTCAGAAGACATAGTAAAGGAAAGCGAAGCAGAATTAAAAAAACAAACTGAGGATCTAAAGAAAGCTCAGGGAGTTATAAGTCCTAAAATAACAGGGGAAGAAAAGGGTGAAAGAAAGGAAGCTGGGGCAGAGACAAAAAAATCAAAATTCAAAGAAAAGATAAAAGATGCTTTCCAAGGAATAAAAGAGAAGGGAGAGAAGCTTATCAAATCAGGAAAAGAAAAATTAAAAGAAGGAGGTGAGACCCTAAAATCAGAAACCGGGGAGCTTTTAGGATCTCCTGCTGAAAGAGGATCTTCTAACTTTAAAACATCTATAACTCCTCTTGGAACTGTCAAACCTAAACCTACTGAAACCAGTGCGACAGAAAAAACTTCTAAAGAGTCTTCAAAAAAATCAAAAGAAGATCTCGGTGATATCTCTGCACCTGCAAAGGAGACTTCGACTAAAACTGGAAAGGAACAAAAACCTGAACCCTCTAAATCTGGTACCGGTGAGACCTCCCAGATTTCACCTACTGAGCTATCAAAGGATCTCTCTGAAATTAAAGTTATATTAACGAGAATAGCAGCATCTCTAGACGGTCCTTTGGAGTTTTCCCAAATAGAAAGCCCGTTTAGACCGAACTCCAGAAAAGTTTAAGAAATAAAAAAAATATTTCTCTGAAATTTTTTTTATTTCGATATTTTATCTTATATTTGCTTCGTAAAATATATTTATGTCCTATAATGCACATCACGGTCGTACCTTATTCGAAAGCTTTTCTGATATAACCACACCTGAATTTATTTCCATTCCCAATTGGAAAATCACAAAAATACAAGAGGGAGGTGCTATGGGTATTTGGGATAAATCAGAGGTTCTTTTTTCTGACGCTCTCTCAATACACGGGGATGCTAAGTCATTAAAAATGGATTTGATATATTTGGAAATGTCAGACGTATGGGGAAAGAATTCTCATTGTAAAAGAATGCAGGTTGGCTGTTTAATGGTAAAGAATAAATCTATCATATCGGACGGATATAACGGATCTCCCTCTGGGTTTCCTAATGTTTGCGAGGATCGTGATATGATAACTCTTCCTTATGTTCTCCACGCAGAGGCAAATGCAATAACAAAACTAGCTAAAAGTACACAAAGTTCAGATGGATCTACTCTATATGTAACTCTATCACCATGCTTTGAATGTTCTAAGCTCATAATACAATCTGGAATAAAAAGAGTAGTATTCTCCCAGGTTTATAGAAATCCCGGATCCATTCCATTTTTAGTTGAAGCAGGAGTTGAGGTTGTTAGAATATCTAATGTGAAAAATATATTCGTAAATTAAATAATTAAATTAAATATATGCAATCGAAGGAAAAAAATATTCAAAAATTAGCTGAGGATTTTATTGTAAATAAAAGTGATAAGTCTTTTAAAGACCTGTTTGAGAGATTAAAACCAGGAGTGTCTAATCATTGTTTTTTAATTTTAAAGGACATTGAACTTGCTGAAGACGCTTTTCTTAACACGATGTCCAAGATTTGGACCAAAATAGATCAATATGATTTAGAAAGAGGTAATTTTTCTACGTGGTGTTATAATATAGCTAGAAACGAATCTCTTTTGCTTATGAAGTCAAGAAAGAGATATTTAAGCCATCAGGATAGCGATTTGGAATTTCTTTCCTCCAAAAATACTATTGGAAGCTTGGGTGGTTTTTATGTTATTGAAGAGGATCCTAGATACGCATTTTATTCAGAGGAAAATAAAACAGACGAAGTTTACGAATCTGTTTTGGACGAGATTAGAGCTCTTCCCGAACTTTATAGAGATATAATGATAGATCGAGAAATAAACGGAATGAAATACAAGGATATTGCGGAGAAATACGATATTAAAAAGAGATCTATTGCCACAAGGATAAGAAGAGCTAGATGTAGAATCAGGAAGGAGATGGACAAGAAACAATAAAACTGGTTGGTACTATAAAATAATAAACCCAAGATGTTAAGACTTTTTAAAGTTATAAAGGAACTAAAAGTGTACCGGGATTACTTAAGAATCATTAAGAAGGAATCTCAGGAATCACCTCTTTGGTCTAGAAGAAGACTTAGAGTAGATTTTCTTGGCCGGATTTACACTGTTATCAATCTTCCACCTGAGGTTATATTTTCAAATGATCTTCCTAAGGAAGCTAGGCCCTCATTCGTAATGAATGACGTCAAGCCAATTAACGAATACCTCAAATCCCTTAATCTTGAGGAAGTATTAACTGTCTATGCAGAACCGGTAAAAGATACAAGGGAGGAATCATATCTGGTTGTTTATCAATATGTTTTTAGATATCTAACATGGCTTTGGCTTCTCAGATTTTTATTAGAGTTGTCTGCTATTATTTTCTGCATCGTAAAATTTTTATAATTAATGGACGTTAGACTCTTAAGTGCAAAGTCTGAGATAGAGAGAAAGCTAGAGATTTTTAATGATCGCAAGTTCACCTTTGAGGAGGGACCTCATATTTATAAATATGACGGAAAAAAATTTGACTCTGTAACAACATTCCTAAAAAAATTTAAAGTTCCCTTCGACAGGGAATATTGGTCTAAAAAAAAGGCAGAGGAACGTGGTGTCGATCAAGCTGTTATCTTGGAAGAATGGAACACAAAGTCTGTTAAGTCAATGGATGTTGGAACCTCGGTACATAAGTACATAGAGGATTTCTGGAGCCAAAGAAATCCGGAAATTCCAGAGGATGTTGACGTAAGGGAAAGAGTTGAGAAATTCATAGATTTTTATAACAAAAAACTCCACGTATTCCATCCATTAAAATCGGAGCTTAGAGTTTTTTCTAAGAGATGGAGATTGTCTGGTACTATAGACCAGCCTCTTCTATTTTGGGATGATAAGTTAGATAAGCCATTTTTGGTTATAGGTGACTGGAAAACCAATGGTGAATTCAAAGATGATCTACATCCTAAAGGGAAATATAAAAAGCTTCTAAGACCTTTCTCCCATCTTTGGGAGAATCATCACAACGAATATTCTATCCAAATAAGTCTTTATCGTCTAATTCTCGAAGAAGAGGCTAACATAGAAACCCAAAGTGGATTCCTCTGTCATATCGGTCCAGACGGTCCTCCTAAACTATACCCTGCAAAAGATCTCAGAGAACCACTAAAGGCTTATCTGGAGGATAATAGAGTTGAATTTGATATTTTTGATATCTCATAGAAACAATTTTGAAGAAATAAACTAAAAATATAAAAAGTATAAAACATGTCTAAGGAAAAAACTACAATGGAAGCTCCAGGAGCATCAGAATCAACGGAATTTGCTACACTAGAGGATGTAAACATCCCAGGTCTTGATATTCCTCAATCTTCGATTGATGAGGGCAAGATCAAACTTTTAGAGGACGCTATTAAATCTAAAAAAGAGGAGATTAAAAATAAGCTCTATGCGGTCAGTATGACGGACGAGAGTTTTAAAAAGTTTGGGGATTTCATTGAAAACGAAGCTGAATGGACTGGGACTGAATCTCTAGGAATAAAAGAGGTTCACAAACAAATTCAAAAAATCAAGAAAGAAGGTGGAGTTAAAAACTCTGTTATTTTCTTGGGAGCTTTGCCTCTAGAAGCTAGCCACTACTTTATCTCTAAATCAAAAGGTAAAGGACTTAAACAGGCTGAAGAATTCCTATCGATCTATAAGCCTTTAGATCAGGCTATTAGCGATGCTAAAAAGGATGCAATGGAGATTAAGGATCTTGATAAACAATTGGCTGCAGCTATGCAGGGAATTGAACTAGCATAATCCATACCTATAAAAACACCTAAAAGCTGGATATAAATTGTCCGGCTTTTTTGTTGCTCTAAAATATAGATATATAGTTAAAATACATAAAATCATGAAAATACTAGAAAAAATCAAGGCTAATTCAGGGATTATAACCCTTGCACTTTGTGCTATTTTATTTCTAAGACAATGCGGTATTAGCAGGGATCAATCTAAGATCACTAAATCTATTAAGTCAATCGAGAGTAGATTGGATTCTATTCCAAACTCGGCAGACCTAGACCGAATGATTAAGATAGAGGGACTTAAATCATCTAAAAGAGTTCTGTATGATTGGAATTCTGTCGTGAGAACTGCGGTTAGACCTGATGACAGAATGAATGAATATGATAACGAGATAGATAAACTAGAAAAAAAGAAGTAATTCATTAGAACTGAAATATATGGAAAAGAAAAATAAACTCGTACACTGGTTCATAATATCGACCTTTGTGAGCTTATATTTGATAGTTTCGATTATCTCGACTATCCACGTTATACAATTCTTCCAGCTTTCAAATCCTTCGTGGCTTGCTATATCGCTGGCTTTAGCTTTTGAGGTTGGTGCAGCTGCATCACTTTCTTCTATTATAGTGATGGAAAAGATGAATAAGTTCTTAGTTTGGACCCTCTTCATTCTTCTTACTGCAATGCAGGCTATGGGTAACACTTATTACGCATATACCCACCTTAACGATTTCCAGGGATGGGTTGAACTGTTTGGACTGGTTGACGAGGACTTGCTATATCAGAAAAGAATTCTTTCTATAATCAGTGGTGCTATATTACCCTTAGTTTCTTTGGGTTTTATTAAATCCCTAGTTGACTACGTTAAGCCTTCGAATGAAACTATAAACGATATAGCAGAAAAACAAGATGAAACACCAGACATCCAGAAGATAGATCTCGGAACATCAGAAACTGAGGATGTTAAAATCTCTGATGATAACCAGCAAACCCAAGAAGAGATTTTAGAGGTAAATTCTAATTCATCTGAGTTATCTCAGGAAGAAGACGATTCTACCATTAATGGTGAATCTACAGAAAAAGAGGAGATTAAAGAGGAGACAAACGAAGGTCCTATCGATGATACGATATTGGAAATAGGATATAAAGTTGGTCCTCCTGATAACGAAATCCAGCCAGCTAATAGCAACAGACCAGATTACATAACGGACGATCCTGTATTAAGACACAAGATGAAATTAAAAAGGGATACTCCTTAAAAATAAGATTTAATAAATTGGCAGATCAAGATCCAGCACAGATACCTAACTTCGACGGAGGAACCTCAGTAGGAACGGGTAATGATTTTACAGGAGGAGATTCCACATATCCTTTTGCCCCCATAGGACAGACTGGTGGGGAATTTCTTACCAACTACACAAACGTTGCCAAGACAAAAGCTGACTTTCCGAGGATAAATGCAACATTTAGAGATTTCAACGAGCCAGCCAAGGTAAGATTTATAGATCAAAGCTTAAAAGTAACACAGCAGGCAGATACCCTGGATTTCTTAAATCTCGTAGAATTCTTCCATCCGCTGCAAAGTTTTTCTGAATATGAAAAACAAACCTTTGTTATAGCTCCAACAACTTCTGTGAATTTTGACTCTTCCTCTTTTTCCACCACCAATGGCGAGGTCTCTATGATTATAGCTAGAGCATACTACCTACCAGAGTCCACTCAGAGAAATCTATTCTGGGATTACAAAGGGGCGGAGAGAAATCTTATGGGTCAGTTCATGGTTTTAACTGGAGCTGTTAAAGAGGGATACCCTTGGAATGGATGGGATTTAGATCCTTTCTCTACCTACGGTCACACTGGGCCTGCTAATATAGCAGAGGGAGGTCTCACTTTCACCAATCCAACAGATATGAACGTGAAACTAACAATAATAGTAGCAAGTTAATAATGGCAACACAACCAATCATATGTCCAGTACCGGAAGTTCCTGGATTTGAGTTTTTCAGGGGTAATTTAGTTTTAGATGACGGGACCCAATCATTTCCACCAATCTACATGATGCTTAAAGACATGGTGGAGGACGTAAACGCTTTTTCAAAAAGCAAGGTGACTGTAAAATCGGGTAATTGCTTCCTTTTAAGTCAGACTGACATCGGTGATAACCTAGGTTATGTGTCTTTTATAGCCGTTAAAGCAACGTACCCTTCTAGCACTTTAGAATCTAAGAAGTATATGACCTGGGAGTATGAGGGTATCACCTACAATATGGGAACCTTAATGGTTCTTTCAGGGGCCAGAATTTCTGCTGTAAATTCAACTTACGAGGGATGGCTTTTATCAAAACCTGGCACTTATTCACAGGGAGGAGGAATAGTATTTTGCAATCCTCACACTGATATGGACATAAAACTTGAAATATTAGTGGCCAGATGATAAAAACCCATAGCATTTTAAATATATACTAGAAAGTTTCCGTCCTTACGAGGATATATAATCAGATTAAAAAAAATGAAAACCATGGAATTCATAAACCAAGTTAAAAAACTAAAAGAGCAAACTAAGTCTCCAGCGGTTAGACAGCTTTGCGAAAGCTATCTTAGTGGTAGCAGTAAGGTTTCAAAAGAAACCATTGCAGAGGCATTAAACGAACACGAGTCACAGAACGAACCTTTTTCTAAGACCCAGAACTATAGAGAAGCAATTAAAGCTGAGGAGCTACAAACAGCTAAGAAATTAGCTGATTCACTAATGGAATCTTGGGGAGGACTCGGAGGCTCAAAAGCTTCAACCAACTCAGGATCTTATCAGGCAAAAGACGAAAAGAAAGAAAACGGATCTCTGATGGAGAGTCTATCGAATCTTTCGGTGAATGATGAAAGCCTTAACTCTTTCATGGACGCTCAACAACTTAAAAACTTGGGAGTTATGGAGTCTATCGCAAAGATAAAAGGTTCATCTATCTATGAATATCCAGCGGTTAAAGTTATCTGTGAAAAATATTCTAATTTAATACAAGTAAAAAGAATCCCAGAATTTGCTTTAGCCCACAACTTTATTGCTGAAGCTTCTTCTTTCAATTGGGATAACACTGTTAAATCTCTTGTAGAATCTCTTCACAAGAAGATACAAGAAAATAGCAGAGAGATTGAAGTTTCTAAAGTTTTAGAATCTATTAAATCTAGCGGAAGCCATTCTTTCTATTCAGAATTAAGTGATACATTAAACACTTGGCTAGTTTCAGAAAGCAAATCATCAGGCGTTCTTGCTAAGAGCATCTCTAAATATTCTTTCAATCCGGTTGTTAGAAATCTAATTAACTTTTTAAATGTCAACGAAGCTAGCGACACAAGAAAACTTGAAATCCCTTTTAAATCTCAGGGAGAGTCTAGCGTATCTAGAATCTTCTCTCCTGTTTTAGTTGAAGAAGGTAGAACTGTTATTGCTATCGGTAAAGATCTTTTCGAAGCTACTGGTGAGGAGTTTTCGAGAATGAGCAAAACTGAAGTTAACGGAGTTTCTCAAGATTTCTTAGCGTTAGTATCTGCTGTTAATTCAAAAGGTGTTAAAGTTAACGAGAATGGAATATTCGTTCAACTTGGTAAAAAATCTGTTAGACTTATCGAAGAAGGAAATGATATTTCTGTTTATCTGGATAAATCTAAGCTTACGTTCAGAACACTAGGAGAACTTGCTAAGATGTTAAATCTTGAAGGTGGAGCTTATTTCGGAATGAACGAAAGTCAAGCGATAGGAAATGTTATCACTCTATATAAAGGATACAACGATGTTGTTGAACTCGATTTTGCTAAATCTATAGTTTCTAACATTTATGAAGGTGCTAGTGTTAACCTTATTAAATGGGGAGGAAAGATCTACCTTCAAAGAATAAATGAAGGAATGAGAGAGAATTCAATCTTCAAGGTTAACGGATCTCAAGCTGTTAAAATGGTTAAGGACTTCTTAAGATATGACATATCTGAAGGTCTTACTGATTTCTTAGACGGTGAGAACAAGGTTAAATCTATTATGATCAACGACAGAACAAAAGTTCTTGAGAATATTACTAGAGTAGAATCTGAGATTTCTAAAGTAGAGGGCCTAATGGAAAACAACCCTCTATATGCAGAATCAAAGCAAATGAAAGCTGCTCACTCTATTTTAAACAATGAACTTACAGTTCTAAAAGAAAAATGGAATCAAATAAATCTAGAACTAGAAAGAATCGAAATCAATACATCTGCTTTGGATTCAGATCTTTTAGAAGATGAAAAATTCAATATAGGATCTTACATAAAAGTTAAAGAATCTGGAGAAACTGGAAAAATAATTTCTATGGACGGATCTTCAGGAAGATATACAGTACTTCTTGACAATGGAAGGGCATCAGAATTTCTAGTAAATGAGATTCAAGACATAGAAGAGGCTTTATCCCAAGCAGCTGAAAGAAATGAGGAGTCTTCAGATGAGGATGGTGAAGAGGAAGTAAAAGAAGCTAACAACTTCAACAAGTCTCAACTTTCAGAAGAGGAGCAAAAGAAAATCTTAAAGACTCTTGCTGATAATCACTCATTTTCTAAAGCACCAAAAGGGGTTCATGATAAAATAGAAATGGAAATGGATTCAGTTCATGGCTACAATGTATCGATGAACGAGGGATCTAAAAAAGAAGGGGCATTATCTAAAGCACCAGGAGATAGCAAAATAGGATCGGGAAAGGACGGTAATAAAAATAATTTAGCTAAAGCTCCAGGAAACGATAAAATGCAAAAATCTAAAGTTGAAGGTGAAGATTTGTTAGATAACAAAGCACCAGAGACTAAGAAGAAAACTGAATTCGACAGTCAAGATGCAGAAGGAAAAAAATACGATATTGGATATAATTTAAGAGAAGGTGAAAAAAACACCTTAGCTGACGCTCCAGAAAGTGGAAAACAAGCTCCTGAAACAAAAAGAACAACTGACACAAATTTAGTTGAAGCCCCTGAAAAAGGAACTAACGCTAAAGAAACTAGTGCTACTGCTACAATCGCCAAAAAACAAAACTTGGCTCAAGCACCTGGTAAAGAAGGAGATATTGGTTACGAAGCAAACAAAAAAATCGGATATAATCTTTCTGAGTCTGACGAAGTAAAAAAAAAGTAAGTAAAAACTTTTACTTTGCCCCGCAAGCTGAAAATCAGAATGCACAGGGTAAAAAATTCGTAGATCCTTTAGAGGGAAGACTTAGTAAAGCCCCAACAGGAGATGGTAAAAAAAGTGCAAACTTAGACTCCGAGGAGCCGGAAGAAGACAAAGAATAAAAATAAACTTCTAATAGAGAGAATGCGATAGCATTCTCTTTTTTTTTGAAATATTTCACGTTATTCTGACTAAAATAAAGATCATCCAAACTAATAAACTATTCAATGGCAAAAGATTATGTAAAAAACAGCGACCTAATGGCGGCTGTAATAGAATCCAAAAAACAAGGAAAATTAACACCGGATACTATAGCTATGTTTACCCTTATGATTCAGGGTATCTCAAAGAAAATGGCTTATAAAGATCCGGAGGATAAGGAGGATTGCATGGCTTTTGCAATGGAAGATCTCTGTAAATACTGGGACAGATTTAATCCCGAAAAATCAAACAATCCCTTTGCTTATTTCACCCAGATTGCAAAGAATGGATTTGCTAAAGGCTGGAAGAAATTACATCCACCTAAGAGTCCTAAAACTATACCGTTCAGTTACATCACGGGTGATGATAATTCATATAACGTTTAGAAACTAGATGACAGATATAAAAAAAGTAAAACCTAATGGTGATTATAAGTCCGGGAAATTCGAGCCCTCTAATCCTGATAAGTATATTGGTGATATTCACAATATAATATACAGATCCTCTTGGGAATATAGATTCTGTGTCTATTGTGATAATAACGAATCCATATTGAAGTGGAGCTCTGAACCAATGGCTATCAAGTACTTTAATCCTCTAGATAAGAAAGAACACGATTATAATGTTGATTTCTATATAAAGGTTGTTAAAGAAGACGGAAGTGAGCAAGAATGGATATTGGAAATAAAGCCAGAAAAACAAACCAAGAAGCCATTATACGAGGGAAACATGACACTTTCTAAGCTTAAATCTTATAACAGAAATATGCAGATTTGGATAACAAACCAGGCTAAGTTTAAATCTGCTAAGGAGTGGGCTGAAAAGAGAGGATTTAGATTTGGTGTCGTGGATGAGAATTTTTTATTTAAAAGCAAATAATGAAATACTCAGAATCAGCTTTAAAATATAAAAAGGAGTTCAAAAGTGTCTCGGATCTAGTTTCGGGAACAGATGAGACGTTTAAGAAAAAATACTTCAGAGGAGGAAAATCTGAAAAGGTATTCTCCTCCCCCTTTATACCAGGTCAAATATATTCGTTCTATTATAACACAGATTCTGAATTAAGCGAAAAAAGACCTTTCATAAACAGAAATCCTATAGTTTTATGTACTGACACGTTCCGTAAGAAGGAATACGGAACAGTTCTTAAAGGAATAGATCTGGTAACAGTCCCTCCTCCTTATAAGATTCAGATTCTTTCTAAAATTTACGACAGCTTTTCTAATACTATAGAGAGAAACGAGGAGGCTTCTAAAAACGGAGGAGCTATATCACCCATTCAATTGAAAGATAGTCTTTTAGAGAGAGCATTAAATGGAACCGGATATAAAAAATCGGTTTTTGGATTCAAAGCTTCGTTTATGCAGGAGATAAAAATTCTGGACCTGGAGGATTGGTATAAGATCCCGTATTTGAGGTACTCAGAGATAGAGGGCTTGGATCTCCAGGGGATATATAGCGAGTATGAATCGAAATTAATTTAAAAAAAGGACTAAAATAATTCAAAGAGAAGTTAAATGGCTGGTTTTGTAAATAATAATAACCCCTCAGAATCTCCGGTAATACAGAGAATAAGAGAATCCGTAAAGAGGCTTAGTACCTTTGGGATGAAGTATGATGACATGGTCATCAGAAACTCCCAGGCGGTTGGGGTTACCGAGGCTGCTTTCCTAAACAAAAATAAGTCAAATGTAGAAGATGAAAGCATGCTTTGGACATTGGCCAAACAGGATATAACCACAAAGCAATTTGTCTCTTATTTTGATAAAGATTATAAGGGAAAAAGAGATTATCTTAGAAAATTTTCTCTCAATCCTGAGATAGAGTGGGTGCTTGATACAATCTGTGACGAGTCCGTTTCGTATGACCCAGCAAACTTTTTTGCATACCCTGACTTTCTAGACCTTACTGATATAAACGAAAAGATAAAGGACGAGCTTTACGAGACTTATAAGAAAATATACGATTTCTGGGGATTCAATGATGATATCTCTGCATGGCAGTATTTTAGACAGTTTCTTGTTGATGGGTTTTTATGCTTTGAGATAATCTATGATAATTCGGGAAAAGAAATAGTCGGATTTAAGGAGCTTGATCCTATAACAATAGTTCCTAGTGTTGAAAAACAAATAGATGGATCTTTCTTAAATACTTGGACTCAATTTCCACAAGATCCCAGAAAGAGAAGGATACTCTATGATCCTCAGGTGATCTATATTTCTTACGCTAAAGGTAATTCAATCTCGAGAATAAGCTACATTGAGAGACTTATTAGACCTTACAATATTCTTAGAATTATAGAATATACCAGGGTTATATGGTCTGTTATGAATGCTTCTTTTAGACTTAAGATGACAGTTCCTATAGGAACTAAATCACAACAGAAAGGGCTTCAAACTCTGGGCGAGCTTATGAGTATCTACAAGGAGGATGTTCAGTTAAATGATGATACCGGAGAACTTCTTATTGACGGAAGACCTAAAATACAGTTCTATAAGAATTATCTGATGCCTTCTGGCGTTAACGGAACTCCTACTATCGAGCCTTTAAATACCGAAGGACCTAACCTTAATGACAATCAGCCACTAAGTTATTTCTTTGATAAGTTTGTACTTGAATCTAAAATACCTGCATCTAGATTTCATCAGCCAGACGGAGGAAACACTTCTGCTTATGCTAATGCTGCTGAGGGTTTAGATAAGGAAGAGATTAGGTTTTCTAAATTTATTTCCAGACTTAGATCTATATTCCAGGAAATCATGACCAAACCTCTTTGGGTTCAGATGGTTAAAAAACATCCCGAATTAGAAAAAGACTTTATGTTCAAGAGTCAGTTAGGTCTTGATTATTTTTCTGACAATCCCTTTAAAATAAATCAGGAGATTGACATAATAAATAAAAAGAAAGAGGCTGTTTCTTCGATGGCGGGATTAATGGGAGACGGAGAAAAAACATATTTCTCTGTTCCTTTCTTAATTGAAACATTCCTTGGATTATCTAAACAGGATATCAAGGCGAATAAAGAGGCTATAGAGAGAAGAGAAAAAAAGAAAGAAAAAGAGAGTAAAGAAGGCGAGGGAGGAGAAGAAGGTGGCGAAGAAGGAGAAGGAGGAGAAGCAGTAACATTATAAAAAAATTGAGATGGCAGGATTTTTAGACGCATTTAAACCAAATCAGTCCGCACTAGGAAACATAATTCGAAACCTTGGAAAAATATCCAAGTTTGGAATGGAGTATGATGATATGGTTGTGAGGAACTCTCAAGCTATTGGTAAAACAGAGTCAGCTTTCTTTAATCAGCAAGGAACCGGATTCACGGAAAATGACGCTTTTTACTGGACCCTATCATATCAAGACACTAGAGTTAGAAAATACATAGCTTACTTTGATAAAGATTATATCGAAAAAAGAAATTTTCTTAGAAAATTTTCTCTTAACGGTGAGATAGAGTTTATCATAGATACTATTACCGACGAATCTATTTCTTATGATGATAGAAATTTTTTCGCCAGACCTTCTTTTATAAATCTTCAGGATCTCAAAGAAAGAACTAAAGATAAAATAGAGGAGAATTTCAATAGACTCTATAATGTGTTTGGCTTCCAGAATTCTATATCAGCATGGCAGCTATTCAAGCAATTCTTAGTTGATGGATTTTTAGCATTTGAAATAATCTATGACAATAAAGGCAAGGAAATAATCGGTTTTAAAGAACTGGATGCAACCTCACTTCAGCCTGCTGTTGAGAAAGTTGGTGAAAATGAATATAAACAGTTTTGGATTCAATATCCAAAAAATCCTCAAATGACTAGAAAGCTTACCAATGAGCAAGTCATTTATATCTCATATGCTAAGGGTAATTCTGTATCAAGAGTAAGCTATCTGGAGAGATTGGTTAGATCTTATAACATTTTAAGAATAATGGAAAACTCAAGAGTTATCTGGAATGTTATGAATGCCTCCTATAGGTTAAAGTTTATAATCCCGACGGGAACCCAATCCCCACAGAAAGCAATGCAGACTTTGGGCCAGCTTATGTCTCATTATAAAGAGGAAATATCTCTTAATGACACATCGGGGGAATTAACGGTAAACGGTAAGCCTAAGGTTCAATTTTATAAGAATTATTTATTTCCTGAACAAAATGGACAATCCCCTCAGGTTGAGTCTTTAAATCCAAGTGGTCCGGATTTTAACGTAATGGAGAACGTTTTATACTTCTTCAATAAACTTAAAATGGACTCTAAAATACCTTATGCTCGATTTGCATCAAGAGGAGCTACTCCTATAAATTATCAGATAAGTATAGATGCTCTGGAAAGAGATGAAATTAGATTTGAGAAATTTTTAAGAAGGCTTAGATCTGTTTTCCAGGAGATATTGGTTAAACCTCTATACATTCAGATGTGTTTAGATTACCCTGAACTTGCTAAAGATAGAAGCTTTAAAGTTAATCTTGGTCTTCAATTCTACAAGGATAGTCAATTCGAAGAAATCGTTGAACTTTCAAATTACAAAAAAAGAACTGAGTTTATAGCAGGACTTTTAGAATTAAAAATGAAAGTTGGCGAAGAGGAAAAAACATACTTCGATAATGATTTCTTGATTCAAAGGTTCTTAGGATTAACCCCTGATCAGTTTAAGCTGAATGAGGAGTATAAAAAAAGAGAAGAGAAAGAAGCAGAAAAAGCATCTAAGGAAGAAGGTGGAGGAGAAGGTGAAGAGGGAGGCGAAGGTGAAGGAGGCGCAGAGGCAGTAACTTTATAACTCTAAATTAAAAAAGTTTGGATCCCTTTATTTTTTACAAAGAATTTAAAAAAACAAGATCACGTAAAATAGAATCTCTATCTGATCTTAATATACTCGTAGTAGGAGACGTTATGCTAGATCATTATATCTACGGATCAGCAACAAGAATTTCTCCAGAAGCACCAGTTCCCGTAGTTTTAAAAAAAGAAGAAAAGTTTTTTCTGGGTGGAGCGGGTAATGTTTTTTCCAATATAATATCACTGGGAGGCAAATCTGAGATCCTAACTGTTCTTGGGAATGATGAAGGGTCTCAAAAGATCTTATCTATACTAAAAGACCTAACTTGTAAAAACCAGTCTCTTATTTTCTATTCTGACGACAGGAAAACAACAGTAAAGTCAAGAGTAATGTCAGGAGGACACCAGATGTTAAGAATAGATGATGAAACGACTAACCCCATAGATGTCCAATTGGAGGATTTGATATTAACTGAATTCTCTTTATGTTGCGGAAATTACTCGGGAGTGATACTTCAGGATTATAATAAGGGTGTTCTAACCCCTAGAGTTATAGAAGGAATAATAGAAAAATGTAAGGAGAAAAAAATTCCAGTTATAGTAGATCCTAAAAAGAATAACATACAATCTTACAGAGGATCCACCATTTTTAAACCTAATTTTTCGGAGTTTTGCAATATAGTTGGAAAAGAAATAGACCCTAACGATCAAAGCTCTATTTCTAAATATTCCTCACTTCTAAGAAAAGAAATGGATGTAGAAAATCTGGTTATAACAATGTCAGATCTTGGTATTTATTTTTCCAGCTCATTTTGCGATTCTTTTAGTCCAGCATACGAAGTTAAGGTATCAGATGTGTCCGGAGCAGGAGACACTGTTTTGGCTATGCTGTCCCTTTGTTATCTAGCAGGGACAGATCCTAAAAATATGCTATCCCTATGTAATCTTGCGGGGTCCATAGCATGTAGTAAAGTCGGTGCAGTATCTGTCAAGTTATCAGAAATAGAAAATCACCCCGAGATGAAAAAGAAGATAAGTGAAGAAAGAATTTTTATTTTTGATAATAATTAATTTTTTTTCATCCGAGATTATTTCTTACATTTGCTTTAAATAAAAAAACAAATGATTCAGGAAATAAGAGTATTAAGAAAAATCGAATCCCTTACAGGCGAAGGATCTCAAAAATCAAAGCAGAATTTAATTAATGAGTCTTTAACCCCAGAGATGGAGTATATCTTAGATGTCTGTTTTAATCCCTTTGTCACAACTAAACTCCATAAAATATCCTTTCGGGAAACCCCAAAGGAAGGTAATCCTAATCTCTTCAATGATTTTAAAACATTGATAGAGGATCTTAAAAAAGCTCCAGCAGCAAACGATCTTTTAAGAGAAAGAGCTCAGACAATTATATCCTATCGTTTATCTGAGGATGATCAAGAGGATACAGATCTTAGAAAAAATCTAATGAAGGTTTTGACCAAAAGAATGAATATAGGCATCGGTGCTAAACTTATAAACAAAGCAGTTGGAAAAGAGCTTATCCCTGATCCATCACTTATGTTGGCAACTGATGATCACCAAACAATAGAGGCTTGGAATAAGATTTACTGTGAAGAAAAATATGACGGGGTCAGAGTAATTGCCCTTTATAAAAACGGAGAGTTTTCATATTTTACTAGAGCCTTTAATGAGCTTGATTCTTCATGTTTTCCTAAGATTACTTTTGATCTAAAAACATGTATGATAAACTCAGGACTAAAGGGTGACTGGTTTTTTGATGGTGAATTAACAGATCTTAATAGAAAATCTGTTAGTGGAAAGGTTACTCAAATACTTAAAGGAACTGTTGATGAGAAAATAGAGACTGGCATGCTATTTAATGTATTCGACTTTGAAGAAGCAGTAACTTTAGAAAAAGGAAGTGGAGTAATAGAATATAGAACACGCAGAAGCACATTAGAAAATGTACTTAAACATCTTGATGAAAATTCCCCTGTTAAATTGGCTCAGATGTGGGAATTGGAAGATTCCACTGCAGTTAGTCTTGTTTACAAGGAAATAGTAAAAATAGGAGGCGAGGGCGTTATATGTAAAAATGACTCAGTTTATGAATGCAAAAGATCTAAGTCTTGGGTTAAATTCAAAGAAGTTAACGAGTGCGATCTTGAAGTAACTGGTTGGTATCCAGGAGAGGGCAAAAGAGAAGGAATGATAGGAGGATTTATGATGACAGACTCTTCTAAAACTATGACGGTTAGGGTTGGTGCAGGATTCAGCGATTTGGATCTACAGACCCTTAGCAAAGATCCAGATTCTCATATAGGTAAAATTGCTGCTGTTCAATACAACGTGACTATCACGGATAAGCACGGGAATAGATCTTTATTTTTACCTCGCTTTGTAGATATAAGAAATGATAAAACTCAAGCAGACGATCTTTCCTCTCTTTTTTAGAAACAACCAATAAAATAATCTCTAGAAATTAATATGATACAAGAACTTTTAACCGAAAAACTCAGACCTAAAGAGCTGAGACATATGATACTCCCGTCGAGGATATCTAATCTTTTTAGTCAAGGATTAGGACACAATGTTCTTCTAAGCGGACCTCCAGGATGCGGAAAAACAACCCTTGCTAAAATCCTTGCTGCACCCTTCCCTAGTATATTTATAAACGTTTCTGACGAAAGCTCTGTTGAAACAATCAGGGTTAAGATTAACGATTTCTGTTCCACCATATCTGTTTTGGATAATAAATCGTCTAAGAAAATAGTTATTTTAGACGAGTTTGACGGGGCTTCGGATCAATTCTATAAAGCACTAAGAGGTACGATAGAAAAGTTCGCAGGCAACACTAGATTCATTGCTACGTGCAATTATATCAACAAGGTTCCTGATGCAATCCAGAGCAGATTTGAGTTAGTTGATTTTAATCCAGTTAGCTCGGAAGAGGAAGATTTACTAAAGGACGAATGGAACAGGAGGATAAAACTAATATTAGGAAAACTCAGTATTCAAATAGATGATGATTCCCTTAATGAATTCCAGAAATCCTACTACCCAGATTTTAGATCAGCTTTAAATAAAGTTCAAAGCTGGATGCTTGAAGGGGTTAAGGAAGTCGATAGCAACAAGATTAAAGAATTAGGCTGGTCGTACGAGAACTTATATAATTTGATTATCACATCTAAAGACCCTGTTAAAAACTACGAAGAGATCGTCGGTGAATATCAAGGTAAGGTTGATGAGGTTATGTCAGCTTTAGGTGATGAGTTTATAAAATGGATCATTAAAAACAAGCCAGCACTTAAAAAGATAATTCCTGGAGTTATTGTTTTAGTGGCAGATCACCAATCACAGAGAACACAAGTAATAGATCCTATGGTCTCCCTACTTTCTCTAATATTTCAGATACAAAAACTTGTTGACTAAGAATGAGCAAATATAAAAGAATAATAGTAGCAGGAAAGGGTGGATCAGGAAAAGATTATTTAGTTAAATTACTAAAGGATCGGGGATTTATTTATTCGGTTTCCCACACTTCCCGGCCGCCCAGAGAGGGCGAGATCGATGGATCTGATTATTATTTCGTTTCTTATGAAGAAGCAAATGAGATGTCTCTAAACGGTAAGTTTTATGAGTGTGTTATTTTTAACGATTGGTTTTATGGGACTTCTTTAGACGAGTTCTACAGAGCTAATCTTTTTATTATGACACCTTCGGGAATAGGGAAATTAAAACCCGAAGACAGGGAGCAGTCGCTTGTTGTTTATATAGATATAGATAGGGAAACAAGAAGATCTAGATTGAGCAATAGAAGAGACGCAGATAATGCTGAAAGAAGAATAAAAGCAGATGATATAGATTTTTCAGATTTCTGTGATTATGATATAAGAATAGAAGATCCTAACTTCAGTATAGATGAGGTTTTGGAAAAAATAAAAAACATCTCACCCAAGATTATCTATAATGAAATATAAAATTACCATAAAAGATAAAAAATTTATGATAAACGTGTGCATAGATGGAAACTATATTTTCCATAAAACTTTTGGAATATTTGCAGGCTACGGAACGGTTGATCCCGGGAAAGTCTTAAAAGACAAAGGAGATCAAGCAATGTTCATAAGAAAGATCTCAACGGATCTATGTTCTGCTTTAAAGATGCTTCCTTCCGGTGGAAGATTGGTTTTCACCTCCGATAGCAGAAGTTGGAGAAAGGATGTGGAGATCGAAAATGGAGGATATAAATCAGGAAGAGTCAAGGATGAAAATGTGGATTGGTCTATATTCTTTGAACTCTTACAATCATTTGGAAAACATCTTGAAAAAATGGGATTTATTTTTTCTAAAGTTGATGGTGCTGAAGGCGACGATCTTTTGCTTTTTTGGTCTAGAAAATTCAATCAAAGCGGAGAGAGTTGCATAATCATCTCTGGCGACAGAGATCTTCATCAATTAGCGAGAATAGACAACGGAGTATGGACCGCAGTTTGGAGCAGCAATTCAAAGAAGAACGTTTTAACTGTTCCTGAGAATTGGTCAGCTGATTGGTTAAATGAAAATAAGGATATTAGCGTGTTTAATATGGGATTTACCATATCCCCGGAAAAAGAAAAGTTAAAAGAGTTTATAAAAAAAGTAGAGGTCAATAATATAAACAGCAAACCTTTTTTGTTTAACAAGATACTTGTAGGAGATAAGGGAGATTCAGTTCCAAGCGTTTGGGAATATGAAAGTGGCGGAAAGATCGTTAGATTCACCGACAAGAAGGCAGAAACTGTATATGAGTATTTTATGGAATCCCGATGGAAGGATGTGAATACTGAAGACCTTTTAAAGGATGAAGAGTTCCTATCTTGGATAAGTGCGCTAATCATGAAGACCTCTAAAGATGTGGATAGCACAGAAAACAGAATAAAAGCTAAAGATAATTTTCTTAGAAATTTTAAATTAATGTGGCTTGATCCTGAGGTGATCCCAAGTTTTGTTTCTGATAATTGTTATTTAGAAACCGAAAGAGGAATTAAATTGGAAAAAAAAGCTATAACACTGGATAGAATAAAAATATTGGATGGTACTGAGTGGGTAGCAACAGGATATCAACCTAAAGAATTTGATCCTTTTAAAAATCTTTTAGACTAGAATGCAACTTTTCGATATAGTAAAATCAATATTTTCAAAAAAACCAAAAGATTGGGATGCTGTTGGTGCAATAGATAAATCTAGGAATTTCTTTATGATTAACAGAATCATGAGTATACAATTCCCAATACAAGCTAATCAATTTAACAGATTAAAGGTTATTCCTGCCCCTGTAGTTGACTGGTGGCACGATACCCTTTCAATAAAGTTTACCAAATCGCCCACGTGGATTTACACTAAGACCAAGAAAAAAGAATCAGAAAAATCAGAATGTATTAAAATTTCTGAGGGTGTAGAGGATTTTATTAGAGATAGATATAGGGTATCCAAGAGAGATCTAGAAGACCTTAAAAAATTCTATCCTTCAAAATATGCCTCTTGGGTCAAGGATGTATCGGAACAATTAGGACTTCAAAAGTAGGAATATATAGAACAATGGAAAAGAAAAATCACAAACTAATAGATAAGGTTATTTCCGGCCTTGACTGGGACTCCATATTAGAAGTAAATAAATGCTTTAAAATAGGAGTTGGAGAAGGGACTAATGCAATCCCGGGGTTAAAAAGGAAGATCTTTAGCGATGATCTAACCAAATCAGATCTAAAGGCTGAGCTTAAAGCTCTTTTAAAGCATGTTTTAGACAATAATTTACCTGAACTATACTATGGTCCTTGGATGATCTATTGGATGGATGCAGAGTGGGTCTTTGAGGCTCAAGATCAGGATGGCGAAGATGATGACGATCAGGACGGTATGGAAATAAACATCACTTTAGAGATAGATTCTAACCTTGAGGTTATCTACTCACCTCAAAGAATATTAGTGTTAGATCCCGTTGAAAAGGAGGGAATTAGAGCTGAAAAAACTGGATCTGAAGTGGATCAGCTTGAGGCTATGTTAAAAAAAGCCTTAGAATCTGAAAAATATGAGCTGGCTTCTAAAATAAAAGATCTCATAGGACTACAAAAAGGGGACTCCTCTGAAGATAAATAGTCTAATGAAATACATTAAAACCCTAAACGAGTACTTTGACACCGGTGTTTTCGGTGATACCTACGGATACGGCGGAGCTAGTGGTGTTCTTAAAATAAACTATAAGCCATTCTCCGATCTATCAGTTTCTGTAGGCCAAGACCCAGACGTGGATACAACTGTCAAAGGGTCTGAATACCAGTTAGGTGACGTTGTTATAGCGGAAGCCCTAAATTCTAAAAAGAAAGTTATAGGCGTAATTGTTAGAGCTTTCAGAAATCCAGATAACAAGCAATACAGATACTTCATACAAGTTTACAATAAAGGAAAGCAAACCGAAAGAGTCATAGAGGTTAAATCTGATTCCATAAAATTCACCGACGGAGGAGATCATGGAAACATGGAAACCAAATCTCAAGTTAAATTCAACGAGGTACCTCAGAAAGGATTCAATTCACCTACGGTTTACAACTCCAGCGATTTAGGTCTAGAAACGGTAGGCGGATAATCATCCGGAACCAATCCCCTTTTCGATAGTAGAATATTGAAAGGATAAGTATAGATGCTATTTGGCCAAAATCCACCCGAGATAACATATTTAGGAAAACCAAAAGAATTTGGTGATGAGAAGGTTGTTTTAAACTCCTATCTTGATCTTATTTCCGCCATTAGAAAATTTTTAGAGTTCAATCTATCTCTTGATATAAAGATAGTTTGTCTTGATGTTTCTGATTTTTCTTTTTCTCCCGATTTCTTCAACACGCCTATAGAAGAGGAGTCCCCGTTAGTATCAAATGAAATAGATGCAATAAACACGTTAATATCTAAGAATAATATAAGGATATGTGTTTTTATAGGTAAGGATTATTTTTTGGGCAGTCAGTTGGAAGTTGTTGTAGATTCGACAGTAAGCTTACTAAACAGATTATCGGGTATACTTGATGTTATAGGTGTAAACTACCCATCCATAATGATCAGAATAGGTTCTGCCTACGGAAACAGAAAGTTAACTATGGATGAATTTTGCAATAGACTTTCTTTATTGGATGATAATACTGTTTCAAAGCTGTGTGTCATGAATGACGATAAGCCAAGCCTATTCTCAATAACAGATCTTTTATCTGGTGTTTATTATAAATCAGGAATACCTATATGTTTTAGAATACTTCCGCATCAATTTAATGATGGTGGATTAACCATAAGGGAAGCGCTCTTTTTATCGGGCTCAACCTGGGATAAAGGATGCAAACCTATCTTTTTCCATTCGGAGTCTTCCGATCTTGATTCGGACGGTATACCGAACACACCTCACACAACGGAATACCTAACTAGAAGAATCCCAACATTTGGTTTAGATCTAGACGTTGTCATAGAATCCACAGCAAAGGAGGATTCTTGTCTAAAATACAGAATGGATTATAAATCCCTACCTCCGATAGTTATAAATAAAATAAACCGAAAATAATTTTTTTATTTCGGGAATACTGTTTACTTTTGTAAAAAATAGAAAAATGTTTTTAAAAGAAAATATCGATAAGTTTTTATACTTTGACGTTGAAACCGCAGCTTCATATAGGAATCTAGACGAGCTCAAAAATAATAACGAGAGGCTGTATAATCTGTGGAAGAAAAGAGAGCTTTATTATATTGGGGCATACGAGGAAATGAAAAATGCAACACCAGAGGAGATCTACGAAGCTAAAGCTGGATTAGAACCCGAATTCTCTAGGGTTGTTTGTGTTTCTTTTGGTTCTTTTACAGATTCGGGAGAAAGAAAGTTTATATCTTTCTACGGGGAGGATGAGGCTGATATACTTAATAAATCGGCTAAAGTCTTAAACAACGCAGCAGCTAAAAACTGGAAATTATGCGGACATAACATAAAAGGATTTGATGTTCCCTGTCTTGGTAAGAGAATGATCTATAATAAAATAAATCCCCCTTCCAATATTAGAATATGGGATAAAAAACCATGGGAGGTTCCTTTTATGGACACTTCTGAGATATTTGCATTTGGAAGCTGGGTACAACAGAAATACTTAAGTTTAGATCTTTTAGCTTGTTCAATGGGGATAGAATCTCCAAAAGGAACCATGGATGGATCCAAAGTAAATGATTCATATTGGAATAAGAAAGACTATGAATCTATTAAGATCTATTGCGAGCTTGATGTTGACACTGTTATGAGTGTAATGGAATCTCTCTGCTTATAATAAATTATATTCATAACGGTTAAACCCTAAAGGGCTTTTTTTGATATATACAAGAAAAGCCTTTTTTAGTGGATAAAGTTTTAGATTATTCTAGTTACCTGAACATCTCGGAAAGAGAGGAATCCCCATTTTATAATGATTCTTTATGTCCCAAATTATGGGTAAAGAATAATCAAGAAGACGGAAACCCCGCTTGGACTTTAGACGGGAGAGCATCTAGAAAAATAGAAAAGATTGCAAAAGAATTCTTTTCGCATTTTTCGAGCTTGCTAAAGCAAAAAGACATCTCAGATATTCAAATAACAGGGGATCTTGCTAATTTCAGTCATACCCCCAATTCTAATCTGGATGTACACGTTCTCGTGGATCTAGATGGTATGGACGATCTGGATGCTCAGGATCTTAAAAACGAGATAGCTTTTTTAAAATCAAACTGGGATCTAAAAAATTCCAAAAAGATAAGAGGAAGAGACGTTGATTTCTACATTCAAAATGCGAAAGATCCTCATGATTCATCAGGTCTTTATTCTGTTCTAAACGGTGAGTGGATTAAAGCTCCTTCTCTAGAATCTCCTTCTTTTGATGAAAGAGACGTGGCTAAAAAGTATGATGCTATTGCTCACGAGATAGACTCTCTAGAAACCCAAATAGAAGTAACCAACTCACCGGATAGAGTTAAATTCCTTAGAGATAGAGCCACTGAACTTAAAATAAAAATCCAACAAATGAGAAAGGATGCAATAACAAAGAGTGGGCAACCCTCAGTTGGCTCAAGTATATTCAAGATGCTTAGAAAAGAAGGATATATAGAAAAATTGATAGATGTTCTATCTAATTCCTACGATAAAATTTATAAAGAAGACTAAACATGCTAGTAATTTATCCTGCCAATGGCGATTATAAGAAGGGTGGAGATTTCCCCATTGTTGCGGTACCTACCGACATGGAGGGGGCAAATCAGATGGAACTTAATGATTTCCAGTGGTGGTCATATTCTGAAGATTTCCAGAAATGGCTCAAAGAAAACCCGAGAGAATGGACAGCAGAATCTCTAGTTCAAGAGCCTGATGCCGAGGGATGGTTACAGATGCTAAAAGAGAGTCATAACCAAAGATTATTAAGTAGCATTTCGGAGGATAAAAAAGTTTCAAGTTTTGGAGAATTCACTGCCATTAACGAAGAGAATGAAAAGGTTGCTTCAAAGGAAGAAGGAAAGGACGGTGTTAAATTGCACTATGCTTATAACAAGCTACTTACCTCAAATAAGCTAGAGTCAGAATTTAAAGTTAGTGCTGTTAATGAGGAGAAGGGAGTTTTTCTTTGTTTGGAAGATCCTCAAAGTGGACAAAACATAGAAGAGACCCTTTATGCCTTAAAGATGAGTCCGATCTCAGTTGGCTCTACATCTAAAGTAAAGATATTCAATGTGGAAGAAACTCTTCCGGGTGGAAAACTTGCAGAGGATGCAAATCCGGATAGCCTAGGAGAATGGGTTATTGATAACGGTAAAAAAGTGGTTCAGTATGGTATAGCAGGGGCTGCTTTATATGGTGGTCTAAAAGTAGCTGGTGTAGTTGGGGGAGCAATAGGACTTAGAGCTGTAGGTAGAAGCCTTACAGGTGGAGCTAGCAAAAAAGCTTTAGGTGAGATACTTAAAAGACTTGGAGGTGAAGCAGCAGCAGAAACGGGAGCAGTCACCCAAACTTCAAGAGGAGTATTTTCAAGAATAGCATCAGGAACCACCAGTGGTTTTAAAACGTTTTTTGGAACACCCGTTTCCGCAGTTGTTGCAACAGGGGCTGGTCTAAAATCAGCAGTTCAGGCGGCAAAAGCAGGAACTGGGGTTCTTGCAGGATTTAGCTCTGGAATGAAAACTTCTTTACAGGCAGCATCGCAAGCCGGTAAATTCAATCCTTGGGTACTTCTAGTTCAAGCAGTTATGGCAGGGCAAAAACTTTGGAACTGGTTTAGTAGCAATCAAGCTCCTAGATATGCACAGGTTGAGGATTTTGCATTTGGTAACTTTAAACCTTCTGAGATCAAAATAGGCGTTCCTATCACTATTTGTTGGACGCAAGAAGCAGGAGGGGTATGGGGAGCTTTAAGTTGGATTGGTTTGGGTAACGATACAAGAACAACAATGGAGATCGTGAAGATCGCAGATGTCGGAGGGAATTCAATTTTCATCTTACTACAGGTTAACTCTAAGAACATGAGCAAACAGCTTCAAGAGCACGATTTAACCCTAGTATCTTTTGCTGACACAGAAAACTTCGAAAGAGGATATCTTGATAATGATGACTTAGAATTGAAGATCAAGACAATAGACGGTCTTTCAAATTTAACTTCTGTTTATAATTTCATGGGCGCTTGCGCATGGAATGAGATAGTTACTACATGGCAGGGATCTTCGAGCCAGTACATAGAATCCGATGATGCTGCTCCCGATAAATACTCTTTTTATTTTAGTGACTCTGAAGATAATATAATTAACGTGCTAGGGACTAAGGTTACTAGCGAGGATTTGTCCAAGTTTAACGATAAAGACATGGCTGATCTTTTTCAAATAGATAAGGTTAAAGGTGATATAGGTCCTAAAGACGTGGATAAGAGAGAGTCAGAGGTAGAGGTTGAAAAAGCCACAGAATCTTTATGGAACTCTCCTGAGAATAAAAAGCTTCTCGAGGGCCAAGTTATAACATCCTTTTCAGACTTTAATAAGATTACAAGCGGAGGTATATTTGAGGTTGAAGCTGTTAAAGACCCAGGAGAGGGTGAGGAAGCAGCAGATACTAAGAAGGATCAAAAATACATAGGATTAACCCCTGAAGAAAAAACAGATCCTGCTAAAGTTGCTGTTTATCTTGTAACTGCTAAAGAGTATGCAAACCCTGAGCTTAGAGGAAAATACTCAACTGGGAAGTTCACCAACTTCATGATTTCTAAAAAAGATTACGATGCAAAAGACGGGGAACAAATCGATGTTGAACCAAACACAACTGAGCCTATAGACGACGCTAAAGCAGGAGTTTATAAGTTCAAAAAGGAAGAAGAAGCCCCAGTAAAAACCCAACCGATTGTTAAAGACGAGGAGGGTGAGAAGGATCAGGAAGAAGGCACAGAAGGACCTAAGAAAGACGACTATTACATCACGGTGGATCCTAATGATGTTGAGATTAAGAATAAAAAATCTTCATCTGTAATAAGGGATAAATCAGTAGAGGGAGGCGTTAATATCTTTGATGAATTCCTTACCGATAATGACAAAGAAATCCTTAAAATTGAAAACTGGAAGACAGTAACTTTTGTTAAAGAATTCTACGATAACAGAGGTGACATTATAGAAGTTAAGATAATGAACAGATATGCTCCATGGGGAGATAGAAAGAGAAGATACAAAGCCACAGACGGAGAGCAGTTTGAATTGGCTAAAAAATTCGCTTCTGAAGTGAAAGATAGGATAAAATACGAGTAAAATCCAAAAAAATGAAAAAATCTTTCGATATATAAGAAATAGATAAAAGTCGTAAAAAAAAATGACAAGAACTCAGACAAATACACTAAACGAACAAATGGTCTTCATCCTGGAAAAACAGGATTATGTCCTTGAGTCTAAAAAGGGCGAGGGCAATGACTATGTTCTGGAGGGTATAGCAGCGGTATTCGGTCAGGAGAACAACAATCATAGAATCTATGAGGAAAACGAATATCTCCCGCACCTAGATTACCTTAAGGAGAAGATAGCTCAAAAGAGACTTCTAGGAGAGCTAGATCACCCAGAAAAATTCGATGTTTCTCTTAAGAACATCTCTCACATTATCACATCTCTTGATTACGACAAGTCTTCAAGAACCCTTAAGATTAAGGTTAAGCTTTTAGATACTCCAGCAGGAGATATAGCTAGAAAGCTAGTTGATGCGGGAGTTCCTCTTTCGATATCATCTAGAGCAGCAGGATCTGTTGGAAACGATAAGAAGGTTCAGATCAAGAAGATCTTTACTTATGATCTAGTAGCAGATCCGGGATTTCAGGATGCTCAGCTTAAAAGAGTTTACGAAAGCGCAGGCTACTCTGAAGAGCAATTCGACACCTATAAAAAACAAAGCATAGTAAATAGTCTTGAGTGTTTAAACGAATCTTTAGGTATAAAAAATGAATCTACCTTGAAGATATATAAAGTTGAAAACACAGAGGAGTTTAACAGCATTATAAAACAAACAGATAAAAATAAGAAAATCCTTATGGAGAATAACGAATTTGTTACTGCAGAAGAACTAAATCAATATTCAGTTTTCCTGAAGAAGGAAATGGATTCGATGAGATCTACGATAGCAGACATAAAACAACAAAAAACCGCTCTTACAGAGTCTAACGAAGGTGAAGGTTCTACGGAAGAGTTTGAAGCTAGAATCGCTAAGCTTGAGAAGTATTCAGGATATCTAGCAGAGAATCTAGAAAACGCTATCAAATACGGAGATTATCTAGCAGAAAATCTTGACAAGAGCATCAACTACAGTAAATACTTAGCTGAGAATCTTGATAAGAATATTTCTTATTCTAAATATATTGCTGAGAACGTAGACAAGTCTATTTCTTACACTGAATATGTTGCTGAAAGCGTGGATCAGAATATCGAGTATTCTAAATACATCGCAGAAAAACTTGATCAAAATATTCAATATTCAGAGTACCTAGCAGAAAACGTTGATAAAGGAATTCAATATTCAGAGTACCTAGCAGAAAACGTTGATAAAAACATTGCTTATTCTGAGTACATCGGAGAAAATCTTGAAAAAGGAATAGCTTATACTGAATACGTTGCTGAAAAACTTAACAATGGAATTGATTACACAGAATACGTTGCTGAGAATCTGAACAAATCTATCGAATATACCGATTACCTAGCAGAAAATCTAAATAAAGGAATTGATTACACAGAATACGTTGCTGAGAAACTTAACAAAGGTATCGCTTATTCAGAGTATATCGCAGAATCTCTTGCTAGTGGAAAATTAGCTAAACAAGAGACTTCTTCATTAAGAGAAAGTGCAGAATTTAGCGCTATTTCAGATCTTAACGAATCAGGATTTGCAGGAAACTATGCAGATCTTACATCAAAAATCGACTCACTAATAGAATCAGTTAAAACCCAAAAAACTGAGAGTAATATAAACGAGGCAGCTAAGAGATTAGCTCCAGCCGAAACACAAAAGGCAGAAGTTCTTAACGAATCAGAGAACACTAACAAATCAGGACTTAAATTCATTGATGAAATGCCTGAAGAATACGCTCCGGTTTGGGAGTCTCTAAACGAAGCACACAAGCAATCAATCATTGCTCAGTCTAACTTCTACAGATTAGAAACCCCTTATCAGATCAAAAACTTCTGGTCAACACGCCAACTTGGAGCTAAACCGGTTGGAGTTCAAAAATTAGAAGAGAACGAAAACATCTCAGAAAGCGCTAAAGCTCAAGCTTACTCTAACGAGTATATGCAGCACATCGCTTCTGCACTGGAAAAGAAATTCCAAAAATAACTAAAAACTAAAAAAAATAACGAAAAATCATGAAATTGATTAACGAACAAGAAATCTATAGTACCTGGGCGCCTCTAATTGAGAGCAAAGCTGGTATTACAGATGAAAGCAAAAAAGGATGGTTGACTAAATATTGTCACTACCATTCATTAAACGAATCTGCTGGTGCTTATAACACTCTAGGTGTTGTAAACGGTATGGGTGCTGTTCAAGCTCCTCTATTCCCTGGTGCTAGCTATCCTGGTGTTGCAACTATCGGAACTGGCGCAAACGCTAACTTCTATAACGCTGCTTACCAAGGATCAGGCGATAAATTCCCTTCACTTCTTCCTTTAGCTATTCAAGTAGCTGCGAAGACTGTTGGTTTTGATATCGTTCCTGTTATCCCTATGTCAGGTCCTACTGGTATCCTTTCTTACCTTGACTATGTTTACGCTGGTGGTAAAATTGCTGGTGCTACTTCAGGTACTTCAGGTGCTGACTTAGCTGATGCTCCTTCAATGATTAAGTTTGGTGCTTACGGAGCAACCGGTACTACTGGTCTTACAGCTGGTGTACTTGCAGTTGGAACAACTTACTACATTGGGACTGCTTCTGCTACTGTAAAGATCACAAGTAAATTTGTTGGACTTTCAAGAATCGATGGTAATCCAATCTTCCAAATCACTGATATTGCTAACGGGTATAACGTTGCTGATATCGTAGTTGCTGGTGCTTTTGTTTCTACAGCCACTACACCTATTTCAGCTACCGCTGCAGCTACGGTCAATACTCCTGCTGCATTGGTAAAAGCTCTTGAAGATCACATCCAAGGTTTCTCTGGTGCTGGTTTCAACAACGACCAAAACTGGCAAGGACCATACGTTGATGGTACTAAAACTTACAACCCAATGTTAAGAGGTGTTGCTGAGTCTAGCTACTACAACTCAATGGGTCTTTCTACTTTCACTAAGTTCGTAGAAGCTGAGACTTTCCAAGTTGCTGCTTCAGTTACAACTGAGCAAATTCAAGACCTTAACAAGCAATTCGGTATCGACGTTATCTCAATGATCGAGAACGCACTTGTTAACGAGGTTTCACAAGCTATCAACAAGCACATCTTAGCAAGAGCATTCGCTCTAGGTTGGTCTAACCACGTAACATTCAACAACGTAGAAGGTCAAAACCTAAATCTTAACCTTTCAACTAACTCTGCATCTAACACTTCAGCTTATGTTGGTAAAGATGATGTTGGTGTTTCAATGGCTGTACCTGGACAAATTTCTACTCAAACTTTTGAGAACCAATCAACTCTACAAAGAAGATTATTCTCTAGAATCTTGGCTGCTGCTAACGTAGTTGCTAATAGAGGTAGAAGAGGTCCTGCTAACTTCCTTATTACTAATGCTAATATCGCAAGTGCGCTTCAAGACATCTCTCAATTCACTTTCGCTCCGTTCTCTAACACTTTAACTCAAAACAACGGTACACTTTATCCTGTAGGTTCTCTTGCTGGTATGACAGTATACGTTGACCAAAACATGAGCTACAACGATACAAGAATCTGCGTTGGTAGAAAAGGTGGTGATGACGAACCAGGACTTAAGTTTATGCCTTACATGATGGCTGAATCAATTCAGACTATCTCTGAAGGTACAATGTCACCAAAAATCGCGGTTAAATCTAGATACGCTCTAGTAGAAGCTGGTTTCTTACCTGAAACTATGTACTTAACATTCTATGTTAACGTGCCTGCTAGCGGTATCGTTTAATCCTAACGATTAACAATATCCAAAAAACCCTAGGTTTACCTAGGGTTTTTTTTGTGTCTATGCTAAAGATAAAAATCACAGGATGGATATATACAGAGTAAAATAGAATAGTATTTATGAAAAATTTACCCTCTTTTAATGAATTTAAAAAATTCGAGGATTTTCTTGAAACGTCTGATGCAGAACTAATCAGGGAGTTTGAAGAGCTAGAAAAGTCAGAGCCTTTTCACACCCTAAACGAGGGTGGATTTTTGGACCATATAAAGAATAAGCTTTCTAAGTTTTTCTTGGGCTCTCTTTCCAGAGTTGGTATGCTAGATCAGGCAAGAAAGGCTTTAGTTGATCTTGAGATAGATGCAATAGAAAAGAAGAGCGAATTCGAGGAGAGCATGGAAAAATTGGATTCCCAGATAGATGCTTTATCTAAGATAGAAGATAAAGACAGAATAGAAGCTCTTAGAAAGGATAGAGAATCTAAGATAAAAGAACAAGAAGCTTATATAAAATCTCAAAGACTTAAGATTAAAAAAGCCCACGATTTTGTGGAAAAAGTAATAGACGGCAACACCAGAAGGAGAGAGTATTATGAAGCGGGAAGAGCAGATGATGAAATCGGATTAGCTGAGCTTAACTATCTTTTGGCAAAGAAAAAATTTGACACCTCGGAGATAGCAAAATATGAGGAAGCTATTAAAAAAGCCAAAGCTAATGCAGAGGCTAAAGCTGAAAAACTGGAGAACAGATCTGAAGAAAATTCTAAGGACGATGCAGAAAAAATATCAGTTGACACCAAGTTAGATCCAGAAAAAGAGAAGAGGAAACTAACAACGAGAAGAGGTAAAGATATCATTTCTAGAAAAAATGAACTAGAGAAAGATATAGTGGATCTTAAATCTGCCTTAGAGAGAAAACTTAAAGGTCTTGAATTAAAATCTAAAAAAGGAAAGGAATTTACCACTAAAGAGATAACTAAGATTAGAATAGAACTTTTAGAGATAAGCTCTGCTTTAGACGCTAAAATAAATCTTCTTAAAGCTTTGAGAGATCTTGGTAAAACTGAAGAAGAGATCAGTAAGAAAATCAAAAAAGAATCTGAGATTACTAAATTAAGTGCTCAAGTTAATAAAAGCATAGTGGACGGACAAGATGCTAACACAGGAACTAAGAAATTAGTCGCCGATATTTTTTCAACTATATCTAAAGACGGAAGAGGAAAGATCTCATCGGAGAAGATAAAAAATGCTATTAATAAAATAAATAAGTAATCATGAGTTTGATGAGATTTAAAGAATGGGATGCTATAAACGAAGCTAGTCTTTTTGATAAGATCAAGAACTGGTTTAGTGGAAATTTTGGCGGATCCGTAGAGAAAATAGATAGTCTATTAAATGAGTACAGAAGAGCTGAACTCAGATTTGTTGACGAGTGGGAAGAGATAAGAAAAGAAATAGACAAACTTGAACTTCAGAGATCCCAGGTTAAAAACGACCCTGCAGAGATCAAAAAGATCGATAGATTAATTACAAGAAACCAACAGGTTATTACTTCATCTTCTAAGGTTCATGAAAAGAAAACCGACGAGATATTTTCAAAAGTAAAAGAAGTAGTTAAAGCCAACAGCAGAATCGAAAGCTACTGGGAGACTAATAAGATAAGAGTTGATGCTGAGATTGCAGAAGAAATGTACAGAAGAGCTAAAAGATTAACAGATCAGAGTATAGCAGATGAGCTTTATCGAGATTACAAAGCTGCAGTTTTAAAATCAAGAGAGAAGGACCAGGCATTTAAGGACGAATACGGAAACCTAATCGGTTCAGTTATACCAGAAAGTCCTAAAGAGTATAAAAATGACTATGATGTTAAATCAAAAGGAGCAACAGAAGCAACTTTTGAATTGCTTTCAAGAATGAGCCTATTGGATTTTGATCAGGAAGTTAAGACCCTAGCTAAAGAAGATGCTAAAAGACTAGTATCATATCTCACCAAAGAAAGAAATGATAGATATGTTGCTTTAGATATGGAAAGAGACGCCTTGAATTCTCAGATAGAGAAAAGTCCAGACGATCACGAGACCAGAGAATTTGCAGCTAAAAAGATAAAAGAACTTAGAGAAAAATACATGAGCGAAATTAGAGATCTTAGATCTAAAATAACAGTAGCTAAAAGATATGCTTAAGTTTAAAGATTTTATCTCGGAAGCGGACAGTCAGAAAACAAAGGTCGATGAGATAAAACTGGAGCTGTCTAAAAATTTTGACGCCATAAAAGAAGCAAAAAAATTAAAGAAAGCAGGAGATGTTAATTCTGAAATAACCAGCATAAATAAACAGGCTGAGTTATATTCGGCAATCTCAAATAATCTAAAGGAATTAGCCACAGAAATGAAAGCCAATCCCGGAGGAAAAGAAGCTAAAACAACTATATACTAAAAAACATAGAAATGATGAATAAGAACCCTTATATCTACAACCCGGTTGCTAGAATGATGCTAGAAAGCCTAAGCGATCAGCTTTTCGAAAACGAAAAGGTAGATTCACTTTTAGGAAAAGCATGCGATAATGCTCTAAATTGCTTTAAGATCCTAACTTTTGATTTAGCACCAAAGAGAGATAGGAATCCAGATGTTCTCAGAGTTAAAGTCTCTGATATAGCAAATTCTAAAGACACCAAAGAGCTAACTGCAAAGCTTTTAGATTATGCAGATGACAATGAAGTTTCTAATCCTCTCTTTGCCGAGGTTAAATCCCTCTATATTTCAAGTCTTAAAAAATTCTCCGAGGCATTAATAAGAGCTGCTGAGATAAGTAAAGAGAATAATCAGTTTATCATTAAAAAGTTTAAATCAGATTCGGCTAAGCTTCAGGGCAGTGTTGATATCATTGCTAAACAAGCAGAAGAGGAACTCGAAAAAAAGGAGCAGGAAGAGGCTAGATTAAGCGAATCTTTAGGACCGATCAACGAAAATCTTTTTAGTGGATATAAAGGAAGAGTAGCAGATCTAAGAAAACTTCTTGCAAATCTAATAAGCTCTGCAGAAGGAAAGGATCAAAAGAACGGTTACGGAAGAGATTGGAAAAGAACATTCATCGAGCTTGATCAGCAAAGAAAAACTCTAGACACTCATAGAGGTGAGATAGGGGAAAAGAATAAAAAGAATCTTGAGGAACTAGAAAAGAAGGTTGAAAAATTCCAGGATGAATTTAATAACTCCCTTATTACTTCCTCAAACAGAGCTCTACAAAATTTAGAGAATGACGAGGAGGTTTATACTTCTTATACTGATGTTACTGAATTGATAAATCAAGCATTGGATTATTTAACTAGAGCTAAGACACAATATGCTATAGCTATAAAAGAAATAAGCAATAGAAAGATAGTTAAAGATGAGGATATCAGTAAGATGCTATTCCCTATCAAAAAAGGAGACAAAGACGTCAACCCTAGATTTAAGGGAAGTAAACTTATATTCAATATCCAAACAGCTTTATGTAATTCTTTACCTGCTGCAAAAAAAGCTATTACCGCTAACGGTGGTCCTGCTGGAAACTTTGGATCTGCAACTAAATCAGTAATTGCAACTTTACAGAAAATCGCTGGTAATAAAAACGTTAACGGAGAAATCGACAAAACCCTTTTATCTAACATCTTAGATTCGGATTGGGTTTCTATGGAAGATAAGAAAGCAATTCAAAAATCTATAGAAAAAATAAAGGAAAAATCTAAGGTTAATGAATCTGTAGATTCTTATGAAATCCTCCAACTAAACGAGGAAAAAATTGTTATCAACCAATCTGAATTTGAAAAGGAATTAAAAACTCAATATAAAGAGATAACAGGTAAACCCAATTTTACTAAGCTTTCTAAAGGTGGAGAATCTGGAGGTGAAAAATCTTCTAGCGTTTCTGCTCTTGCTAAAAAGTTAAGAAGTGAATATAGCATAAAGATTGAATCTGATGATTTTGTAAAAGCAGACGGCACACTTAAATATTCATACTCTCCTGAGTTTATAGCTTCTTGGAATAAAGCTATAGATTTAGCAAAGCCTTCTAAAGATTTCTCCTACTTCTTTACAAGAGACGGGATTTATAACATAAACATTCCTAGCTCTTCATTAAAAACTCCTTGCAACTGGATCAAATGGGCAAACATTAGACAGATAAAAACACTAGGAAATGAAGATGCGACATCCTTTGTTGAAAACTATTTAAAGGGATGGTCAACTTTTGGATTAATCAGACCACAATGGAGATATGAAGGAATCAGAGAACTCTTAAGAAAAAATTCAGAGCAGGGAGATGACGATTTAGCAGGTGCATACGAAATGATGGAATCTTGCATAAAGAACGGACCAGTACCTTTCGTCGATTATGACAATCTAAAGAACGAAATCGCAGATGCTTTTAGAATAGTGCTTCAGACTAAAGAAAAATCTCCAGTCCTTGGAGCTAGCGATTTTATTTCTTTGAATAACTTCTTAGTGATGATTGCCAACTGTATAAGTTTCGACGGAAGTAAATTTATCAGCTGTATAAAGTGGATCCATGATAATATCCTAGGTGAATCAACAGCTAATAGAATAACCAAAGATTCTATTGGATTTTTGGGTACTACTGTAAATGCTAAAGATCCTTTCTTAGGGTATCAAAGCAGCAGAATTATAGTTTCAAAAACAGAAGAACTAGAGGAAGTAAGAAACAAACCAGTATCGAAAGATCCTTCCAGATCACTATCTGGATTCCAGCCTCTAATTAAGATGGGTGAAAAAGAGGGTAAGGGAATTAGAGGATCTCTTGGAAAAAATATCTTCTACATTTCTGCTGACATTTATCCAAGTATATCAGCACACGTAAAAAGAATGAACGCTACAAGTTTTGACGATATTCCTCAAACTGCACCTTTCAAATGTGTAAATGCAGATTCTAAATAATCGTTAAAAATTTACATAAAAGGAGAAATCTAACAGGTTTCTCCTTTTTTATTGCCTGAAATCTTTTACTTTTGGAGTAGTATAAAACTAAAAGACATCATGATTTACGTTTTTGAAGGCCCAAGGAATTCGGGCAAAACATTTCTTTCTGACATTATCTCAAGCTCAATGGGAATTCCTAGATTTCAATTTGATTTTAGCGGATCTTTTAAGATGTTAAATCTCGACAGTAAAAGCAGGGAGGCACATTCTTTTGCCATGGGCAAAGAACTTATGATTATGCAGCTAGCAAAAGACCTAGACAAATCTATGCCTAGCTTTATACATGATAGGGGAATATTAAGTGTTTTGACCTGGGGAATACTTGAAAACAGAATAAGCAAATCCCAAGCTATAAGTCAATTAGAATATGTCTCTAAGTCAGGTTTACTTGAAAGAATACGAATCATTTATATAGACGGAAAAAATCCTCAGAAAAGAGTTATGAAAAAAGATGATTGGGATTTTGCAGAAAAGTCGTCTAGGGAGGAGGATATCTACAAATTCCTTATATCTCAATTATCTCAAAAAAATATATCTGTTTTCAAGAACTCTTTTGATGCTAAATCAGTAGAAGATATCAAAACACTTTTCTCTAAAAATTTACTATAATGTGCGGAATACTATTAACTACCAGAGCTGAGGGATCACCTCATATCCTTGAAACTATTAATCACAGGGGCATAGAAATGTCTAGTGTGGATTTAGACGGGGTAACATTATGCCACCACCGTCTCCCGATTCAAACTCTGGATGGTGACGAGTGGGCTCAACCAATAGAGATTTCTAGTGGGGTTTATTTGATGTTTAACGGGGAGATTTTTAATTACGATCAGGAGAAGTATTCTTCTGACACCGAATATCTTTGCAATCTATTTTCTAATTACCAAGGGGGCAGCTTGGAATTCTTTGCAGCCATGTATACCCCACACATTCAAACGTGGGATGGTTTTTGGGCAGTTGTAATTTACGACTCCAAAACTGGTAATGTTATAGCTTTTACCGACCCTCTGGGTAAGAAGTGTCTCTATAAAAACGAGCTGGGTGAGATCTGCTCTGAAATAAAGGGTCTTATATCGGGTGAGAGTGAGATAGATGCCTCGTATATAAGTTCCATTAGAAAATGGGGATATAACACGGATAACCGAACCCCATATGTTAACATCCAAAGACTTTTACCAAACAACATATATTCTTACAACATCGGATCCCCGTTATTCAACAACGTCTTTCCTAAATACTACCGCACATGGGAATCCCCCATTAGAGAGCTAATAGGAGCCGATTACGAGACGCATATGAATTGGCTATGGGATAAACTGTTTGAGAGCGTAAAACGTCGCTTAGTGTCCAAGAACTATCCTATTTCGCTTTTAATATCGGGGGGTTTGGATTCTTCCATCATAGCGGGTATATTGAAGCAAATGGAATCTGATGTTACCTGGTTTAGTATTGAAAACGGAGAGGCCGAGTATGTTAAACTTTTAGGACAGCACCTGGGTGTACCTGTAAATTTCCTAGACTACAATATGGACCCTGATAAGGTGGCCCAAATTTATGCAGACTGGAACGAGAGTCCAGTAGATCTCGGATCTGTTATTCCCCAATATCATCTTTTTGAAGCGGTTAAGAAATATTCAGGATATCGAATAGTTCTTAGCGGAGACGGATCTGATGAGCTTTTCGGAGGATATTCTAGAATTCATGAGTATGACTCCCAGCAATCTGATGTCTTTGATGAGCTCACTTTCTACCATCTTCCTAGATTGGATAAGATGTCAATGGCTCACACTCTGGAGCTTAGAAATCCTTTTTTAAATTTAGATATCGTTAGATTTGCCTTACATCTTCCCCTAGAATGGAGAACTGACAAGAAAATCCTTAAGGACACTTTTGCCCCTTTGCTACCTGGAGAGATCGTAAATCGCAAAAAAGAGGCCCTTAAAAATCCAGAAATCAAGGAAGATAAGCTAAAATACAGACAGAAGGCGGTGGATCTTTTTTTGGATGCTATTAGATAAATTTTGTTATTTCTCTTAGATATATAGAGAAAATAGTTTTAACTAATGTCCAGAATAAAAAGTTTTGAAGATTTTTCTCTAAATGAAGATTTCAGTTTACAGGGTTTGCTTTCATCTGTTCTTCCAGCTCTAGGCGGTGGATTTATGAAAGAGGTTAAGCAAAAAATAGCTGCTAGCCTTTTAGAAAGACTCGGAATCGACGAAGGATCTGAGCTTTCAGTTCTTGTCCAAGAATTCGTAGATTCTATTCCAGTTTCAGATATACCAGGGATCGCAACAGGTGAAAATATAAACGCCAAATACTTTGCCCCTAAATTTGCTCAATTTTTACAGGAGTATGTTCAAAGAAGAGGCTTGGATAACATTGCCGCTAAATTTGGTGTTAATCCTAATGGGTGGATATACGGAATACTAAGAGAAACCCTCCAAACACAGCTGGGGAAAGAGAAGCTAACAAACTTCTTCCTTAGCGCATTCGGAGCTGGACCTAACATAGGACACGAAGCACTTAAAAATTTAAGTCCAGAGGAGAAGGATAAATTTTCAGATGCTTTAAATAAGAGAATTTCCCAAGGCTATCAAATAGGAGGGACATCAACAAACACTGCACAAACAGCAGACAAAAAAGACGGAGGCGGATTTTTTAGCAGTCTTTTAAAGGGCGCAGAGGAGGCACAATCTTAATAACATAAAATATCCAACATATGAATTTACAAAATATAGCACAAAGAGAAGTTTTAGATTTTGGACAATTTCTAAAAAAAGTCCATGATTATAACTATAAACCACTTGCACCTTCTACTCAATCTGAGGGAGGTCTTGAAAAATCTGGTCTTTCCAAAATAAAAAGAGAACCTGCTTATGATCACGTAGGATATGCAGATTCTGTATTTGCTGGACAATCTAAGATCGACGTTCCTGGGGTTAGAATTAATACTGGGGGTCAGGGTGAAATGGTAGATGCAGCTGGATATGGAACAGCTACATTATTTAACACCAGTGAGTCTCTTCAGGTCTCAATTAAAAGACTTTCTGATTTCTAATCTAACCTAGATATAAAGAAAAAGGTCCAATTTATTGGACCTTTTTTTATTGCTCATCTTTGGAGATCACCCCTATAAATTTTTCCTTTGCAATTTTGTATATTTCCGAATCCTCCTCGAAGTTTTCGTATATCTCGATTACATAGAGAGAAGGTAAAATCCCATTATCTAAATTAAAATCGTTTAATATCTCGTGATAGATGTATTCGTAATTTAAGGAGAAGAATGGATTTTTAATATGGATCTTTTTTAGAATGTATATCTCTTTGTCACCATCCTCCGTTTTCATAGTTACCTGAGATTTAAAGTAGTAGTTTATGAGCTTGTCGGTAACCATGTTTCTGATGATCACTATCCCCGATTTATTTTCCTCTCCTTGCTCAAACTTGGATTGAATTCTAAAGATCTTGATCTTAGATTCCTCTCCCTTAAGTATCTCCAGGCATATCTCAGAATACCCATATAAAGTTTCAAGAGATTTTTCTACTATTTCTTCTATTGAAGAAGACTCTTCTTTAGTCAGCTCCTTTTTCAGTAGCTTTTCTGTAAAATCAAGATCCTCCTTTTTCAAGAATTTCTTTATCGAATCTATTTTACCGCTTTCTTTATATTCATTTAGGGTCTTAACGATCCTTGATACCTCCCTTATTACAGAATAGCAATTTTCCTCGTTTAGATCTTTACTTACGGATTTTAGATAATCTAATAAAACATATTCCTTGTGCTCTGGGTCCAAAGGTTCTTTTAAAAACCAAATAGGACTTAATTTCTTCTTCATCCGGTGATTTTTTGTATATTCTATATATTTCACCGTATAAAAATAAAGGATGGGATATATACAATAAAAGACCAAATAATGGGCAGGGTTTACGATTATAATCAATTTTCATTCTCTAAAACAGGGGCAAATAGAGGGGACTACTCATTTGGCCATGAGTTAAAGTATATAGATATCGACATTCACAACAGGCCGGAGGAATATGAGAATATAACCGATTCCAAGGCATTTATTAACTACTCTGTTAGCTTGGAGGTTAGGAAAATCGGAATAGAATCTATTTTTTTTAATGTTGATTCCGTTGAGCTTGAGTTTTCTGTTGATGATTATCCAAATCCAGGAAAGGATTTTGATATTGATCTAATACCAGGAAAAACGATAGACATTGGCCAGATTATAGACGAAGTCGAATCTTGTTCAATACCAACATATCCTACAGGTTTATCGGTAAACATGAACGGATCAACGGACCCTAAGAAATTTAACGTAACCGTCAAATTCGGTACATCATCATAATAAAAGCCGAAAGAAACATGACAGTTAAGAGTTTTTCAGAATTCATCGTACTTAAAGAATCCCAAACTTATAATATCCCAGGAATAAAGGATATTAGAGGCGGGGGACTTGAGATAGATGTACACGATGTATCCGATGAAGGATCAGAGCCAGAACATGATAGAATTATTATAACTAAAAAGAACGGAACATCGGTTTGTATTTCTTACATCAACGACGAAGGAAAGGAAATGGAATCCCTCTGGATTCCACTGAGTGGACTGGATGCGGTAAAAGATGCTGCTGGAAAAATTTCCAAGCTGATTCTAGATCCATATAAAAAATGGATAGCTTCAAGCGATAACTTTTCCAAAGTTGATGACTTTATAGAAAACTTTACTGAATATCTAGAGGGTGGAAGAAATTCAGATTTCTCTACTCTTGAGAATTCAGCAAAAGACGATGTTGAAATAATTATAGATGTTCTAGGAATACCTAACGGGATCAGAGAGTTTAAAAAAGGAAATGGTGAATATTGCTGGGAAGCTATTCTTGATAATGGATCATTAGTTGAAATAGTCAAAAGATCGAAAGACGATTTAATGGGATCTTTCAGCTTTTATAAAAATGAGAGTGATCACATGCCTTCTCTCTGTATTAAAAATTCAGGGACAAATAAAACATCTCTTTTTACTCTTCCTGATAATTTAAAAATAGAAGAAGAGGTGGGAGTTTCAGATCTTAAAAAATCAGATCCCTATTACTCTTACCTTCTTAAAAAATCATTAGGACTTGAATCTAAACCTGATGAGGACAAGTTAATAGAATATTTTAGAGATCTAGTTAGCAAAGGTTACCACAAGCCGGATGAATCTTTGGACCCCGAGAAAAACTCAGAAAAACAAGAGAGATCCAAGAAGATAGTAAAAATTCTTCGAACATTCCTTCCAGCTACAGAGGTTGAAAATCTCTGCATAGCATAACATCAACGAAACATTTCATCTTTCCTCTCCTAGAATTTAGAATGGAGTTAAAGGAGGATTTCCACTTAGATTACGGTCAGACCACAGTTCTTAAAAATTTTAAGGATCCTAAGATAGTGGAGTTTTCTAGATATCAGGATAAAGAGATTCTGACAAAATCCTACAACTCAATAAAGAAAACAAGCTCGGAAACGCCAAGTATTATTTTAAATGCTCCGTTTAATTTCACGGGCATACATTTAAAAAATATCGAATATGAACTTGAGATAAAAGGAACAAAAGAGACGAAAAAGAGTAAAAAATAATAAAATGGGGAGTTTTTTAAGGTCCCTATTTGGGACAAATAAAAATAGAAAAAAAATGGACAATTCCGAACAATTAGTACAAGAGACCATCGAAAGATATTCTGGTCTGGATTTTCAATGGGTTAAGGGAGATAGATTATCTTCGGTTGAAAAATACAAGAGCGTATATTCTAATGGAGAATTTGTTTTTATAGAGTTTCAAAGCGGGGAAAAAATAAATGCGGATTTAGTAAATGAATACATGGTAACTTTCCCAGCTTCAAACATAGATTTTACATCAAATCAGGCACCAAATCCTGATCCAAAGCCCAAACAAGTTCCAGCTCCTAAGCAATCTTCAGTAACGTCTATAGTTTATGAAAATGATGACTCTAAGCAGCATCAAGTAGACTCTCCGATATATAAGCTACTTAAAAAGCAAAAGAAAAACATGGTAGAGGTTTCAATTAAGATAAAATTGAATCTTCCGCCTAAAGATCTTTATACTGTTTTATTAGGTTCTTTCGATGAGGCAGAAAAAGAGATAATAGATTTCGTACTTGATGGGGTTGACATAGAAAACATTAAAACTGCTCTAGCTGAGTCTATTAAAAGAAGCTACTATTCACAGAATAAGATAGATTCGGAAAAGACCCCAGGTAAAAAATCTCAGGATAAATTAACAACAGAAAAAGAATAAAATGAATTCGAAAATAGAAGAAAAAGTAATCTCGTCAACCCCATGGTTTGATGTGATAGAAAGAGAAGGAAATTTTGGTGTTAAAACCACTGCTGAATCCGTTATAATACTGCCTTTTATTTCTGACGATCAGGGATTACCTCTAATGATAGGAGTACTAAAAGAAAGGAATCATTTCAGAGAAGGTGGTTATTCATTAAGTCTTGTCTCTGGTAAATGTGAAGACGAGGATCCAAATTTTTTAGAGACTGCTAAAAGAGAGTTGAAAGAAGAGTCCGGATTTAATGTTGACGATAACGATAAATGGTTTTTTCTAGGAACAGTAACAGCTTCTAAATTCGTAGATTCTGAGCATCCTTGTTTTGCTGTCGATGTAACTGGTTTATCTAAAGGAGAGGCAAAAACAGACGGATCTGAAAATGAAAAGCTCTCAACATTTTCTTTCATTCCAGCAAACGATGTCGTTAAAACTAAGGACGTTTTTATCCCTGCACTTTTCTTAAAACTTTTCAAATACGTTGTTGGAATGGATCTATATAAGAGAGATGATTCAGTTTTCGGTAACCCTAAAGGATTCACAGCAGAAATTTAAAAAAACATGGCAAACACTAGTAACCGCAAAGAACAAAGAAAGCTTATTAAGCAATTGGGTCTTAATAAATCCAATGGTGGGATTAATGATTTTTCTCTAAATATAGAGATAGGAAAGGAAAAGCACCGTAGACACGTACAGGAAATGAAAAACAGAGAGATAATGGAAAAGGTCTATACTAATCCTAGCTCAGTAGAATCACAGGATCTTTTTTTTTACAGGGGTCAAGATGGACCTGAATATTCCAATCTTCAGGATCTTTTAGTTAATAGAAAATGGGACGAAACAGAGGATTAATAAGTAAATGACTAAAAAAATCAGCATAAACCTATACGTATCAAAATATTCACCCAAGGAGGCTCGAAAAAGATCCTGCTTGGACTGTGATTTTTATATAGTAGACATCTCCAAAATAATAAGGGATTTAGGATACGAAACCAGCGAACTGACCAGTGAATCTGAATTTATCCTAAATTACACCATTCGCAAGAAAATTATTCAGGGAATATATAGTACGAAGTGTGATAGCATACTCGTTTGCTATAAAAGCGTAACCCCTGAATTCTTAGAAAATCTAGAGAATTTTCTAGAGGAGCTTACAGATTCAATCGAGTACACTATCCACAGTTTGTAAAAAAATTGGATAGTTTTAATGCCCAACGGAAATCAAGGTTATAACAGATCCTCCTTCGGTCTAATTGACGAGGCTTTATATAATAGTAACGCCAACGCCATTGTATCGAGGTATAGTAACTTGGGAACCAATAATCCCAACAAAGGACCTACTGCACGTTCACTCTTTTATGAGGCGGGAAAAAGATATCCAGGTAAATATGGACAATTTTTGCTATATTCTCTGGGAAACTTTTCTAATGATTTTATAAATGCCTATTATAGATCGGAATCATCTGAATATAATAGCAGCATCTCTTCAGTTGAGTCAAAAAATCCAACTGCTGGATTTCTAGTTAGACAAACAGGACAGAATGAACAAATACTTCTTCAAAACAGAGGAATTCTTAGTGGAGTAGTTTCTGCTAATGCCTATAACGGAGCTATCGTTGGCGGGCTTGCCGCACCGTATTATTGGAAGGATTTTCTTTATTGCAAATACTATGGTGCAATTCCTAACAATTACATGATTACCTTAAGAAGGTTTCCTCACCCTATTCTGGATAACTTCAGTATTCCTGATGCCGTTAAAAACGGATCTGCATTTTCGGAAGAAGGATCTGGAAGACCGGTAGCCCAAGCAGTTACTTGGTTTGGAGGAAACACTGGAAACAGTCTTAACTCATTAATTCAATTCTCAACGGGTATATCTTGGAAAGATGCCAGCCAGGATATAACTAAAACCCAAGAGGCCTTTTCTAAAGGACTCTGGTTTGATGGGCCTGCCAATTTAGTTGGAAAAGTAACGGACGCACTAGGGACTAAAGGGCTCACCGATGTGGCTAAATCTTTTATTGATGGAGCTATAGCTGCTTCAGATCCATCTCAAACAATTACCAATGCAATCAGAGTAAAAGGTCTTAGAGATAGAGCTAAAGAGCAAGGCGGACTTATGAGTGAATACATCTGGGTTCCTGTTGACGTTGTTAAGGGAGGACAAGTTAGAGATGTCGGATTACCTTTTACTTGGGGTGAGTTTAAAGTTACATTTGAGTATGATCTTACTTCAGTTGGAGAGGTAAACTCTAAAGCTGCCTTATTGGATATAATGGGGAATCTTTTATCAATTGGTACTAACTACGGTAACTTCTTAACACCAGATATAAGATACAATAGTAATTTCCCAGTGGTTGGATTTCCTGGTGGGAATAAAGGTCTTGAACTCTATTACAAAGATCCGATATCCTGGTTTGTTAAATACGGAAAGGAGATAGCATCAATAGCTAATCCTGGAGGATCCAACGAGAACGGCGAGGGCGGTGAAGAGACCGGGCCTAGCAAATTAGAAGAGATAAAGAGTCAACTTAAAAGTATACTTCAAGCATCTTCTGGAAGTTCTGCTAAATTACAGGAACTTGTTGAGAGCCTAGGAAAAAGTTTGGGTGCAGCAGGATCTAGACTTATAAAACTTGCATTAACCTCAGAATTTCTTGAAACGTATCAGGCACCAATCTCACTTTTAACCGGTGCTCCGATAGGGGAATGGCACCTAACAATAGGCAACCCGTGCAACCCTATAGCAATGATAGGAAATCTGATATGTAAGGGAGTAAATATAAGCTTTAGTGACGCACTAGGACCTGATGATTTCCCAACAAGCATTAAGGCTGAATTTACATTATCGCATGCAAGAGATAGAGAAAGAGGAGAGATTGAAAGCATATTTAATAGAGGTGATGGCAGACTTTATCAATCATCTAATCCGACTTCGGCTTCTGTCCAATCATATACCGCTTACGCTGATGTTTCAGGAAATATGATGAATGAACAAACTGTTGAAAATTACTTTAACGGTACGGTGTGGCAGCGCGAGGGACTATTTCCAGAAAATTTGGGTCAATAAAAAGATAACGAAATGGCTTTACTTATAGATACTTTAGTTGAAAATAAAAATATATTTAATCCTTCTGCGGATTTGAATGCTGCTAAATATGGAATTTGGGATCTAACAAGATCTTCAGTTACTTTTAATGGGGTTAGTCCTGAATTAAAATCTGTAGTTGTTGTTAGTGAATATTTCCAAATGAGACCAGATTTGATGGCGGTTCTAAACATGGGGGATCAGGGTAAAATGGGGACGCTATTGAAATTCAATGGTATAAGTAATCCTTTTGCTATTAAAGAAGGTTTACTCCTAGCTATACCCACAACATCTACCACTGATGATATGATTAGAGCTAAAAAATTAATGAATCAAAAAGCTCCTAATTCTAATACTAATACGAATCCAAATCAGACTTTTAGGAAAAATCAGGAGCAAAAAAAATTCGAGGTTAGTCCGGGTAGACAGAAATTTTTACAAGACAAGATCAAGAATAAACCAGAGATGGTGCTTCCTCCTAACGTTGCTCAACCTAGTGATAAACCTGTTGTTAAGCAAGATGGATTTTTCATCTTTGCTCCTAATGCAGGAGGAGGAGGATTCAACTCACCTTCAACAATCTAAAAAATATGGCGGTTAAAGATCTAATACAAATAGTTAGTCTAGCTCTAAATAACATTAAGCTCGATGAGATCATTCAGATAGACAAGACTAATGGATCTTCTAATATAGGAGACCTTCAGAATCAAGGTGAAGTCGGAGATAAGATCACCGGTCTTTATGCTCCTCTTATAACAATTAATGGTTATAACGTAACTAAATATTTAACCAAATTTCATTTAGACCTTAACGGGTTTCTTCCGACAGTAAGATTTTCTTTTATTGCTGCAGAGAGTGTTTTTATCTCAGTTAACTATCCAAAGGATGGCGATATAGTTTCCGTTTACATGAGATCCCCTGGTGATTTTTACAAGCCTCTTAGAATGGATTTTAATGTACTGAATGTTATAAGTGAGCCGTCAAGCAGATATTCATCAACAGGATCTGATCCTGACGGGAAGGGAATAAATCTAAGATTTACGATACTGGGTGAATGTAGAATACCTGGACTTTATACTTCTAGAATAAAGTCTTTCTCTAATCTGACCTCTAACGATTGTTTACTTGACGTTTCTCAGGAGCTTAATCTTGGATTTTCAACAAATGAAAAAAATACTTTAGATAGGATGACCTGGATATGTCCATCTTATTCTTATTACGATTTCATTCAAGAGGTTTCTCTCAGAGCTTATAAGGATGATCAGGGTAGTTTTTTTGATTGTTGGGTAGATCCATATTACAATCTCAACTTCGTAAACATGGGGAGCCAATTTTCTTTCACTGGTGATCCTAAAGTAAATGCTGTATTCCTTCCAGGTTTTGCAGCAGGTGGAGCTCAAGCGGGAAGTGCTATACCAGGGTCTCCAGATCCGGATCCTGTTGAAATGCCGTTAGTTCTTACTAACCTAGTTGGATATGGCACAATCCCTTATTTCGTTAACGGGTACACGCTTACATCTAGAGCAGGAGCAAATACAAATAGGATGGGTTATATTACGGAGATTGGTTTCTATGATGAAACCTCTACTGATAAAGATCCTTCTAAAAAATACATCAAGTATGACATAGAATCTCAGACACAAGAAGATATTGGCATAGGAACAATTTTGCAGAAGGGCAGAGCAAGAGATAACGAGTATAAAAACGAGAAAAGAATAGAATGGCTAGGGGTATTTAATCCAAAAATTTCTCAGAACGATGGAGTGCATGAAAACTATTTTCATGCAAAATATCAAAATTTAATAAACCTCTCAGATTGCACTAAAATGACTTTAGAGGTTGAATTGGCTAACTATTTTCCTGGAATTTATAGAGGACAAGTGTTACCTGTAACAATCTATGTAAACGATGGAGGTGTGAGACAACAAAATGCTGGAGATCAGAAGAATTCTGAAAGTAATACAGCTCTATCTCCTGTTGTGGATAATTTCCTTTCCGGAAATTATGTTGTTGTTGGAATTAGCGTTTCTTGGAGCTATGCAAGTCCTGGAATGAGACAGCACTTAACATTAGCAAAACGTCAATGGACTGCTAATTCATCAGGATCACTACCAAAGGCTTTCCCTATTTCAATTTCAAAGAAATTGTTTTAAGGATAAATATAACAAACTATTAGATGTCATTAGGAGCAACAGATAAACAAAGGAGTCTCTTTCTAAAGGGATTTAAACTATCGAAGCAAGGAAATTACGAAGATCCAACATATCTTGGATTTAAGGTACTCTTTGATTTCGGATCACTCCCAGTTGGTGCAGATGATGGTCTTCCTCCAAGTCCCCTTTTAAAGCAGGGCAGTTACTTATCAGGTGAAACTGGTTTAAACACGATGTACGCAACAAATCCGTTTGGACAACCCCAGTACGATTATAAGACCTCAGGTCCTGATGGACCCGTAGCTTTTTACTCTGCTGCTTCTTATCTACAACAAAGAGAAGCTAATTTTCTAAATGGTGGGAGAAGATCTGATATGCTTATTCAGTTTACCAACAACTTAAGAGATCTTGTAACTAATTATCCTTGGTTCTTACAATCTATATCCGGACTGGATAATTTAAGTAAAGTTGCTAGACCTGGATTTCAGGATTCAGAGTCAGGTGGATTCAATCCGCATAGAACAGCTGGAAAAACTCTTGAATTTAAAACCCTAGAGTCTTTAAATCTTAGAATGACCGCTCTGGCAAATCTTTATAATCAAGCAACTTTTGATTATGACAACATGAGAGAGCTGGTTCCTAGAAACCTGAGAAAGTTCACTATGTATATCATGGTTTCTGAGATAAGAAATTTCTTTAAAACCTCTAGATTACTTGGTGCGTCCGCTGCTCTTCAAACAATAGATAACTTTGCTAATCTTTTAGGATCTGGAAATAATCCAGGAAGCAATATAGCAAGCAGCGAAATAGGAAATCTTAATAATGAATACTCAAGAGAAAATTCAAATATCAATCCTGCAAGTTCCTTCAACTCTTTTGTTGGAAACATATTAGGACAGGCGGGGGTAGATAACGATTTTGCTTTACTTAAAAATCAGCAGGATCAAAGCGGTATAAAACCGGTTATAATATTTGAATGTAAGAATTGCGAATTTGATTTCACCGAGAGCACACCGATACAATCTTCGATTTCTCAAGGATCTGAAAGTCCCTCTGTGACAACTCAATCTTTTAAAATTCACGTGGGTAAGGTTAGAATAAAATCTCAATTCCCTAACATCAGACAAGACGGTAAACCTTTAATACTTGGGGATAGCTGGGATGGTGCAAGATCTTCAGTTCAATCTAATCCAAGAAACACACAAGACATCCTATCACTAGGTGGAGAGCTATTGACAAATTTTGTTAGCAATTCATTAAATGATTTAATCAATGAAGGAGTTGCTAATCTAAATCAAAGTCTAAGCGGTGCAAACCAATTAGTTTTAGGAAATGCTTACAGCTTTAATCCTAGTCAAGTACTATCTAGTCTATCCTTTAATAGTGCACAGAATTTCTTAGATAATTTAGGAAGTGTAAATTCTTTAGCTACGAATGGATCTCTTCCGAATCCTCAAACAGCAGGATTAGGAGGTCCACCAGAAAGGGTTTACACAAAACCTACAGGGGATTCCTATCCTGAAGTTCCCGGAAAATCCCTCGGAGTTCCTGATAGGGTTTATCCTCAGCCTAATGGGGATGTTTACGCTGAGGTTCCAGGAAAAGATCTTGGAGTTCCTGATAGGGTTTATCCTCAACCAAACGGAGACCAATATAGTGAGGTTCCTGGAAAAGATCTTGGAGTACCAGATAGAGTGTATCCGCAACCTAGCGGAGATGCGTATGTTGAGGTTCCTGGAAAAGATCTTGGAGTACCAGATAGAGTGTATCCGCAACCTAGCGGAGATGCGTATGTTGAGGTTCCTGGAAAAGATCTTGGAGTACCGCAAAGAGTTTATCAACAACCAACCAGTGATGAGTATATTGAAGTACCAGGGAGAGATTTAGGAGTACCTGATAGGGTCTATCCTAAACCTACCGGGGATGTTTATTCCAATGTTCCAGGTAAAGATCTAGGAGTTCCTGATAGAAGCTATGAATCTATAAACGAAAAAGTTTATCCCGATACTCCTGCAGGTAGTTCTCAAACTCCTCAAGCTGAAAGAGTTTATCCTGAATTGCAAAAGACCTCCGGCGGATCTCAAATAGACTCCAAAGGTGTATATCCTGAGGATGCTAAGATTTATTCCAGAGGAGAAATAAGAAGTGAATCAAATGCTTTCACCGAAGCTCCACAGCCAGTTTATTCACCAAGACCTCTCCAAACTAAAAACAGGGGCGAAATAGGAAAAGTTTACCCTTCAACTGCTGGGGATTTCATTGTGGAAAAACCTTTAAATTTAGGAAATTTAAAACCTCCTGACAAGTATAACATAAGCGAAGGTGGATTCAATACACCTAAATCTGAATTTGAGTAAATATGCCAAGTGAAAAAACATACCTTGGTAAAGTAGTTGACAATAAAGATCCACTTTACCAAGGAAGAGCAAAAATAAACGTTTTTGGAATCTTTGATGATATCCCAACAGAGGATCTACCTTGGGCCGAGCAGATTTCCGGTTTATCTTTTGGTGGATCTTACGGAGGTGGTAACACTTCTATTCCCAGAATAGGTTCTGTGGTAGCAGCTCATTTTGAAGATGGTAATTACTACAAGATTAATTATCACTACATTAAAGAGATCTCTGAGGATCTTCTGGCAAAGCTTAAGGAGGAGAATTCATACGAGCTTGGCCAGTATTTAATATACGACTCTGAATCTAAGCCTGGTCCACTTCATCTATATTACAATCAAAAAGATGGATTTGTTTTTGAACTCGGAGATGCTAAGGTTCAACTCGACACTCAAAACGGAGGAAATCTTAGAGTTGTTATCAAAATGGGCAAGGATGAAATACGGATGGAAGATAGCAAAGTGATTGTTAATTGTAATAACATAGAGCTCGGTGAAGGTGCTACAGAGAAGCTTGTACTCGGTAACAAATTCTTACAACTTTTCAATCAGCATACACACCCGACAGGGGTAGGTCCTTCAGGTGTTCCTGTAGTTCCAATGGTTGATGCACAGCATCTAAGTCAAGTATCTAAAACTAAATAAGAATGCCAGCAGATTGGTCGTCATTTATAAAAAACGTAAGCGATAAATTAAGTTCTCAGAGCATAAAGGGTCCTGAGGACCTGGCTGACTTTTTGACCAAACAATACACCTCTGCAACAGTAGGAAAGGCTCAATCACCATTCGGCAATACACATCAAAAAGGTCAAGATTCAATAATGTTGGCTGCTTTCTCAAAGGGATTTAAAATGTTAGAGGAGGAGAGAAGTCCAACGTTCCAAGAAAAACTATTAAATCCATTATACGAGAAATTGGATTCACCTCTTCCTGAAATAAACGCTAGCGATTTCGTAGACAAAACTGATCTTGATTTTAAGAAATGGTCAGTAGAGCAGGGAGCAGGAATACCAGATTTTACTTTCTCACAGCTGTTTGATACTTTTCCAAAGTATCCAAAGGATGAAAATGAATTGGTTGATAAATTATCGGACAGCATACTTTCTAAATTTGATGGAAGTTCGGGATATCTTCTTTGGCTCAATTCTCTTGATGCCGGATATGAACGAGATTTGGGAAGAAAAGTTTTAGCTAAGATTAACGAGAAAACTAAAAATATTCTTAAAAGAGATCTAGTAGTCGGAGATCGGGTCGTTGCTACAGTTTCTGTTGCTTACGATTTTTATAATAGCTTTAACCAAGGTAATAGAAAAGATATAGAGGGAACTCTCGTCTCTATCAGAACAGATTTAATGGGTAGAAAAAAGTATATCATTAAAATTCCGAACTCATATGACTATATAGAAGCTGATGAATACTCGGTTGTAAGATTGATAAACCCTACCGATTTTTCTCAGTATAAATCGGAAGTTTTAACTCTAAAGATTTTTCAAGAAAGCCACTATAACAATCCTCAAAAAATACCTTCAAGATACACGGAAGATTTTATATTAAAATTTACCTACGTGAAGGGTATTGATAACAACCCTTCTAGATACACCTACAACTACGCATTTTTCGGAGCTCAGCTAAAGAAAGAAAGATATGCTGCTGAGTTTAGAAGAAATATCGATCTTAAAACTAAATGGGTTAATGAAATTGCTGATAAGTACAGAAATCAAGAGGATCCAAATAAACCAGAAGAAGATACAGAGGATCCTTATGAAATCATAGCAGGCGGGATTATAGCATATTGGAAATCCACTGTTTCTAGACCCCTTTCAGCTAATCCCCCAGTTCCCCCCTGTACTTTAGTACCCCCAGGAGGAGGGATCTACGTACCGATATATTACGGTGACAAGAAATCACTGGCCAATAATTTAAGGAGGGCTTTTAACACCGGAAAAATGCTCAGCAACCCCATAGATAAGAAAACCCCAGCTAAGCTAGTTGCTGCTGCTTTGGCCTTCTCTTTTGCAAAAAATCTACTAGAACTTAAGTTTATTTATTTAGGCGGGATTCCTTCCCCTGGAGGTCCAGTTCCTATGGTGGGTTTTGTTCCACTTGTGTTCTAATTTTTTGGACTTTCTTAGAAACTTAAGTTTCGATATATAGTATAATAAATAATATTCAACTAACCTTTTAAAACTAAAAAAAATGAATTTTAATCCAGCAGAAAACTTTGATTGGGATATTCCAAATGGGCTTGCGTTTAACACTAAAATTAGAATCCCTGAGGGATCTAAGGTTTATTGTCATGCTCCATATGCACAGGAGTTAGCCGATCTTTATTTTGCCACTTTTTCACAACAACCAGATTTCGTAGGTAAGGATCTTGATGACGGAGAAGTTTACGTTTGTAAAATCACCACTCTAAGAGAAGACACTGCATTGGCCCAAACAACATCAGGTCAGACGATCTATATAGATCTTAAAAAAGAAAATAAAGATGCCCAAAGATTTAACCTTGAGCCTCACGATTTTAAAATTGGAGACGAACTTAAAGCTAGAGTTAGAAAAATAGGAGGTAGCTACTCAGGATCTGTTATGGACTATTACATCCATAGTCTTAGAGTTGAACTCTTTGAACAGGTCAAGAAAGAGACAAGTGCTTATAAAGTTAAAATCGAAAGCATCAACAAGGGCGGTTACATTGTTGACCTCTCCGGCATTAAATGCTTCCTTCCCGGATCTCTTGCTGCTGCTAATAGAATTACCGATTTTGAATCTTATATAGGAAAAGAAATCCACGTTATGGTGGAAGGCTACGTCGAAGCAAAAGACATCTTTATAGTTTCTTATAAGAAATACCTTAACAGGATTATGGATTCCAAAATACAGGATCTTGATCTTACTAAGAAGTATAAAGGTTATGTTACAGGAAAAAGTGAATTTGGTGTATTTGTTGAGTGGGAAGAGGTCTACACTGGTCTTATCCACAAAACCGAATTCGAGGAGAATTCGACAATGTCTTCATTTACTCCTGGCGATGAAATTGAGTTTTACGTAAAAGAGATTAAAGATAACAATAGACTGACCCTAACACTAGAGAAGCCTCTAGAAAGAAATGTTATAGTTCACGATCTTGACAGACAAGTTAAAGAAGGAACCTGCGAACCTCTAGAAGCTAAAGTTAAGCACAAAAGGAAAAACGGAATCCTGATTGAGCTAGTCCCTCATGGTCTAATGGCTCTTATTCCCCAAGATAAATTAGGAAAGAAAACAAAAAACCTAAAATCTGGTGATGAACTAGTAGTTTCAATATACGATGTTGAACCAACTACTGGTAAAATATTTGCTGAGCCTAATAATGACCAATAATAGAACACACTTTGACCAACTTAACGCTCTTAGCTCTTCCGTAATTGGATTTGAATTTGAGTTTTATACAAATATGCTTAAGGGCAAGGCTGCTGAAGCCTTGTCCAAGCTTTTGAATAAGAAGGTCGTAGTTTCTGAAAAATATCACTCCAATATTCCAGTTGATCAGAACACCTTTAAATTAGAACCTGACTATTCTGGTGGTGGAAAGATGGTGGAATTTATAACCGGTCCGCTTCCATATAATGAGGCTATTCCTGTTATGATAAAAACCCTTAAGTGGATAGACGAAAACGGATGGACTAATGATAGATGCGCTTTTCAATTCTCAGTAAGCTTTGATAAATTTAGAACTGATGTTAAAGATAAGATACAGAATATAGATAAGCTTAAATTTATTCTAGGCCTCGATGAGGGTAAAATCTATGATAAATTTGGAAATAGAGCAAGAAACGTTTATGCTAAGTCCATAAAAAGAGTGGTTCCAAGAAATAGGTTTTCTATTCTTGAAAATATTACTCATATAGATCCCAAGATGTTTAAGACCCCAGAAGACAAATATTACGGGGTAAACTTCACTAAACTGGATAAGGGATATCTTGAATTCAGATATCTAGGAAACAGGGACTACCAGAAGAAAATAAAAGACATCAGAGAGATCATTGATTATGTGGTTCTTTACCTCTACGATCTACTTAGCAGAAGAATATCCGGTTACACTAAGGATGATGTTGCTAAGCTTCAGACAATGATGAACGCTTATACTAAGGTTGTTAGATCTTTTAGCAATCCTGAATTCTTCTTTAGAAACTACCCAGATTTTCACCTTTTTGTTGATCTAAAAGGATGGGATGAAAATATTAAAACTTATTTCCCTTTAATTAGAGACAAAGTTTTTGATCTAATTGTTGAGGGAAACATCGCATCCGGATATTTTAATTACGATACCACAACTGGAAAATACCAGTTAAAAGACGCAAGAAGCAGGGATGCTTTTATCATAGAAGGAATAGATATGATAGAATGCGACATCAAAAACGGTGTTATTAAAAACTGCAATATTTACAACTGCGATATTAAAAAGTCATCATTAGAAGATTGCAGTGTTTTATCCGGCTCTAAGATAACCTCATCTAAAGTTAAGACTACTATTGTAGAATATGGAAACGAACTCAATGACTGCTTTATTGACTGTGAAAATATGAATATAAACTGTAAAATAGAGGGTGGAGTATTCAGAGCTGGAAATTTAGGAGAAAATTCAGAGGTTAGCAAAGAAACACATAAAGTTAAAGGCTGGGACGAAATAAGAAAACAAAGATTCGTTACAGATAGCAGATTAAAGGATCTTAATGATAAATACAATATCCCTAGGTTCGGGAATATGAACTATTAAAATAATCCAGCTTAAATGACCCTAGATGAGTTAGTAAAAGAAATTGAAGACGCATTATCTTTTAGTTGTGCACTTCCTTACAATCTTAACAGAAGCGAAATAGAAAGAATTATCAAAAGAGCTAAAGAATGGTTTCACGATAATTACCAATATGCTGTAGAGGATAGAATATTTATTATTGCAAATTCAATCTTTAACCACAAGGAATTTAGAGCAACTAGACAGTTAAGACTCCCTGATGCTATAGTAACGGTTTATGACGTTAGAGAAGTTGGAGGAAATGGAATTTCTGGCAACCCAGATAGAGACTTCAGTGATTCTAAGCTTTTAGGATCAGAGCTTCTTCTATCGCCCTTTGTTGGTGATAATCTAGTTTATAGAACCGTAATGTATTCATATTTTGACCTATCTAGAGCATATCTACTTGATAGCTTTGCTTTTAAATGGAATAAAAACAGCAAAAAATTAACCATTTTAGGTAGGGATCCAAACAGATCAGGAAAACCTGGATCTCCAAGCGGAAACCAGCTTGCACAGGGATTTGCTGGTACAGGGGGAAAGGACGTTTCTATAAGATGCTTTGTTGCATTGAATGATGAGGATCTCTTTGAAGACGAGCTTTTCGTTAGATATTGTATTGCTAAGTGTAAAATAGCACTTTCTCAAATGCTTGGGGTTTTTACGTATAATCTTCCAGGAGGAGTTCAGATAAATGCTGGCGAGATAGGTGCTCAAGGATCAACGGAACTTCAGGAGGTAATGGATATGATAAATGGAGAAAATACTCCTTCGTATTTCTTACAATGGAACTAATCAAATAAAACACTTAAAAAAGCCCTAGATTTACTCAAATCTGGGGCTTTTTATTTATGTTGTGAGCGTTAAAAAATAGCGATATATAATAAGATTTTTTTAGCAATGAGAGAGATTTATAATAGAGACCCACTAGACCCAAGTTACAATCCATACCAGATTGAAACAACAGACCCTGTTGAAATCTGTGTGGGTCAACTTAAAATGATGCTTTTAACAAATAAAGGTGAGGTTTTAGGAGATCCTAAATTTGGATTAAATTTGGAAGATCTGCTATTTAATTTAAACCTTTCTGAGAGTAGCATTAAAAAAGAGCTTGACCTCTTTTTATTAACTTACGTTCCTCTTTTTGGAAAACTGGGTGGCACATATTCACTTAAATTCTATCTAGGAACACAAAGAGATATAGCGGCTCTAGATTTTTTACTTCCTGGAGATGGTGGTTTAGATCCGGTAGTAACCCTAAGAATAACTTAATTTATAAAAATGAATATTTTTAAGAAGAATAATATCCTAATCAACGGATTACTAAACGACACCTTCGTTTTTTTGCAGGACACCTATAACCAAACTGCAAATCTTTTCACGGTGGCTTCTGCTTGGGGACAAATTCTCTTTGTGGTTCAGAATCTTTCCCAGATGATTCTCTACTTTATAGAGGATTCCATTACCGAGCTCAATATGGAACAAGCCACTAGAGATTATTCGGTTAGAAGTTTGGCTAGAATAGCAGGCTATGATCCAGGAAGAGCAACAGCATCACAGGGTGAGGTTTCTATTGCTTGGAATGCAAGAGAATCTGACGTTGGAGGAGGATCTATAATATTAAATAATTACACACAGATCAGATGCCAAGAAAACGGTAAGCTTTATTCTTTAATTTTTGGATCACAAAAAGTAACCATTCCTCTTACCGGAGGTACCTCTCCTTTAAGATGTAAGATAGCTCAGGGATTTTTTCAGAGCAACATTGTAACCGGAACTGGACAGGCACTACAGAGCTTCAATATACCAGCACAATCTGGATCTTATATAGACCAGTTCTATGTTGATGTTTACGTAAACGAGGAAAAATGGAAGAGATATGATTCTTTATATGATATTCCTCTTAACGGCAAAGGATACCTAGTAAAAACGGGAATACAGGAAGGTATAGACATTTACTTCGGAAACTCATATTTCGGATTAAATCCTCAGAGTGGATCTAGAATCAGAATAGAATACTTGCAAACAACTGGAGCTGCAGGGAACTCAAAATCGACAAAAGAAAAACCTCTCACCTATAAATTCAACACAACAGGAACTGACCTATTTGGAAAAGAAGTAGATGTTAACAACTACTTAAATATAATTCCAGGAGTAGATCCTATGTTCGGAACAAATCCAGAATCGACAAATCTAATTAGACTAGTGGCTCCAAAGACCAGTAGATCTTTTGTTTTTGCAAATGCTCAAAACTATGAAATTTTCCTAGATAAACTTGGTATATTTTCTCAGGTCCAGGCATTCTCAACTTTTGATGATGATTATCTTGATGACGATAACGTTGTTTACATTTATCTTGTCCCTGACATAACTTTAAACATAAGTTCAAACGAGGATTATTTCAGTGTTCCGGTAACTGACTTTTTATTATCTCAAGCTCAAAAAACCGCTGTATTGAATCTTATTCAGGATTCAGGATCAATGATAGCAACCACTGTTGTTAAAATAGTCGAGCCTATTATCACTAGATACACAGGAAACGTCATCATGACAATGTTCGAGGGCTACGATCCAGAGACTATAAAAACAGAAATCAGAAAAAGGATCTCAACTTATATGTTAAATCTTAAAAGAAGGGACACCATTCCTAAATCTGATATAATAGCAATCATAGAAGGTATTGATGGTGTTGACTCTGTTAATTTCTTTTTCGTCGGACAGAAAAATGAAGCAAACCAGTTAGCAGTTCAAAATTTAAGTAACGTTTCAGATATTCAGAAAGATCAGATCTTAGGAATGAACGACTTTGGAGACATTGTAATTGGAAGAAATGAACTGGTTGTTTTAAGAGGTGGATGGTCAGATAGAAACGGGACAGTGTTTACTGAAAGTATCGTTGATGGCAAACCCGGTCCTTTAAACATTAGTATCTCCTCAGTGGTAAAGAAAAACTACAGAGCAGATCTTAATGCTGAAACCAAAAATGTAATTATAAAATCTTCTACATAAAAAATGGCAAATCAAGAAAGTTACTCTCCATTTTTCCCCGGACAGGATAAAGGCGTAAATTACACGGTTGCTGGTCAGAAGCCTCAAACGACTAATACAACTTTTTACAATTCTAAGGATCTATATGAAACTATTTCTTTAGCAGAGGACAGAGCATATAATATAGGATGCTCTGGATATAGAATGGTTTTGGTTAGTGGTCAAGGTGTTTATAAATATGCTCCTTGCACAAATTCTCAAGATTATAAGAAATTGATGAAAGAAATGCCCAACATTCCAGTAGAAAGAAGATACTATGATTTTGATCCAACGGATAACATCTATGATATTAGAGATAGTTTCAATGACGTTCTCCCTGATGGATTTGATTATAAAAGACAGGTTTTAAGAAGAACTCTATCCAATGTTATTTACAGAGATCCTATAAAAGAAGGAATCCTGAATTATTTTGAGAGAGTATTTTTTGGTTTGATTGAATCAACTAAGCAGATCAAAAATTTCTTTAACTACACTGTAAAAAAGAATAATAGAAGGGTTTTTTAAATAGCTTATGTCCAGTTTTTTCTATAGAAGACTTAATTTTTTCGATAAATCAGGTAAACCCCTGAATTTCGATTATATCGGCCCTACGGGTCCAACACCGTTGGACACCAACTTTACGTATATTAGTCAACCCAATCCTTATGGAATGGGACATGCTTATGTTGCTAATCTCAGCAGCAGCACCCCTTTAATTCAGATTCATATACAAGACCTAAACGGATTCTCTATAGAATCTTGGGCGGATGAGGCAATATCTTTTCTGGAACAGGGAGCAGATGTTTATTTTCACGGTAGCATCGTAGGCCAACAAGAATTTAAAGGTAAAGTACAGTCAATAACCAAAGTATTAGGTTTGGATTATGTTCAGATCAATTTTGCTCCTGGCTACGTTTCTGGACAAACGATTATTAGTAACGGTAATCAGATTTACTTTAGAACAACATACGATCACAGACCAGGAGGTTATTATAAAGGAAACATATATTTTGAACCAGTTTCATCTGGACTCTATGAAAATGAACAGGTTTTTATAGTTCAGAATTTTCTATACCAACCTAACGGACAGTACTACTACGGTCTTCCTCATACAGGGGTAACCGGTGCAACTGGATCTGGAAAATGGAGAAGTAGATGGTACAATGACAAATACGGTGAAACTGATGTTTCTGAAATAATTTTCAGCTACAAGATAGAGGATCAGCTGGAAGGTGGAGACGGCCAACCGCTCATCGTTAGCTATCCGAACATACTTTTTGAAGTGGATAAAAATTCATTCGACTATGTTTACGGAAACGGTTACATAGGAACGAATAGTATAACATCCTCAGCTTTAGCGGTGGACGTTGCATTAAACACAACTGATCTTGCAGCTAATATTTATGAAAGAAAACTCATTATTGAGGACGTAACAGGGGGAACTGGATCTACTCCTCAGAAGGTTATAGAAATAGATTTTTACGGTCAGGTTATAGGGGAGGACGAAAGATTTGATGTTATGCTTCAGAATATGGGCAGAGCATTTTATCAAAGTGATTCTGTTATTCTTAGAGATCATGATCCCAAAGAGCCCCTTCCCAACTATATAGAGATAAACGAAAAAAGAAAAGAACTTCTAATAGCGGGAGAAGAGATTTTTCCTTATATAGGAAGTTATAAAGGTCTAATCAATGCTATAAAGTTTTTCGGATATCAGGATCTTAGGATTAAAGAATATTGGTTAAATCTTCAGTATAAAAAAGTTGAATCAGATTCACCAATCAAGAAGAATCAGGAATTTCTTAACGGTCTAAAGAGACAACAACAAACTCAAGGATATAGTCAGAGTTACCAGATTGCGGACGTATTAGATAATCCAAATTCAGGAAAGTATAAATTAGTTCAGACGTATGGTCCTAATAAGGACGGAGAATACGTTTTAAGTGTTGCTTCTGAAGACACATTGCTACCTAGTAGAACTTTTAAAAAGACCTCTTTATTTGGTCTTTACTACGATCTAAATAAAGATTCTGGAGAAGTTGATGATAATGGATATCCTGTCGTTGTAGATGCTTTTAAATTTACTCAGGAGGAGGTTTTAGTAAAACTATTCGCTCTTAAGGAGAGACTTAAAAGTGATTATCTACCACTGAATGCTAGAATAGTTGATATCACGGGTGAGGGTATTTACTTTGATGTATACAACACCAGATCATGGACTGATGTAATGCAAAGACCTGATATTGATGCTGGTCTTTATTTCGATGTTAGATCTAATCCGGATTTCGGGTTTATTGAGGACCTTAGAAATTTCTCAGTTCGTCCACTTTCAACCTCTATACAAACGCCATCTAATTATTTCAATCAGTACAGCGCAAGTGTTAGTGTATCCGGTGGAACAGGTAGCGCAATATATTTTAACGGAATCCCAGCAACTGGACCAAACCCAACCTTATATGTAACCCAAGGTAAAACTTACGAATTCACTATAGGAACAACCGGGTTTAATTTGTATTTAACAACTGATCCAACCCTGAGCTCTGTGGTAGATCCCGTTGGATTACAAAACAATGGAGCCACCTCTGGAGGATCTCCGATAGAGTGGTATGTGAATCCTCTTCAGGGATCACCTGTTTATTATTTCTCTCCTCAGAATCCTAGTTTATTAAATGGACAAATAGTTGTTCAAACATCGGAGATATCTGATCTTGGAAATATCATAGATCCTCTTTCAGCTCAACAGAACTACAGTGCAGACCAAAACACTTCTTTACTGAGTGCGATAGAGAATTTCTATAGATTGAAGCAACAGGGTGAAATAAAGGAATTAGGAGACGGTAAATACGATCCTCCGGCCTACATAGATCCTTCCACAGGACTCACGTATAGAACTTCTATAGGAACTCCGATCGTTCTAGAATTGATCTTAGATAGATGGAGCTGGGACGAACTTAATGTTAACTGGACATCAATCATTTTACCTATTTTTAGGGTAGGCGACAGAGTTCAAGTTAGAGACCCAAACAATTTTGCATATCAAACTTTCGGAACTGTTACTTCGGTTAGTTATTCTACCGGTGTTTATGACGTGTTCCTTGATAGCTTTTCTACTACTCTACAATATGACGAATCCCAATTATTTGCTAGCCTTCAGAATTATGGAATTCTCAACTGGGCAAATATAGATTTTTCTAACATGGTTGAGATTGAGTGGATTCTCGATAAGGAGACAACCCAATCTGGAAGTCCTTATCATTTTGAATTTAGAGGTCTTATTCTTGATTTCTATAAGTTAGCTCACTTTGTTCCTTATACTGGTGAATATAAAGTCACCTGTAATATTTATGATGCCTTTAATGTTAAGAGCACAGTCATAAATCACGGAGCTCTTGTTGTTAGTCCTAAGACTATAGAAATAGATGCTTGGACTAGATACAGAGAATCTCAGAGTTATGAGTGGATTAATACAATAAAACAATGGGACGACTATCAGTCTATCTGGGAGTATCCTGCTGAAGGATCTTCTATAGAGGTTTTAGAAAAAACAATACCTAGCGAAATCCTAGATTTTGCAACATACGGAAATAAATCAGAAGATGGACAGGACGTTTATGTTAAAGTTAAAACTAAACCGATCGGTGCAACTGGTGCTATAGTTCTAACCCAAACAAATCTTGTGATCACTGATATCTCATCATATCAGATCTCTCTTGGACAATATGGATATGCAACAGTTACAACATCAACTCCACACAATCTTTCAACTGGAGAGGAAGTTACGATTTTAAATACGATACCTCAGATAATTGGTAGATGGTCAGTAATAGTTCCATCAGGATCTACTAACACCTTTAAAATACCATTAGTTATAGAAAACACCTGGAGTGGAATTTTAGTTCAAACATCTCCTAATCGATTATCCGTCGACACCACCCCAGCTGGATATCAAAATCAATATCTGACAGGAGCTGGAACGATAATGATAACCGTTGGCGGAAGGGATATCGGATCATCAGATTCTGGTGACTCCCTATATAAAACGGCAAATGCTATAGTATCGTCGGTAAACTCTTTAAAAACTTATCCCGATTACTTCGCTTCTTGTACTGATCCTAGTCAAGATCCAGTTACAATTATAATATCAGCTCAGGATAGTTTAGGAGCAGATCAGAATGGTGTCTCGATGAACGTGACTTCAACGGGTTCTGTTTCGATTGTTTATTCTTCTCCGAATCTCGATTATGGGGTTAGTCCAACTGAAACCTATGAATATTGGTACGAGTCAAGCGGTGTTTTACCTAATGCTAATCTTAAATACTGGGGAACTAAAAAATTAGATTGGCAGATTTTCACCGACAGCACATGGGATAATTCTTATGCTCACGGATGGTATGATTTTGAATTCAATAACGATTGGCTGGGCGGATATGAACTTCATAATATAAAGCCAGGTGATAATGTAAAACTCAGTACAGGTAGTCCGACATATCCATTTCCTATTGGGATAACAATACAGCCTGGTGTTTCTGCTTTAACTGTTCAGGAGGTTGCTGATCAGCTTAATTCATCTTCTGATAGATACGTTACTGATTTTTACTATAGACCTATTCCGAACGAGTCCGGAAGTCTTCCCATAGATTCACCTCCTATAAACTTGGATATAAACAACTTCGGAATTCCGAATTCTTTATATCCTCCGCCTATTTCAGTAATCGGAGGAAGCCAGATCCTTATCGCTTCTTTTGGTATAACCGGAGGAACATCTATAACCACAACAACAAGTACCACAACAACAAGTACTTCGACAACAAGTACTTCGACAACAAGTACTTCGACAACAAGTACTTCAACAACAACAAGTACAACCACAGCTCCTCCTCCTGATTGCTCTCTATCAGGAACGGCTTCTATGGTTTATCCGACGACTACAACAACTAGTACGACTACAATTGCTCCGACGACTACAACAACTAGTACGACTACAATTGCTCCGACGACTACAACAACTACAACTATCGCACCTACAACAACTAGTACAACCACAGCTGGAACAGTTACGGTTCTGTTTGAGACAATTGTAGACGGTAGTGCTAGTGGTTCGACTACTTTTAGACTAATGAAAAATGGACTTACAGTCGTAAATATCATAAACCTCGACGTAAGTAACACCTATACATACAATGTTGGCGACACCATCGAAGCACGATTGATAACGGCTTCAGGTAACGTATATAGTGAAGTAGCTATCTATCAAGATCCATTTATCCTTCTAGATACCTCAGGATATGGCGGAGGCACTCGTATTGCAGGACCTATTACAACATCAGGCGGACAAAGCTATACTGTTGAATGTGTAGCTAGTGCATTACCTTAAAAATTTAAAACATGGCATCAGTATTAATAACATTAACAACAGCAGGAACAGATACGGGACCTTTCAACCTGTATTCAAATACGGATGGATACGTTACCGCTTTTCAGACTAACGTGTCTAAAATTCTTCTTATTGGTGGATATACATCTACCCTAGTTCCAAATGGAACAACCACCATAAGAGTGAAGTCAAACAACCCTGGACTTTGTACGAATTATGTGGATCTTGCAGTTTCTGGTATGACAACTACAACAACTACCACAACTGCTGCACCTATTGGATTCTATTGGCTTAACGGAGGATCAGCAAATTCGTTTAGTGGAGCTTTCATGAGATTGACAAGTCCTTACACGTCTTCCAATTTCTTGAACAATCAATCCCTTACAAGCGGAACAACAAAAGCTTGGACTTCATCCCCTCCCATTCCTCTTGCATCTACAAATTCTAGTTTTTTCTTTACTGGTGTCCCTAGTAGTCTTAGTTTGACCGGAAATGCTACTCTCACGATGCTACCAAGTAATACTAACACTAATACAAATCTTATTGTAGGTGCGACTTCAGCAAGTCTTAGTTGGACTGGGATTAATACCACGGGTCAAACAAGCATGCAGGTTACTATGTATACTAGCACTGCTGCGACAACTAGTACGACTACAATTGCTCCTAACTCTTATGTGTTAGATTATTCTGCTAATAAGAATATTCAGACGTGGACTTTGTCCATAAATGGATCTGCATCTTTCTATAATAGTGCTTTCCCGGCGGCTACTATTAATTATTTCTATATACCTACAACATATTCTGGAACATTTGTTCTTGCTTTTATTATGTTAGGCACACCTTCGTCTGTTAGTGCAGTCTTTACAGGAAGCGGAAGTGGAGGTCCTCATACTGCTACTACGGTCTACCAGTCTAGTTATGGAATTTATAGTGTTTATAAATCGACTTGGACAAGTAAAACTATTGGTGGAGGACCAGGAAATGGAATGTATATCACAATATTTTAACAATTAAAAAATATGCAAAAAAAAGTAATATTTATTAGTGTACAGCCAGACGATCCATACTTCTTTTGGCAGGTCGAGGTTTTTATACATAATTTTATGAAATCTGGTGTTCCTTCCCGCAATATACATGTTCTTTTTTCCTATGAGAATGAACCAAGTCAGGGATTATTGGAGTTAGCTCAGAAATATAAATTCATAAAATTCTTTTTTTACAAAAAAACTCCGGTTGATAATTTTGGATACATTCCTATTTTAAGACCGGATGCTCTAGAACAGCACTTTAGAAAATTCCCTCATCTAGCTAACGAGATTTTTTTCTATCACGATTCTGATATAATCTTTAGAGAACTTCCTAATTTCGATTCTTTAAAAGATGATGAATTCTGGTATCTTAGTGACACGATCTCCTATATAGGTGGAGACTATATTAAATCTAAATCAGATTCTCTGCTAACAGAGCTCTGTCAGGTAGCAGGAATCGATAGATCGGTAGTTGAAGAAAACGAGAATAATTCAGGGGGAGCACAATATTTACTAAAAGAAATAGATGCTGACTATTGGGCTGATGTGAATAAAGTAACCCTGGATCTTTATAAATATATGTCAGAGAGGGAAGTAGAAGAGAGAAAGACATTAACAGAGGAGCAGCTAATATCTTACAACCCTATTCAGAAATGGTGCGCTGATATGTGGGGGGTTTTATGGTGCGGATGGAAGAGAGGACTTAAATCTAAGATCACTCCGGAATTTGGATTCAGCTGGGGCTCTTCAAGTTCTCAAGAGTGGAGTTATTTTAAGATCATGCACAATGCAGGAGCTATGAATAATGAAGGAGGAAAAAGATTTTACAAAGCGGAATACATGACAAAAAGTCCTTTTGATGCAGATCTATCGTCAATAGATCCTGCTAATAACACATGGAACTATGTTCAAGCAATACTCTCAGCAAAAGAGAAGAGAAAGTCTCTTTGGGAGGGGTCTTTATAATAAGAATATATAGAAGAAACTAAAATGGCAAACACACCCACAGGGATAAATCAGGGAGATTTTATTTATTTCTACGACACGAGCACAGGAAACGTGACCGGGTGGGATTGGTATTTTCCTGGAGGTACTCCAACAGGAAGTTTTTCTTTCGCTCAGTTGGTTAATTATTACAATGTTAATACAAACGGATATCCCGTTAGTCTTAGTGTTACCGATGGCGTTATAACATCATCAGTTACAGAGAATAATTTGATAGTGGTATCACCAGAACAGATATCACCTTCACTTTTAATCAGTACCCCGATTGGTCCTTTCCCTTCAGGCACTGCTAATCTGAGTGAAAGCATTACTTTTACAGCAACCGGTGGAACCGGATCTGGGATTCAATATTACACGTGGAACCTACCAGGTACAGCAGGATTCACGGGAACGTCACCTTCAGTAACCACCAACATTTATGACTGGTTGACTCTGACAGGGTCTGATCTTGGTGCTTTGTATAGCACATATTTTGCATCTGCTCAGGTTTCTTTATCGACAGTGGTTGGTAATACCTTTGTTGCATCTAATTCGCTAACGTATAATAAGAGTGGAATAGCCGAGAGCTTCAATCTTTGTGATGTTAATGTGACTGGACCTACAGCTCATAACATCCAATACTATCAAGTTTCTCCTTACAATCTAGCAACTATAAACACGTCAACTATTGGTTTACTAGGATCTTCATATCTAGTCATGGAAACAAAACAACTAGATTCTAGCTACACTATAAATAACTTGTCATCCCATGTGGAAGGTGAGACTGTTAATTTTTACTCTCCGAGTATGGACATAATGACCAATTCAGAGGGAAGAATCCCTGGACTGGTCGTGGCTTCAGGTTCTGCTTTTAGTGTGATGGGGGTATCGGTTCCTCCTCTCAACAGATACACGGTTGGTAAGTATATGTGGCCTAATGATATTAGCGGAGTTCTAGGGAATCAATTTTATTTTGCTGACTCGTCAGGAGCATTAACAACCCCTTTAACTGTGGGAGCATCAGGAGATTATACCAAAAGATGCTGGTCTGATGATGCCCTTGATCTCTTCTTGAACGATGTCTCTTATGCTAGTGTCAGTTCTAAAAGCTGGGAGAATTCTCAATCAGCTTTGCCCTCTAAGGTTAACGGTGTCGATGGCGGATTAAACTCTCGTGGACCTTGCTATCCAGCAAGCATCGCAATGGGTGGAATTGATGTTGCGATTACCCTTAGATTTTACGGAGGACCTACTAGATCATGGACTGGTTCATCGCTTTTAGGAAGCTTGGTCATTAACGTAAGCACTTCGAATGCGAGAGGAAATTCACCAGACGGAACTATTCTGCTGGCTCAGGACACTGGATATTACACACAAAAGGGATTAGCTTTCAAACTGAACTCTGCTTTCTCCTCCGCAAATTTAACCCCTTATATGAGTGCAGTGGCTAGCAAATATCTTGCAACATACGAACTTATGCCAGAAGTTGACCGTGATGAATTTAACGGGCTTCAGGTTTCAATAATTGATGAGTATGTTACTAGCGCCAAAGGGTCTTTACCTATACTGAGTGCGGGAAGCATCCCCGATGGCTACTTTATAACCAAAGTTGAATTTACTAATACCGCTGGAAGTTGGACTAGTCCTTTTACTGGTTATCCCTCATATAATTGGCTGGGTTTTTATTTAGACGGTCTAGACTTATTTCTTTTCAACCTGGCAAACTCAACATATGATTCAGGACCAAGAAGAGGTTGGTTTTTCACAGGATAACAAACTTATAATATATAATTTCAAATGCCAAGTGCTTCATTAAATATCAATCAAATAGCTTTAGACTCTCAGTTTTATGTTTGGGGATCGGGAGAAGATGTCAGAAGATTCAACGGATCTTCATGGGAATATTACAACTATCTAAATTCAGCTGTGCCTGGACCCTTTGGTGGTTCATTTTCACTGGACACCAGAACCGTCTCTATAGACCCCGAGGAGAAACTTTGGTGTGGAGTTGCTGAAGGCCCAACATCAGGGTTCAATGAAGTTGCGGTTTTCTATATCAACACAAACGACGTTGATGAAGGTGAATCTTGGAGATTTTCAGATCTTGGAGATTTTGGAGGAATCCCACAAGAAACATCTTTCGTCTATGCTTGTCCATTTGGTGATGACGTTTACGCTTTTGTTACCCCTCTTAATGGTATAGGTGGAACTGCAGGAATTTCTAATTATACTAGATTCTACGGGGTTACCGGAGGGAGACTTTTTTACCATCTGAAAGAGACGGGTCAATGGAAAGAGACAATTCCAAATTATCCTTGGCCACATATCTATGACATGCAAGCTAAAGGTATAGACGGAAAAAGTTATTTCTATTATGTTGCAACCAACGAGGGACTTATGACAATTCCTCAGGGAAGTCTTTCCACTGTTGAACTTACTGACGGAACTCAAATAATTAAACAAGCACAGGTTTACAACACCCACACATCAGGAATAATCTCTGATAACGTTTATGCTCTTGACCTTGACGAAGACGGGAATCTTTGGATGGGTACAGATAAAGGCCTTTCATTTTTTAACGGGCATGGATTCTGGAACTATGGAACAACTGGACCTGTGACTGCGATTAAATCTAGACCTAACGGCCACGTGTTCTACTCAACAGGGGATGGCGAGCTTGGCCAGGGTGCTGGTCTTTGGCATTTTAACGGCAGTACACACACTTTATTTACAAATTCTAATTCTACCCTTTCAAGCAATAATATCATCGATATTGAGCTCGTAGGAGGCAATATAGATCAGTCTGGACTTATTGCTCACGAGAATGCCCTTTGGGTTCTAGAGTACAATGTGCTTTCTTCTTTTGATTATGATATTCCACATGTTTACGGGTCTTCCAAGTATGCTGGAGCTACCGGATGGAATTTCGTCTACTACAGTCCTACTGGAGGAACTAGTGCTCCTTTGCCTAAGGTGAACAAATATACTTGGACATATCCAGAGTGGAGGGTTTATCAAGATGATTATCTTGCTTCCAAACATCCTGGACTTGATCCGAGGAATTTATTCATGACCACGAAGCTGAGCGCTATAGCAGACGGCAGAGCAGGAAAACAGCCTTATTGGGATAATTTCCCTCTTCCAAGTTACGAACAGGAAGTTTGGGAAGGCAAGGTAACAGGTCCAACTTGGATAAAGGAAATAGCTCTAGTCGGAACTGATGCAGGATATGATTATCCTGATTTAAAAATAACTTGCTCTACAACTCTAAACGTTGATGGATCAACTAAATTGTATATTGGTGGAGAAATCTCCGGAAATACGACAGGGTATCTAGGTTATTATAATGATACCGAGCTAGCAACAGTTGTGAATCTAAATCCCACAATGGGAGGAAGTGCTGCTAGTGTGCTAGATTCCAATTCAGGATTTTTTGCTAAAATGGGATTCATTGCTTGCTATGATGAAGATGGGTATGTTGAATCCGTACTTCCTTTTAGAGGTTACTCAACTAAAATAGATTCACTGTCACCTTCTGCAGATGGGAATTCAATCATAGCTACCGGATCTTATAATTGGCTAATAGAAAACGGACCTTATGTTTATCCCGGATGGCTTGGAGCAACAAATACTTATTTAGGTGGGCCTACAGGAGCTCCTATAGGTCTAACGAATATTAACGTTCCTGGTGCAACCACTGGGATTTACAACTGGATAACTTCAGTGGGTCAGACTGGGTCTAATTTCTTCTACACTTATAGTGGAGGATCAACAAGTACTCTAGTATACATCGGGGTTCTCGGACCTGGAGCTGGTAACCCCGGAGGAATCGATTTCGAATACAATGTGGGAGCTTTAACCCAATATGCCCATGATGTGAGTGCTATAACGGTCAACTTTATTGACTTCAACATGACTGATTGGAGTAATGCTTATGAGCAACTCCCTACCGGATACGTGATAACAATTACTGACTATGTCGGAACAGGGGAAGTTCTTGCCAATTATACAATAGATTCAATAAATCTAGGGAATAACGGACCGGGAAGCACCGCAAAATTTAACGTTACATATCAAGGAGGAACCTCAGGGAACATAGATTTCAATGTTATTACGTATTCTTTTCTTGGATTTGATGTTTATTCGTATCTGACTAGCTGCTTCCCTCTTGTACCTGCACTAGAAACAATTAGCAGTCAAGAATCTGCAAATATACACGCCCCTGGAGTTTTTGTAGCTCAGATTGAGAAAGACCTTGGCGATATAAGTTCATTTGCTGGTATAACTGGAGATTACACTTCTGATATCAGGAAGTCTTATAGAATAACCGACTTTAGAACTTTCCCTTCAGTTAACCAAGTCCCTTCCTCAACATCAGAAACTTTAAACTCGATATACTCAAAATCTGATACCAGTGCTAATTTTGTAAATGTCGCTATAGTTTCAGGAGCTACTGCTGCTCCTAGTTTATCTACATTGAAGAATTCGTGGAACAGAAACAATGATAATCCATCTACTGTTGAAGTTTTAAAAGATCCGCTCTCTCAGAACTTCATGTCTTATGTGAGATTAAATGCTTCTGATTTTTCTTTACAGACAACTGTTAATGCTGAGGGATCTACATCTGGGTACTTATACCAAGGAATAAATTCTTTGAACTCTCTATCCAATGAAGATACTGTTTTAATCACGGGTAATTCGTGTAAAGATTTCTCAATAGGTGGAATGGGATTAACTGGACCAACCTCATCTGTTCCTTATCCTTATTTTGCAATAATTTCAACGTCAGGTACAGGTGTTACTGGGTATTTTATGAACGATGCCCAGCCTGGAACAGGATCTATAAATTCATCCAAGGATAGATCAACATATTACGTGACCTCAATATATGGTGGATCTGGTTCTTACTTTAGGGAAGATTTTGTAGCAGGATCTACCGGCACTTATCTTCTAACCGCTCAGATAACTGAACAAGGTGTTGTTAAAAATACTTTTGGTCCTCATTTGGAAACCTACGCTAGTAACATACAGAAGATTTCAGCTTCAGAGATCATGCCTAATGGCCAGTATTTTATTTCTTATTCCGACTATAGCATTGCCTCCTTTCACCTACAAAAATTCTTAAAATCAACTCAGGATGGAAGAATAACTGATACGAATTATTTCAGCGGACCTGATCCTTCTACATCTTTATTTAATTTTTCGGTATCTGATAAATCCGATATTTATATGTCTATAACATGGGGGAATTCCACCACAGCGCCTTTACCTTTTGGGTATAACTATCCTTATGGACTAGGCTCAGGAAACTCACAAGTTATTAAAGCTGAGCAATATAAGCCAGATTTAGGAATAAACTTAGGTGGTATAATTTCGAGACCCGGATCAGGCGCTTGGACGTGGTGTGATGTCCACTCAACAGACAACTATTTTGAAATACCTTTAATGTCTACGGTTATCCTAAACAACTATGCTTCCAATATCTATGGTAAGCAAAATAACGTTTGGTCTCTAATAGATTCTTCTACTGATAATGATTTGCTGACTGTGAAATCTACACCTTACTTTATCTACACATTTACCCAACCTGGATTCTATACGGTGAACAATCAAGTTGAAGATTCTCAAGGAAATGTTTATGAGGTTTCTAAACCTGGATTTATTAAAGTTGTGGACCATCTGGCTAAGAGACCTGATGATCTAAGACCTGAATTTGTAGATTCAACTGACTATGGATACCCTCCGGGAGTGCCTTTCTATGAAAGAGATGAGGAAGCTAAGAAACTTGCAGCCGAGCTATTAAAAGATGAAAAAGAAATCTTAAGTCAAGAAATTCAACCATTTGGCTCTGATCTTAAAATAGCTCCTAATCCGGATGCAACGTTTGATGAGTATGACTATTAAGAGTCTTTGAGAGCATTAAGAACTTCCTCAACAATCGGATCTCTATGATTTGTTTTCAATGAGATCATGGAAATTCCCTCTATAAAGCTTAGCTTTTTAGAAAGCCAATCAAATCCACTAAGTTTTTTGTCTTTTAGATCTATCTGGGAATTATCTCCTACGAATATCATCTTTGCACCCATACAAAGCCTTGTGATAATCAGTTCAAGTTGGTTTTGTGTTATGTTCTGAGATTCGTCTATAACAACACAACAATCTGAAAAGTTTCTACCTCTCATAAATCCAATGGGTATAACCTCTATATTTCCCTCCATGATCTCTTTGTCAATCTTATCCTTGCTGTAAAGAACATACATGTTATCATAAATGGATGCTGTATATGGAGCTAGCTTAGCGTCCTTGTCACCAGGAAGAAATCCAATATCTTCACCTGCTGTTACCGCGGGACGTGTGAGGATTATCTTTTTTACCTCTTTCTTAAAAAGAAGATCCAGTGCCACTTGGGCTGCTAGAAGAGATTTACCACTTCCTGCCTGTCCCTTTAAAAAGGATATCTTTGATTGTAGAATTTTGTCCTTCGCTGCCTTTTGCTCTTCGTTAAGTGCGATGTTAAATTTAATAGGGTTTTTAGGCTTTTTTGTGGAATTTTGCATGGGCTATGTTTTTTTAGTTTATATAACAATATATCGTTTGTTATTATTAAAATGAAAGGATAATTTTCCTTGTCCTTTTGTGGAATAAATTGCTGATTTCAAGCTTAAAGATACATCCAAGGTATCTTTTTTAGAGAGTTTTATGTTTTGCCACTCCATATTTAGTAGTTGTCCGAGACATTGATATATATTTCGCTCTAAAATGAAATAAAAAAATTAAAAAATGGCAACAGTAAACATTACAGAAATTTTGGGCTCCGACTCTATCTCGGGGTCTAGGATAACCATCAATTCAAACTTTTTAATCCTCCAGAACTGGATAAACGGATATATCACGGTTTTCGGGATAGACAGCGTGAATGGGATTTTGGATTTAACCTCGGCTTCGACCGGTAGGGTTAGTGCTAAGCAAGGCAGCTTTAATTCTCTAGCCCTTCCGTCTTCAGGTACAGCTTTGGCCTCAGTGAACTCTTCAGGACAAGCATCCTTTGCAAGCGTCGCAACAACCACACTAACTGCTTCTGGAGCTGTGACATTAAACGGATCGGTAACTCTTTCATCTGCATCTATATTTACAGTAGGAGGTACCTCTAGCTTTAACGGGTCACTATCCGCTAACGGTGCTTTCTATTTAGGAACATCCCAATTAACAGGACACGTGATCGCTCAGAATACGATGTATCTTTCTGGGTTAACCGCAGGCTCTGCCTTCCCCGCAAATACTTCAGGTGGCGGAGGAGTTTATACGTCTATGAATTCCCCTTATGCACTGACGGGACAAGAAGATGTTATTTACGCAAATTGCGGACCAACCGGATTTTATCTAAAAATGGTTAACGGGCTTTCTCCTTTCGGCGGTACATTACCTAACATACCTCAAGGATCTAGAATAACTATTATCAACACATCTTCTGCTACAGGGTATATCTGGACCGGAACTACGGGAGCTACCGCTTATTATACAGGGTTCAACACTGCCGCTTCTTATGGCGGATTTTCTTCAGGTGGTATAGTGGTAAACCAGAATAAGGCATACAGATCTTCAGTTACCCTTCAATGGGAACCTAGAGTTGGACAGGGACAAGCCAACCAAAACGGTTCTTGGGTAGTTTTGAGCTCTACTAATATGACAGTTTAATAATAAAAATTAGAAACCTTAATGGCAAAGACACCTTTTATAAGACCGCTTCAAGTACAGGGAGGAACATTTTATTCTTTCTCATCTGCATCCGAGGATTTGTCATTCTCCTTTAATAATTCAGTTAACAAATTTAGATTTTCGAAGTTTGCCTTATTGAATATTCCAAACATCGATAATGGCTATAGTTCTTCTTCACAAGATAACCTTATTAGATTAAATGCTCCTGATGGAGCTTTTATAGACTATGCAACTTCAGCAGGAAAAATTATTACCGGAGACGGCAACATAGACTTCTCACAGAGTTTTCAAAGCTACTGCTTAAACTTTGAAACCACAGCGACTAGCACTGATGAATACGATTCTACACTTAAGCAGAACATATCAGAAAGAGTTTTCTTTAAGTGGCTCAAAGAAACGGGAGCTATGAGATGGAGACCCGCTGACTCTTCAGAGGTTTCTCCTGCTTTGAATCAATACACAGTTACTATAGTTAATGATCTTCCAGTAACACAAAAAAGATACGTTGAAGGGGATACCGCTTTAGGTACAACTGGGGCATACGGAATAACAGCGGGCACTTATAATAGAGTAGTTCAATACGTAGGAAGTCTTGATATTGTAAATACCGTTAAGAATTCTAATAACACTTATTCTGAAGTTTATGTTTACGTTCCGACTAAGGACGGAAATACCCCTACAGTACTATTCAAAAACGTTGTAGATAAAAATTATTATCCAGATTACCAGTGGACTAATAATCCGACTAATCCTTTGAACGATGAATATCTATTCGGAAGAAATTATGACGATATTAATCCTAGCGGTCTTACTACCCTAGCCATTTTTGATGATGATGTTTTAGGAGCACCAACATCTACATATTTTTATACGGGTACAAACGGAGCGACCGCTTCTGGGAACTGGTACACTCCAAGGGATACTGCTAACACTTATTTTAGTGATATTCTTTTCACTGATGCCTCTAATGACATCCTCACTAAAACGTACAACAATAATTCTCTAACATACGTCAGATCTAGACTTGATTCAATAGGAATTGATTTCGATCCTAATTCATACCAGGGAATACTTACAAATCCTAGCATCAGCACTTTAGAAGAGTTTAATGCAACACCAGATGCTAACGACTTTGAATTCAACTGTGTTCTGGTTTATTATGACATCTACGATCCTGCTAACCCGGCAGATTCTGCAACCAATCTTTTTGGTGTTCTATTTTTAGATGACGTTAACACTTCGGGCGGAGACGTATACATTCCTAGACTTCAGAAATATAGACCTAATCCAGTAACTAAGCTTAACGGTAACTCTTATGGATTTAAGATCAATCTTAAATTTGACGTTGATATAGATCAAACTGGAGTTGAACAGGCAATAAACGATTACTCCCCGTTTTCACTTTCTATGTTTATGGATGCTATGAACGTTCTTCAAGACGCAAGTTCATCTTTAAATAACGCTACAACGGATTTTATAGATTTAAGTGATAGGGTAACAAGTCTAGAAAACGTAACACTCAGCGCACCAACTTCAATAAATTTAGATAGAAGAATAAACTCTATAGAGCAAACTCTTGCTGCTAACCAAGCTTTATTAAGAAACACAAGCTCTATAATGCAGCTAATTAATCAAAACTATGATTTAGTAAGATCGATTCTAAATAATCAAACTAGCGTTGAAGTTTCATATAATTTAGATCTAATTAAACAAGGGGAAGGAATTATAGTAGACAGAAGCATCCCTAATCAAGTTTTTATTAATAACGATAACCAGGATTTTAACATAGGGGCTAATAAAGGATACGGAACATTAACCCAGAATGGACTAAATGTAATTCCTTTAGTGGATTTCTCAAATTATTTTAAACATGTTAATAACGGAAATCCTTTAACCCTAACTGGTGATTTAACAATAAGAATAGATGATAGCCAGATTAATTGGAAAAAAGGACAAAGATTTAGAATGTCCTTCGGAGATGAGATTTATCTTGGTAATTTTACTATAACAATCTTAACTGATGCTTTGGGACAATATCCTCTAGCAAATCCTACAGGAACATCATATTCAAAAGTCGTAATATCACTGAATGATGCAACATTTGCTTCTTATGACTATTTACCGGTTATGGATATAGTTTGTATAGATCAAAGTAATCTGAAATTCCAAGTTGATTTAGTTGGAAAAAGTTTAACAAACAACGTATAATATAAATATTAAAAGAAATGGCAGGCACACAAAACTCAATAAGTTCTTTAATTGCTCAGTTTCTAAGACTGCAAAAGAACTCTTTGGAAATACTCAATGGATTGAATGAAGCTGCGGTTTCAACGAATGATACTGTTACTATCGAGGTTCTTGATGAGCAGGGTCTACCTAAAAACGCAAACATTCCTTCTTATGGTTATTTAAGAGGGGAACTTCAGAGAATTGATAATAATATAAAATCATTAGCTGGAATCGGAGATTCTTCTTCCACAGTAAGAAACCCGGACGGAACATATTCGCAGGTCTTTAAAGTTGAGACTTTGAAGAATCCTCCAACACTTTCAAATCTACCGGTACCTAATACTTTTTATGTAAAAGATAATTGGTTCTTCGAAAGCTTTCTAAGCCCACTTCTTTATGTTAGTGTGAACGTAACTGGAAAGATCCCAGACAGTGCTGATAGAATTAATGTAAAAAGGATAATTGCTAACACCGATACTGAAGTTAAAAGAACTTATTTTGATTCAAACATTAAAGGAAGAAACGATCTTACTTATGATCAATACATAAAAGCTTTACAAGACAATGGAATTGGTTATTTTGTAGATGAAGACATAGTTAATCTTCCGCTAAGAGAAATAAGATACATTGGAAATTTTGGTGTTCTTTCTTATTATGATGATTTAGTTTCTGTTAAAGATGCAAACGGAAACATTTACCAGGAGACTAGAAGAAATTACAAGCTAGATCAGTTAACTTATACTGACACTTTATCAACGGTTAGAAACGGAAGAACACTGGATGTAAATGACAAAGTTTCAACCCCGGACGGAACACAGTATTTAATTACTGCGGTTAATAAAGATCAAAATTCAATCCAGGCAAAAAGAGTTTCTGGATATGAAGCTATCCAATTAGGTGCAAATACTCTTTCGATTTCATCTACAGACTTTGGTCCTAGATACATTCAAGTTAATGTTGGCTATAATGAGAGACAAGGGATTTTCTTTAAAACTATTGATGATTATTTTAATATACAAGGAGCTAACTGGTCAACCGGTATAGTTTTCTGGAGTAATGAACTTACGACTAAAAATTCAGACGGAGAAATAGTTACTTTAGAAAATTACTATCTCGCCGAAGTTTCTGATATGGGTAAAGTTTTCCTAGGAATGGCCAAGGAAAAAAAGGTTCCTGCAATTCAAGGACTTACTCCCAATGCACCACTTGTAACAACTGACAGCTTTAAAGTTGTACAGATAAACAAACAGGTAACAGATTCTACTTCTATAAAAGTAGTTAACGACAAGCTTCAGGTTAAGAGCGGACTAAAATCAGAAATAGATTCTTTAGATGATGCTATTAATAAATCTAAGCTTCAGTTAAATACAGGATTAGCTACTTCTGACCAATTGGATGTTCAGATTGCAAGAGAAGGTGTGGATGCTAATAGCATACTAGGAGCTAATCTGACAGAGGCAAAAATAAAACAGAGAACAAATCCAATAGGGATTAACGTAGAATCTGTTAAAGCAAATCTCAATAACCTCATAAATGAGAGAGTTAAGAAGGTTCAACTTTACGCTTCTATTGTTGATGAGGTTAGTACTATAGTTCAGGATGTACCTCAAATAGTTGCTGAGCCTAAGTATAGAGTTAGAGGATTCTGGCCTATACCTGCTCCAAAAGTAAGTCCTTCTACCGGAGATCAGGCAGTCATTCAATTCTCTGTTAGATATAGATACCTGAGTGATAGCGGTTCTGCACAACCTTCAGAACAAATTGAATATACCGATATTGATGGCGTTAAAAAAGTTGGAGCTTTTTCCAACTGGGTCGAATATAAAACTGATATCAGGAAGAAAGCTTACGACGACACTAAGGGTGTTTATGTTTGGGTTCCAGAAGCAACCGCAGATTCAAATATTCAAAATATAAATCAGTTAGATTTAGCTATAACAAAAGGAGAAAAGCTTGAAATCCAGATAGCTTCTATTTCTGAAGCTGGATGGCCAGACAATCCTTTGACTTCTGAATATTCGCCTTCTGTTGTGGTGTCTTTCCCTGACAACCTTTCAGTAAACGGAGTTACAAATCTTCTTAGAACCAACAACGAAGACTCTGCAGTGGTTAAGGTTCAAGCAAATCTTGATGCTCAAGGATTGCCTGTGCACCTTTCTCAGCAATTTACTTCAGGAGATAAAACTTACTTCCACGATTCTACAGGAATAGCCAGCGGATTCTTTACAAGCGCTGGATTGGTTATAAATCTGTTTGATAAAATAACAGACCTTCAGAATCAAATAAACACTCTTAAAGCTGGCATTACGCAAGCTAAAGGAGTTCTTGAAGTTTATATTGTTGACTCATCCGGAAATAAAATTAAGATATCTAAAGGAGCTACAGCTAAGCTTAATGCTGGATTCTATTCAGATATCTACACCAGTCCACTTACAAGCGATGCGGGAAAAATTGCTTCTGTTAGTTACAGTATACAGCTTTTCAACCCCGAAGCTAGCCCTTTAGAGCTTGCTTCAATTATACCTGGTGGATTGGAAACTAGAGCACCTTCCACTATAAGTGGGACTTACCCAGCTGGCTACAACGATAACTTAAGATATGGTGACGCTGCTATATCTATAACATCTCTAACTAAGCCAGATATAAGTTCAAATCAATCTTTCAGACAAGCACCACCTTATGCTTCTGCTAGTGCATATTCTCAGTTCATTTATCCTAGATATAAAAATATCGGATTTAATCAGGTTCTAGTTAATAACCCATCGGTTGGAGATCTCGGAGCATACTTTACCTCTGTGTATACTCCTTCTTATGCTTATGATGGATCTGCTTCAACCACACAAATAAACTTCGGAGTTCCTGGGATTTATCCTCAAAATGGAACAATATTTACTCCCTATGATCCTGCAATCACCCCAGCATCTGTTCAGGGTGCAACCGCATCAAACATTTGGGGTGGAACATTCTCCGGCGTTACTGCTGGAAATCCTATCGGGGGTGGGGCAATATCAGAATTCTGTATAGACATTAGACACCCTTACTTAATATCTGTTGGTGCATCAAGCTCTTACACTACATATGATGATTTAGTTAAACCGTTTGAAACACCATTTGCATACGCTCCTTTTAGACACACACAGTCTTTCTGGGGTGATACCACATTAAGTGTTTATTGGGTACAACAGTCTTATAGAGCACCAATCACTTTTGCAGCTGGAGCTACAGCAGCAAGACAAGATGCAATGTATCCTGATAAGTTAGGATTCTCTTCGAATGACGAGTATCTAATAGGAAAATTCTCTTGCGGAGCTTATTTGTTCCTAGCACCTACTTCTGGATCTTATGTTCAGGTTCCTGGTACTAATAGTCTTTCCACTAAACAACTTCTATCTGGAGAACCTAATGCTATAAACGTTCCTCTAATATTCCAATTTAGAGCTGTTGATAAAGCAGGATACATTGGAGGCTGGAGAAAATCAGGTAATCTTTCAAATATAACATACGCTAAGAAAATAGGAATTGACATACAGGTTCTTAACGGTGATGCTTTCTCGTTTGATGTACAGGTTACTGGATCATACCAAAATGATACATTAGTGGCTCCTAATTTCGATAGCGGATTAAGTGCTGTTAATTTTTAAAAATATAAAAGCTGAGAGCTAATATGTCTCAATCTAAACTTTTTGATTACAATTCATCGTTTTCTGTAACGAGAACTAACCCTAAACTATCCGGGAATTTTAAAATCACGGTAGATTCAAACGATGGAGTTTGGTTTAATTCCATAGACGCAAATCCGACTTTAAGCGATAATAGATTTAAAAAGTTTAATATCACCGGAGAGAATAGCTACTCCGTCGATCTTTTTAATTTTTTTGACCAAGGACAAATCTCTAAAGATCTAGTTTTCCAGGTAGCTAATTTTACTAACGGTGCCGCTCAATCTGCAGAGAATTTTGCAGATCAGTATGATTTTTTTTACGGTAGCGGAGCTTCTGTTTTAGTGGATAAAAATTACAAAGAATCTTTTAAATATTTTGCACCGCTTTGGGTAAAGAATGAACTTCCTGATTTTTTTGTAATATTCAAATTACCAAATCCGTTAGATTATCCATATTCTAAGAATGTAACGACAATTAAATCTGGAACGAAATATAAGATCATACAGGATTATAACAGCACATCTCCTTTTGTCATATCTTATGGCAAAAGCCCATCTGGTAATGATATCTATTACGGAGACGGTGATGTTTTCTCTGGTTTAAATAATTATTCCTCATACACAATAATCAGCGGAAGCGGAAAGGTTGCCGTATTTAACGAGCTAGCTTATCTTCCTGATGTTCTTGATGTTGAACAAACATTCAAGCAGAAGATTCTTAATAATTGTGCTGCGATCAAGACTTTTGATCTAAGAGAAAATACTAAGATAGGAAAATACATAAGATCCATATTTAACAATCCCCTCTTTTCTAAATCCCCTCTGGAAGTCAGTTGGGGATCTAATTCTTATACATATTTTAAAGGGGTAAGTTATAATGAAGGAGTTTTCACTAAAAAAGGAGAACTTTTAAGTTCCTTCCTAGCTTCTTCCGATTCCGATCCGATGATAGATTTTGAGGATTATGTCACTTCGGGATTTTCTAGAAACGGTGTTATATGTCCAAATATTCTAAATCTTGAATTTATATTCGACGATGACGAATCAAATCTGTATACCATTAACAGATACATCGGATTTTACGTTTCTAGAAATGATATAGCTAGTGTTAGAATGAATGGTAGTTTTTTCTACGACTACAAAGATCTAGATGGTAATAATAACCTCCCTAAACCTTCCATAGATAATGTCGGGTATTATTATAACAATTACCCAACAATAATGGGATCTACTTCAGGGATCAGATTATTTTACGAAGAGGGAAGTGGATTTTTACCAGGATCTGATGATGTTAATTTGTATAACCCGAATAAGCTTTTTTACATAACCGATAAGGAAGACAATTTTTATAGTCTTAAAAGAAATGAAGATTATTTAACTCCTGGTGGGAATTCACCGGATTATTCCTACGGTCCTTTTAATTATAGCACAGATACTTTTTCTGCAACAGGATCCACTGGAGCAACTTCAGGGTCTGTTGTAATCGGAAATACTATAACCAATCTTCTTAACTTCACAGGATCTGATACTAAAGTAGGAACAATACCAGGAATAAATGCAAAGGAGGCTGGAAGATCTTATGCAGAAGTGGAGTTTCTAAAACAGTATGATCTAAACAATCCTTTAACATTTAAAATATACTGGCCTAACGGATCGCAGTCAGAGGGCAGCAGAAAATATGACGTTGTGAGATCTGGTGATTTTTCTGCAATATTTCCTTGGGTCGAAGGAGCATATTATTTTACTGGAGATTCTTATTATTTCAATGCCTCTGCAGGTACAACTGAACAAATTGCAAGTGCTTTTTCCGGGGTAGTTAGACAGGTAGACCAGATAACTTGGGATTCTGGGTATGATTCTGCTTCTTCTGTGATAAGGCTCAAAAACCCAGGATTCTATGGAAACACACAGTACTCCATTAGTGTTTTTGATAACTACGCATCTTTCTTAACTGTATATAAGGGGAATTGGTCAAACAGTTCAGCATATTCTATTGGTGACGTTGTGATGTATGATAATTCGTATTATTCTTCGAACATCGCAATATCATCATCTAGCGGATCAGGAACAATCCCAGGAGGTACAGCTTGGAGTTCATATAAAACTTTTAGTCAGAGCGGATATGTTAAAATAAATGGGGTTGATGCTTCGGAACTAGACTACAATACGAATTTCGTGGGCGGGACTAAAACCAAAAACAATAGAATAATTTTTGATAATAAATATTCTAATTTGGTTCAACCTGGATATTTTATGAATACCACAACGGGGAGGTCTAAGATTACCAGTGTTACCAAGTATGTCGATTCACCTAAAAAAGATCCAGACACCGAGAGTGTTATAGGATTTAATAATTTTAATTATCTTCTTGTTGCTAACCTTGAAGACGAAAATGCTATAGTTGCATTAGGTTCTGATAATTCTTTCAATACATATTCTTCTGCAGTTTCTAAGATAGGAGTTTTTACATTCTTTGATACTAAAGAATTTGATTTTGATTTCTGGAGTTCAAATTACGGATACAATCCTGTCGGCGAAACCTTTAAATATTTCCAAATCCAAACAGGGATTACCGGTGCAATAGATCCGAATATTCCATATCTAGTTAAATCTGGACAGGTCCTATATAATAACAATCTGTATGATCAGGGTGCTATATTCTATGGTGTAACCGGATACACTTCTTTCGAAAACGCTAACCCTAGTATAGCTAAGGACGTTGTAGTTTTTCCTGCCCAGTACTCTAACATATCTTATAATCCTAGCGCTACTAGTTATCAAGATATAAAATACTATAAAGATCTTGATGCCTTTATTGGATTTTTAGGAATACAGGAATTAAATCCGGATGCACTTAAATCTGGTGCAACTAAGGAGGAGATTTTCCTTCATGGTAAGCTCAACTCTGAATATGAGTATTTAAGAGAAAACTACACTCCAAGAAGAGCTAATCTATCTAGGATAGTTCCATATATAAATAAATGGGGTTATTATTCTGGATTTGATGCTAGAGGTAATGAATATAGACTAAATTCAAGTCCAGCTTTTTCTCCCTTAAATTTTTCACCTACTTTAGATAGAATAGCATCAGATCCCCAATATCTAAGTCAGGAATGGCTTCTTCTTGAAAGACCACCAAGAAAGTTTCCTAAGGATTTAATGAACGATCAGAACAGTTATCTTGCTGGAAAGATAGATCTTTTGAAAGCTAAAAGTGCAGATCCTAACGACTATCTTTATCTCCCTTCATATTTTACTGTTGAGCCTGAAGATTATGATGCTGAATTCAGGGACACATCTTTCTACACTAAAGAGCTATTTACTTCGTTAGAATACAATCCTGCATCTGGATATTACGAAACTCTTTTCAGAGGGGCTAAAATAGTATTTAAAAAGAGATCTAGTCTTACAACAGGTCAAACTGACGGATTGGATAAATACGTTCCAAACTTTAGAGGATATCAGGACTATAAATTCTCTGCAATTCTAAGAGCTATCCCTGAAGACAGCGACACTATACAACCTCCAGTAACTTATGAGGTCATAGAAAATACACAGCAGAAGTTTATACTTTTTGTTTGTAACGTTGTTATAAAAGATCATAGGGTATTTCCTTTAGGTTATACTGGAGGAACAGGAGGAGATCCTGTTTTAGACTACACTTCTCTTTATTCTATATCAGGTAAGAATAAACTAAACTACCCTTTAGTTTCGGGTAATCCTTTTACTTCTATAGATGACATAAAACTAAGTGTTGCTCTAGATCTTTCTCTTGCTTCAGGTAGCTATGCTAACACTACAGTTACTGGAGTGATAAACTCGATTAAGAGCACAGATTATGAAGTTGATCTAAGACAAGAGATACACACTTTCTATGTTGAGAACGCTTCGGGTGCAACATCGGGGGTTAGTTCAACTGGGGCTGGAAGTTTCTCCGTTCCTTCTATAAGTTGTTCTTACCCTTGGCCTATTGGGGTTGGTCCTTCTTATATAGAGTTTGGTAAAGTTGCAACTGCTTCCAACTACACCTTTACGATACCTTTCTCTCCGTCTAGTCCGGTAACAATCCCGGTTGGACCTTCTTCTATCTACAAGAATAAACCGGTTTTCCAGCTTTCTGGTGGTGATAGATACTACGAGTCTCTTTTAACCAGATGCACTGCTGCTTATATTTCTAAGAAAGTTAACTCAAGCTCTCCTTATATAAAATATAAAACGTATTACTGGGATGATGCTTTATCTAACACAATTCTTAAAGAAAACGATTTTGAAATCTATATAGAGAAACCAACAAAGGTAGTAAAAGTAAAAGGTAGTTCATACATTAAGACTAAAAACGGACCACAGGAACTAAAAGGTAATTCTAGCGTTACTGGATTCGAGGTAATAAAAGGTAATCCTAAGCTTCCTTCTATTATGCTTAGATACTCTGGAGGATATGAACCACTATTTAGGAAGGTCGTACATTTCGATAAAGATAAGACGGATACAATATCCGGATCAGGTGGAACTATAGATCTATCTTTTAGAAATTGCAACTTTGCTCCAAATAAACTTTATTTTGGAATATCTAGAAATCTTAGCTATACTAAAGTTTCTTTGGGCTCTCCCATATTATCTCTTTCGAATTCATTCCCAGAGGGCCCAGTCTATCCTTATATAGGTCAATCTCCAATTGCTAGAAAAGATTTTAATCTTTTCTCTTCAACTTGGGATCCTGGATATTATGAAAAATACAACACGGCAACAACATTTAGTGAGGTTGCAGGAACTAGATCGATGAAAGAATTTAATACTTTCTTTGGATCTAAAATGATGCAAACTCCAGATCCTGTTGGAATTTCAAATTATATAAATCTTGAGATATCAAGAACGTCCGGAGATTCTAGTGTTTCTAGCATTAATTCTCAAATAGATAGTTACATTAAATCGATTCAAAACATAACATCAGCCAACTCAGGCAGCGGGATAGGAAATGTCGGCCCTTATCTTTCTGGCGTTGATTACGATAAACTCGATTTAAACATTTTTCCTAACGCAGAGATAGTTTGGCAATATTTTTCAGAAACTAGAAGAATCTCTGGAACTATAAGATTGGATAGAATGCTAAGAAGATATCTTCTGAATTCTGGGATCAAGCAAGTGTTTATAGATAATATGATTTCCGATTTTGGTGTTGGGAGTCCAAATTCTATAAATGATGATGTTAACGGGTACATAGATCTAAATGTTTCTCCTATTTACGAAGGCGGTGAATTCGATCTATATGTTATGAAAACAGGAGAGCGAGATTTTCAGGTTAAAGAAACACTAAGAGGTGATATATTTAAAGCTGATAGATATAAAATGGGGTACTATCTAAATCAGAATTACAAATTAACAAAAGTAAACAATTTAGTTTATAATTTCGAATTTCCTTTTGAGAGAAACTTCGATTATTCCCTATTGTTTAACTTCTCGATAACTAAAATTTAAAGATGCCTAATACCAATATACAAGCACTTAATTACGGTGACAATCAAAATCAGCTGATAAACAAGCTGAATAATAATTTTGACGAGGTTGTTGAATTCCACGGGGGAAGCCAGGGTTTGACCGGACCAACAGGAAGTAGAGGTCCAATTGGTGAATCTGGTACTATCGGAATAACTGGTCTAACTGGACCTAGAGGAACAAGATGGTTTATTAACGCTAGTGTTAGTCCATCAGGCTCTGGAAATTATGTGGTCGAGGGAGATTATTGGATAGAATCTGTTACGGGACAAATCTACATTTTCACCGATACCGGGTGGACATACACTGGATATAACTTCAATGCAACTGGATCTCTATTTTCTTCCATAACTAGTAATTATGATGCTTCCATGAATCCCTCATCGGGACTCACTGGAGCTTCTATTGTAGAGAATCAAGTTAATCCTGAAAAATACACATTTGTAGTATCTGATAATGCACCAGAGTCGGACATTTTAAATGAGCTACTTTCTAAATTTCTTATTTCTACAAATCCTAATAGTAACTCTGGTCCTGTTTTAGAGTTTTCTAAAAGCAACATAGAGGATGGTACGATCTCTGATTATTTACAACATCCTACTTTTAAATGGGCTAATTTCACTTCAGGTGACGATTCTATAATACTTAACGTTCCTGGAGGTATTTTTACTTTGGGTGCAAGTGGAGGATTTCAATCCTCTTCGAGAGACTATAATATAAATGCTTCAACTTCATTATCGGTAGAGTATGGTGCGACATCCGGATCTGGAATATTTTCAACCGGTGGATTTCAAATTAATGCACCTTCCGGTGATTTCAATTTAATAAGTTCTTTTTATAGTGTTACCGGAGGTTCCGGAACCTTCTCTAAACCTATAGAATCTACTTCAACACTTCCTGGTTCTGTTTCTTCCCTTTATGTTTCTATAGGAGGAACGTCGGGATTTAGAAGTACTAGATCTGGAGACAACTCAGGAACACTCTCGCATAATGTCTACCACATTAAACTTGAAAATAGTGACGGAACACAGTTTTATCTAGACACAAAAGGAAAACTAAAGACCAATAAGATCGACGAGGGACTTACAATTCCGGTTAATACCCCTGGTATAACAGGCGCTAATAATTGGTTTGTGTTATCTGCACCGTATACTCCCGATAGTGCATACACTTCTTTGGAAAATGGTAATAACATAATATTTGCTCCGAATATAGGATCTACTGCTTCGTATGTCGGGGTTGCTTTTAACACTCTGATTGATTATTCGCTCGGTTCAACCGGAGGGGTTCTTCCTGGAGAATCTATAGATATAAATGTTTACTGCGGATCTGATCAATATGTTGGTTATTGGGAAAATCAAGTAGATGGAGCTAATTATACCGGATTTAAGTATATTGGATATGGTTCGACCGCAGGGGTTACCACAGCGGTTACACTTCCATTTAAAGCTCAAGCTATAGATTTTACACTAACCAAGGGAGTAACTGGTCCTTTAACCACAGTTTTTTATAAAGCATATAACACCGGAGTTGGTGGCGCTGGTGCCTCGGGGGGATATTTCAGTTTCTGATATATAGCATAAGCTAAGTAATATAAAATGCCAGATTTAAAATTATTAAGAATAGAGGACGGGGATTCACAAAAAGTTTTTGTTGATAAGATCAACTCAAACTTTTCTAATATTCTGTCTTTTGGTGGAGGACCTTACGGGAGAATAGGGAAAAAAGGTCCTCAGGGTGACCAAGGAACATTGGGTCCAGCTGGATCCTATGGAGATCCAGGACGGAGAGGTAATATATGGACGGTTGGTGGAACCTCGTATCCATCATCGCCTTTTAACGATGACTTCTGGATAGATGTTTTTAATTTCAATAAAGTTTATCAATATGAGAATGGATCTTGGTTAGATTACGGTTTAAATCTATCTGCTCAGGATCTATTTAGAATATATGGTCCTTTAGTTACTGCATCAAGCGGGGTTTCCAATAGGAACGGATATTTTATAACTTCACAAATACCGGAGAGTTATACTGTTGTATTAAGTGATAACAATTTCGATTCTTCACCTTCCGGAAATAGTGTCTATACTTTTAACCCTCAGTATTCTAAGATGGTGCTATCGGTTAACAGCAGTATAGAAACGAGAAAACTTTTAGAGTTCACTAAGGCAGATTATCAAATAGACCCAGCATTCTATTCTAAAACCCCAAGATTCCTTTGGTCAACAGGAACAACTGCTGACAGAGGCCAGTATGGATTGAAATTTGAATCCTATGGCGGATTTTCTTTAGATATACAAAATGCAGCTTTAAACCTAGAATCAAATACTTCTAGTGTAAGATTTAATTCAACGGGCTTTAATATCAATCTAAACTCAACTAATCCTCTTACTATGACCTCTGCCGGAGGTAATATAGTTTTTGATTTTAGCTCGACCGGAACTGCTTTATTTTCGGCCTCTAATATAAAATACGCGAATAATACATTCACCGTTCCGGTAAGAACTCTTTTCATATCCGGATTTAAAGATGCAAATCCACCCCTTTGGCTGAATACCACGGTCGGGAGCGCATCTGGACTAAGACACAAGTCAACCGTTTCAACAAACAGGAACTCTTTCTTAATGAGGATCCTTGATATAACAGATGTTAATTCACCACAGTCAATATTCAACGTTTTATCAAACGGTGACGTTTATTATAACAGAAAAATAGATTCAGTTCAACCGTCTCAGAGTGTAACTAACAGTGTTTCTGCAAATGTGACCGATAGTTACGGAACCAGAGCTTGCTATTGGACTACAGTAATTCCAACAGTGGCTATGACTGCTCAAGGACAAAGTAATATGCTGATGTCCAACAACGGTGTTGATTTCGTTTTCGACCCTACTAGATTTAATGGTGACGGTTTGACAGGTAGTAACGCTGGAATATCTCTATGGCTTCCTTCAGCATTCGGAGGTACTGGATCAAACCGGGGATGGCTAAATCTTTTAGATGACCATGAATGTATAACTATAAGAGTTAAAAGCTCTAGTAGTGATAAGATGTTCAGGTATATTGGAATTAATACTAACACCACACAGAATTCTACATTCCCCGATGGGACTACTAATCCTGGAGCAGTTGGTAACGGACAGGTAGTTGATTTAAGCAGTGGAGCTGGGGTCGGAGCATCTGCGGTAGATTTCACTATAATGAACATATCAGGAACAGGACCAACTGGAGCTAGTTACAGATGGTTTAAAGTCTATTATTCTGCTTATGGTCCAAATCTATGGCTAGGATTTGGTGATCATGTAAAATGCGGGGTATTATATACAGTAAATTCAACACCTTTTTAAAAGATGCACTTTAATACTAAATATATTTTTCAAGGAGACTCAGAGAAAGAGATAGTCAAAAAGATAAACTACAATTTTGATCAGATTCTTTCTTTCGCTGTTGGCCCGGACGGACACGTAGGTGACAAAGGTCCAACCGGATACGCCGGACCTGCGGGAAAAAAAGGCGTACATGGAGGATCTGGTGCAAGGGGATCTTTATGGTTTAAGCAATCAACCGAGCCATCTTCATCTATAAGTAACCAATTCGATAAGTGGATAGATGAATCAACAAGTTCCAACGAGGTTAAAGAATATGGCCCAACAGGAAGCTGGAGTTACACAGGATACTCAATGTTTTCCTCCACTTACTTCAAATCTTATTCAGGAATATCTGGACCTGCTGGGGTTACTGATAAATTCGTTATAGGATTTTCAAATTCTGGCGGATTAACTGCAAGTGAAACGAGTCTCGTTCTTTCCGACAAGACATTGAATATAACCAATTCAAATCCTAATAGAAGTAAACTGATCATTTCAACTCTTGATCAAACTTCCACCCCTGTACTTACATTTACGAAAACAACTACAAATACTACGGGTGCTCCTTCGTTCTATTGGAAAAATACGGGAGCAGATACAGGTTTAGTTCTAAAATCTTCAGGCTCTTCCATTTCTTTTGTTTCTTCCCTAGGTCTAACCATAGATTCAAGTACAGCTAGAAGTATAATCTTTGGTACTTCTATGACTATGACAGCTAACAATGATATAAAAATTTCGGGATTAGGAGATTTTATACTTGGGACTAATACTACTATAGGAACTGGATCTGCTTTTGCCATACTTACTAGCAACATAGAAATGGCATCATCGTATTATAGATCCAATGTACCTACTAAAATAAATAATTCGCAGTCTGGAGTTTTTACTTTGGATAACACCAAAAACGTAACTGGAACTTCAACATCTTATGGCATACAGATGGAAGTTCAAAGTCAAGTTAATTTAAGGGGATTTGAATTTTTAGACCTAACTGGTTCTGCTATATTTTCGGGGAAAATAAAGGGTCCGGTGTCTTCTGGTAAATCTCTTCAAACAACTTTTGGCTCAACTGGGAATGCAGCAGCAGGATCTACAGGGGGCCCTTATTTTTATCATGTCAAAAGGCTTAAAGAAATACGCTCTGACGGTAGCACAGTAACATGTAGACAGTATTTCAATTCAAGCACTTCAACTACTTATAACATACCTAATGTAATAGATCTAGACTCTTTGACACTGTGGGATTCCAATTACATCATGGTAACCCCAATAGGTACTGCTTTAAACTCATGGAATCCTCCAACAACATACGGAGTTTATTTAAAGATTCCTGCCCCTCTTTCACCTACAGCTCCTTTATTTTATAACGGAACTGCTACAAATTACAGAGTTTTCGTTAATGACATAAACCCAAGTAACAGTGCGCCTAACAACGACATTAAAATAGTGGGTTTAGTTTGGGACTACACTAGATACACAGGAACTTCAGCAACTACGACCACTTATTATCTGACCTTTCCTAGAGAAAGAGACATGAATTTTTATCAGAGCTACGGTTGCTCTTATGTTGATCTTATATGGATGCCACTCACGAGTTCAACCAATGCTACACCTAAAATATTTTGGAAAACGTGTAACGGGAGTGCAGGGTTTATCAACGTCACCAACTACTACACTGTGGGACAATTAGTTCCTCCTAGCTCTGGCGGTGGAAGTGTCGGAAATCCGCTATCTTCTTCCGGTGGAGGTGGGGTATCTTCTGGAGGAGGCGGTATCGGCGGTGGAGGATATGGAGGTGGATCACCTTCAGGAGGTGGAGGCTGCTTCTTGCCTGGAACTCTTATAACTATGGCTGATGGATCTAAGAAACTAATCGAAGAAATTTCGATAGGAGATCTTGTGATGTCTTATGATTTCAACTCTGGAAAATTGACAGATGATGTTGTTTCTGAAACATTCAATCTTGTAAATAACAATATAGTAGAATTTGTTCTAGAAAACGGGACATCTTTAAGAAGCACTTCGGATCACCCATATTGGGTTGAAAATAAAGGCTGGTGTTCTTTTGATCCCATAGCAACTAAAGATAAATACAGCATAGATTCTGCTCTTATAGATGAGGATGATCTATTAACTTCGGATGATCTTAAACAGATTAAGATAATTTCGATTAAAAAACTGGAAATGTTAGAAAGCAAAGTGATAAACTTCCATGCGCTTAAGAATCAGAATTATTTTGCAGAGGGAGTCCTAGTTCATAATAAACAAATATTCATCCCTGCGGAGTAATTTATAATATAAAAACAATAAAAATGGCTTTATTAACAAAAAAAGAAAAGGATACGATCCTAAAATTCTCAGAAACCTACATCAAGCTTCACGGGGAGATAGTTGAAGTTGAAAAACATATAAAAGATCTGGAGCAAAGATCAGGAGATCTAGTAAACGATCTTCAGTGTTGTAGAAAGAATGAGGCCGAATTTATGAGTAAGCTCGAAGCCAAATATGGCCCGGGGAAGTTAAACCCTATGACCCTTTGTTGGGAAAAAGAAATTATTAGAGATGAAGTACTTCAGTAAAGAAACACCAGGAAAAGTTTTCAGCCTGCTATCTAGCAGGATGGGACTTTTAGTAGTTATAGCAATCTTAATTATGCTATTTCTAAAACAATGCAACGAGAGAGCAGCAATCGAGGCAGAAGCAAAAAGAGAGCACAACAATTATCTGGCAGCTCAGGATAGTGTTAGAACTATAAGTAAGGATAAGGATCACCTCATCCAAGAAAAGTCTGCTTTTCAACTTAAAGTTTCAGAGCTTTCTAAAGATCAGAAGGATCTTATAGCTCAACTAGGACTAAAATCAAACGGTAGAGGAAATACACCTAGAACTGTTATTGAAACCGTAGTTGAGTATAGAGATACAGGGAGAGTGGTTTCTTCGGTTATTAAAGACGCATCTGGTGAATCTATTAATTTTGAATACGCACCGGAGATGAAGGGAAAGAATAAATTAGTTATATCAGGAAAAACTCCATATAAAGTAAATCTTTTTAAAGATCCCGAAGACAGCACTAGATATTTAACCTCTGTTGATCCTGGACATACTGATTTAACAATTGCACAGAATATAGAATTGGTTACTGGAATATATCAAGATCCTAAGTCAAAGAGAATTATGACTAGAGTTAGCACAACTTTTCCTAATTTAACTTTTAGTGATGTTAACTCTTTTGATATTACTGATAACCCAGAAACAAGAAAAAGTCTTAAGAACGCCAGAAAAGAATTCGGAATTGGATTCACAATAGGTTACGGAATGGCTTTATCAACAACAGGAGTTAAACCTGGATTAATATTAGGAGTTGGTTTCCACTATACCCCTAAGTTTCTCCAATTTGGAAAATAATTAGAAAAATGGCATATAGTACATCATCAAAATACGTTCAGCTCACTCCATATCTTTTAATGGAGTATATGTATGCTGATCAACCTACCCCGGAAACATATTTTACGAATACCGGAGGATCCACTGTTACCTTTGATAAATTGATCAATGGGTACATGTCTGATGCTGTACAGATTTTTAATCCTCCAGCGGATTATAGCATAACCCAAAACGGTCCAGAAAATAGTGTGGTTAAGATAGCTGAGAATTCATTTGTGACCTTAGATTCTAACCTTATAATTCCATTTAATGATTATTCAGAATATCTTACTGACACCACGAATCTTCCGATAACTTTTCCGTATAACTTAAGTGTTGTTTATGACACTATCAGATACCACCTCAGAGCGGGATACAATCTTCAGAATATAGATGGACTTATTATAGGAATAGATTTTCAGGATGTCGATTCTACTTATGTTACAATTTCTCAGATACTTTTAAAGAGAGGAACTGAACAGGAGTACACTTTAAATCCCAATCCTGTAACAATTGGATCAAACATCTATGACAAGTTCTTTGAGATCAAGATACCTAGTTTAAAGAACATGAACGACACGTATCTTGCAACCCCAGCAAACTTCCAATCTGTTTCATTAGCGGGTTTATTAAGTGCTAGTGGAAACGGGTTTGTATATGGAGCTCCGATGAGAATATCTCTTTGGCAGGTTCAAAGTACTGATGATTTTGCAGGTTATGACAGATATAATTCTTCCAGAATAGCTCTTCTATCTTTAGAGGAGGAAGATCCTTTTGCAAACATAGGAGCCGTGATACAAGAATCCGATAAAGGAGAATTCTTTGAATATTTTGCAACCGATAATGAAGGATTCATAGAGGATTTTATTCTTTTCCAGAATTCAATAGGAAATAGCTATTACATAAGTCATCAGATAGAAGTACTTGAACAAATTGGTGCTGCAATTATAGAAACGTCTAGGTTTGAATCTATACAGACAACTGCTTATGATACACCTAACTACTATAGACCTATAGTTAGAAATGCCGCCTATGCTGCATCTTTCTTTCTAAGATACACTATGTCTCTGGTTAATAATAAAGACCAAACAAGGGTAATTAGAATAGCATCATATTCATCTAATAATCCTTCTCAGTGGGGATTAAATATAACTCCAATTCAACTTAGTACTTTTCCGCAAGTTCAGAAAATATACAACAAGGTTTACAGTCAGCCCCAAATTAAACTTGGAGGGTTTAACACTCCACAACCTAAGGAGATATTGAAATTCACGAATGTTTACATCCAGCAGAATTTAATTAATTCCACTGCGACTAATCTGGTTCTTCAAAACGGATCTCTTACCGAGACCCTTAGTTCCACCCCTAGTGTTGCAGTTGGTACTGGTAAATTAACGGTAACCCTTTCTCCTTTTGATAATTATTATAAATTCAAATTTATTAAGAGTGGAAGTGACGGAACCCCTGTTGCTGTAGATCTTAGCAATTCGCCTATTTATAATTTGGCCTTCCTGGATAATCAGGGAAATAAAATTTATGTTCCTACTCTTTCCGATCCAACTATAGCTAGACCTTCTTCAGGAGAATTGGCTTTTAAAGTTGATGAATCAACATCAGTTAAGGTTCTTAAATTCAGTGACAGAAGATTCTTTATAGTAAGTGGAGGAGGAAATCCACTAGGTGCTACAGGATCAACGGTGGCTCTGGCTTCAAGTGTTGAAGCTGTTGCCTCCGGAAATCGTGAAAGATTAAGAGCAGTTCCTATTTCTAGTACAGATCCTGCTATAAATCTAGCCACTCAGAATTATAAAAGTCTTAACACGATCACTAAGACAACTAACACTTTAAACCCAGACTCAACTAAAAACAATCCTGCTAGTGTTATCTATTGGGGATATTGGAAGAAAGAAGGAGAATCTGATTTTGTAACAACCGTTACCACGGCAGGTGCAACTGGTGCAACTGGTGCTCCAGCTCCTGTAAGTAGTGGAACACAGGTTCTTGGAGATCTTGAGCCAGTAGTTATTATTCCTAGAAAACCATTTATCCGTACAATTAAACCTCCTGTTAGAGGCCAAATTCTAGAATCTAATCTTGGATTAACCGGACCTGTAGCGGTAAGCTCAGCAACAAATCGGTTAACAGGAAACGCTTTGATTTCTGCCCTTAGCGCTCAGATTCAAGGGTACAAAGATTCTGGATGGAAAGATCAAACAATTATAGATTACTTCCTAATACCAGGAAATCCTGGGTATATCCAATATCCTGGATTAACTAAAGCTGAATTCATAAAAGCAGCAAGTGGAATTCTTTCCCCTACTTCTATCAGCGTTCTAACAAGACAATCAATCTCATCAAGTGGAGGCGCTAGTGGATGTCCAACCCCAGATATGAAAATTTATTTAGGTAAGGATAATTGGGTTACTGCAGGAAACTTAGTTAAAGGAATGGAGGTTTACACAGTTCATGAAAAAACAGGGGAGTGGGGAATTTACAAAGTTGTTCATTCTGAAATAATCAAGCAACCGGTGTTGGCTGTTAAAATAGGTGACAAGAGAGTAACCGTTTCAGCTTCCCATAAATTCTTAACGGATTCCGGAAAATATGAAGAAACTATGGATCTGAAGATTGGATCTCTCATAAGAACTATAAATGGAACTGCCATCCTATCAGAGAAGAACTACATTGGTGAATCTGATGTTGTTAAAATAGAGGTACAGGGAGCACATACCTATATAATGGAGGGATTTGTTTCTCATAATAAAAGAGCAGCAGAAAAAATAGAAGAATAATAGATTATGATTTTAAACCCGAAAGCTAATAGTTTTTACTTTAATTTCCCTAAAGGATTCTTTAGCGAGAGAGTAACTCAAAAGTATGAAAAATACATCAAAAGACAGCCAATACCTTTTGATAATGTGCAGCAGTATGTAAACAGCACAATTCAATCTGTAGGGTTTCCTAGTATATCTATAGACACAGTTGAACAAGTTAGACTACTAGGTAAGAAGATAAATTATAAAAGTTCAACCCCTATTCAGGATTTATTCTCAAGGGATTTCTCTATTAACTTTAAAATGGCGGACGGGTTCGTGAATTACTTCATACTTTTAGACACCGTCTTAGATTTTCTTAATTTTGAGAACCCCCAGTTATTTATACAGGATTTGCCTCTAAGAATAATGGACAATGAGGGGAACGTCCTCTTTTCATTGACCTTCCAGGAGGTAATTTTCAGCTCCCTGAATAACATAGATCTATCTTATACTAACAATAGTCCAAACTTTACCGCATTCACACTAGGATTTAGATGTAACTACATAGACATAGTTACGGAGATAAAGTAAAGATATATAAACTAAACAAATTAGAAAAATATGAAAAGCTTCACTCAGAAAGTAAACGAAATGAAATACGCACAGCCTCTAGGAGGTCAAAAAGACCAAATGAAGAACCTTTTGGTTGCTGCTGCTGGAAACGATCAAAGAGTATTAAACGATTTGGTAAACTGCTTAACTGACGACCAAATGGAGAAATGCTTCCAAAAGCTTTCTAAAGTTTATGGATACACTGGATCTTTTGGTCAGATCGTTCACCCTTCAATGTAATTTCATGTCAGAAGACAAAAATTTTGTAGGTATAGACTTTTCGATAAACTCACCAGCCTTTTGCTGTTTTAAAGACGGCAAATATATCTGGGGATCGTTAACTAGATCCGATCGAACAAGCGAATCTCTAACAAAAAATTCAAAAAAACCGTTTTCTGTTCTAAGCACAGAAACCGATTTTCACCTGCATTTCTTGGATAAGAAGGAACTTCCCGAGGACTACACCGGAAGGGAGAGAACCAAGATAGTTTATTTTAACGAGATTGCAGAGAAACTATGGAATAGCATCTTAGAGATAATGGGTGATTCTGAGTTCTTTGTAGCAATGGAGGGACTAAGCTTCTCTTCAAACGGAAATGCCCTAATAGACATCTCTATGGCAACTGCTCTTTTAAGAAAAAAGATTATAGATAGAGTGAGTGTCGATAACTTTTATGTTTTTTCGCCAACCTCTATTAAAAAGTTTGCTCTAAAGGGGAATGCTAAAAAGGACGAGCTTTACGAAGCTCTTTGCAAAGTAAGCGACGGAACAAATCTGAAGAACTTTACTAATATATTAGAGTTCAACAAATCTGAATGGATAACTCCAAAAAAGGTTGTTAACAAACCAATTGATGATATTGTGGACGCAACTTGGATAACTTTATATTTAAAGGAAGAATTAAAGGGAAAATTAAAGGAAATTTATGGAATTAAAGGAAATTTTGAATCGACATCTGCTTGAGACCTCTGAAATATCAAATGACTTTTCTACAAACGAGGAGTATCTAAACTCCGTAACAGAGGCGGCCGAAATAATCATTACAGCTTTACAGTCTAACAATAAAATAATCACTGCGGGGAACGGCGGGTCCATGTGTGATGCTATGCACTTTGCTAGCGAACTTAGTGGAAACTATAGAGATGATAGAAGTCCTTTACCTACTATTGATATATCCAATTCATCTTAGATATGGTAGAAAAAAAATTATTTAAAATTAAACAAAATTAAGAGAAACAAAAGGAAAACAAAAACTAAAAACTAAAAATAAATTTTAAAATCATGAGCAATTTAGACATTTTTAATCTCGACGCAGAAGCTTTTGTAACAAAAGCAAATCAACAAACAAGTGGTAAAGAATTAGATTTTTACAAGCCTTATCCAGAAGACGGCAAGGATGGAGTTTACAAATCTTTGGTTAGATTTGTTCCTAACCAAGTAAATCCTGCTAAGTCTAAAATCCATAAGTACTATGTGTATTTAAACGATCCAGTTTCAGGAAATGGCTTCTCAGTAGACTGTCCATCAACAGTTGGAAAGAAATCAATTTTAAAAGACCTCTTTTGGAAATTGAAAAACTCACATTCGGCTGCAGATCAAGAACTTGCTAAGAAGTTCTCAAGAAAAGAGGACTACTATGCTTTAGTTCAAATCGTCCAAGATAAAAACAAACCTGAATTAGAAGGAAAGATTATGATCTTCAAGTTCGGTAAAAAAATCAACGATCTTATTGAAGCTCAACTTCAACCAGAATACGGAGATCCTTGCAATCCTTTTGACCTTTTCGGAGGAAGAGAATTTGCTGTTCACGTAAGAAAAGTAGGCGAATGGAACAACTACGATCTTTGTTCTTTTGTAGGTGAAAAAGCACCAATTAAAGTAAACGGATCTCCGATGTCAAAGAATCAAGATGACATGAACAAGATTCTTGAGTATTTAAAAACCGGTCCTCAAAATCTAACGTCTTTTGATTACAAAGATTGGGATGACGAGGTAACAGATAAGGTGATGACAGTTATTAAAAACACTGTACCTGAAGCAAGAATCGTAAACGAGATCGTAGGATCTGTATCTAGCTCTTCTTCAAATTACAGCAAGCCTGCTCCGCCTGCAAGTTCTTCAGATGATATCTATAACGAAGTTAGCAACACTAAAGTTGGATCTGCTAAATCTGAGAGCGCTCAGTCTGCTCAGCAATCAGCTCCTTCTAAGTCTAGCTCTTCTTTAGAGGATCTTTATAACGATCTTTAATCACAATATAAACAAGGACAGTCTTTTTAGAGGACTGTCCTTATTTTTTTAAAATGGAATTATCTAGAATAGAAGACTTAGTAAGAACAGTCCTATCAAAGGAATTTAAGGGAGACCCTGCGAGACAGATTGTCTACAAAGCGGGTAATAGACTTAATTTCTCTTGTCCTTATTGTGGGGATTCTGTAAAAGAAGCAAAGAAGAAAAGAGGTAATTTCTATCTAGATACTTTATCTTATAAGTGCTATAATGGTGGGTGCGGGATATTTAAGGATTCAGCTTCTTTCTTTAAAGATTTTTCTGTTTATTCTAGACTCAGTGGAGATGAAAGGGAGGAGATCAGAGGTGTATTGGAAGAGAATAGAAACAAAAGAAAGGTTTCCTATGGAAAAATAGACGTGGGATTATTTTTCGAAAATGACATCACCGATATCATTATACCCCGAAGTGAATTCATTTCTCGTCTTAAGTTACAAGAGGTGGCAGGATCACAAATACAAAGATACATCCAGAGAAGATCTCAGAGGACAGATTCTAGGTTTGCTTGGGATCAGAAGTGGCAAAAACTATATCTATTTAATCTTACTCCAGATGAAAAGATTGTAGGACTCCAGGTTAGAAATATGGAATCATTTAAAGGTTCCACTAAATACTTAACATATAAGCTGAGCGGCATTTATGAAAAAATTCTAAAAGAGACTAATCAGGAGATATTGGATAAAGCCAGAGAAGTTGATCCAATATCTAACGTCTTTGGAATAGGCTCACTTGATTTCAGCAGGGATATAACAATCTTTGAAGGCCCAATGGATTCTTGGTTATGGGAAAATTCTGTTGGTCTTTGCTCTCTAGAAAATAGATTCCCTTTTGATGTGGATAACAAAAGATTTTGGTATGACTGGGATAAACCAGGTATACAGAAATCAATAGATCTTCTAGGAGCTGGAGAAACAGTTTTTAACTGGGGAAAATTTTTGGAAGAAAACAATATAACAAAGAATAGAAAATGGGATTTGAATGACGTTGTTATTCATCTCAGAACAACCGGTAAAAAAATAAAAAGATTCGATAACTATTTTACAAATGATGTCCTTGACCTTAGATATTTTATTAATGAGTGATCCTTCCTCCGGTTCAGATAAAACTGGAGAATGGGAGCATGAAATAGATAGAAGAAGTTCTCCAAAGAAAAAATTCCCTTTAAAGATTAGAACAGATCTTAGCGATCTGAACTCTGAGTTTAAAGATCCAGAGGTGTCGGATCCACCAAAGAGAAAATCAGAGATGAAGAAGGAAGCTAGAGTGGTGGAAACAGGCAAGAGTAAAAATAGGGGTAAATCCAAAGACAAAACAAAACTTTTTTAAATGTCAACAGAAGAGAAAAAAGACTTTAATAAAATATTCGAAGGTGAAAGAAATGAATGGAAGGAGAAGATCCAGGTGATTTCTTTACAGATGAAGGATATAAAGACACTAGCAAAAGCCCAGGTGGATCTTTTTAGTCAAAGACAAATATTGCTGGAGTACAGCTATAAATTAGCATCCATAATTTCTAAACTAAACACAAAGTATAGAAGCGAAAAGTCTAGGAAGCTAAAGGATTACTCTGAAAACAACGATGTTCGATATGGATCTAACGAGAAGACTGTTTTAATAGAAGGAGATTTAAGCGAGATACTAGAAAAAATAGAATTGGTAGAAGGACATAGAAAATTTATAGATCAAACCACACAAACCGTGGATCACATGCTTTATGGTGTGAAGAGTCGCATTGCTCTTGAAGATTACCTAAGGGGCAACACAATTAAATAGAATATATAATAAATGCTTAAATTCCAAGTTTCTGAAGACCAACAATGGATGATTCTTTTAGAGTCATTAGACGAGGTCGAGAAGAAACAAATAGAAATATCTCTCACAAAGAAGATCCACAACTTCTATTTTCATCCACTGGTAAAGAAAAAACTATGGGATGGGAATATTTGTTTTGTTGAAAAAAGGGGTGGCTACTGGAAAGTCCCAATAGGCCTCTGGAGAGAGGTTATGCAAATAGGGGAAGACTATAATATAAAGATTGAAATAAATGGTCTTGACAACATCATCAATCCGAATTTAACCCTCGAGGAATACACTTCATGGGTTAATGACTTTTTTGCAGATTCCGATATAGAGCCAAGAGATTACCAGATAGAAACAGCATGGAAGATTATAAAGTATAGATACTCAATTTCTGAGGTGGCAACGTCTTCTGGAAAAACCCTTATCTCCTTTATGATATTTGCTTATCTTAAATCTAAAGGACTGGTTCGTAAATTCATGATGGTTGTGCCTAGCACCAATCTTGTTTTTCAAGGAAGCGATGATTTCGATGATTATGGTCTTGCTAAGCTTGGAGTTAAGATTCAACAAATAGGTGGTGGTAATAAATTAAGGGAAGGATGTGATTTAATTATTGGAACATTCCAATCTCTAGTTAAACAAGACAAGGAATTTTTTGAAGAGATTGATGCAGTTTTTGTTGACGAAGCGCACCACACCAACTCCAATTCTATTAAGAAGATAGTTTCACATTGCATGCACTCTAAATGGAGATTCGGATTAACCGGAACTTTGACCAAAAGAGGCACTGCAGATTATCTAACCATTCAGCAATTTCTAGGACCACTCGTCGTGGAAATCCCACCGAGCTTTCTATTTGCCAATAACTATGCAACTCCCGTTTCTATCAAGGTTGTTATTATGGACTGGTTAGAGAAAGAGTATAAAGAGAAACTAGCGGATCTTAAATTGAACAACAACAACCTGGAGGGGAATGAAGTTTATAACATAGAAAGGAAACTTGTGATAGAGAGCAAGAAGCGTCTTAATTATGTAGTTGACTTCATCAGTAAAACATCTAAAAATTCACTGGTGTTATTCCAATCTGTAAAGGACGAATACGGAAAACAGATATGGAATTTAATCAGGGAAAAGAATAACGACAAAGAGGTTTTCTATGTTGACGGAGAAACCGATGAGGGATTAAGAGAAGAATATAAATCTAGAATGGGAGGGGGTAACAATAAGATTCTCGTTGCAACCTACGGTACGTTCTCCACAGGTATTTCCATAAATAACCTACATAATATCTTTTTAGTTGAGTCTTACAAGAGCGAAGTTCTCATAAAACAGAGCTTGGGTAGAGGTATGAGAAAAATGGAGGGCAAGGAAAAAGTTAACGTTATTGACTTCGTGGATGACTTTTCCACTCCTAAATACCAAAACTACCTTATTAAGCACGGAAATGCCCGTATAGAGATCTATAAAAAGGAGGGCTTCGAATACCGGGTTTTTAATATAAAACTTTAATTTCGGGGATATATACATAAAAATAATTAGGTTAGATGCGCATAAAAAGATTTGATGATTTTAATAGTCCCCTTAACGAGTCACGCCATTCGTCAAGAGAATACAGCTACTCTGACTATTTTGAGGGTAAAAACAAGTTTAGCAAATGGCTAAGAGGAGTTTCTAATAACCTTAAGTGGGATGCTAAAGAATTACAGGATCAAGCTGCAGATTCGAAAAGCAATATTAGCGGTGGACAAACTGTTAGCAGTATCAGATCTATTTTTCCCACACTGGGCAGAGTTATTTTTGGTGCCGGTGCCGCTGTAGCGGACTTCTTCTCCAAAGGAGACTCTAAGGACAGCTTAAGTAAACTTTCTAAGAAGGATATAAAAACCAAAAAAGAGGAGCTCTTAGATGACTGGGAGAAGAGACAACTTAAGGGCAAAAAGATAGAACAAACAGACGCTGAAAAGTTTTACAAATCTGGAGTGTTAAAAGGTAAAGGGTATTTCGGAAAGGAATACAATCCCCTAAATCCTAAGAATGACGATGAAAGAGCCTATTCCGAATATCTGGGAGGTGCAATGTCAAGATACTATGATAAAATAGAAAATCCAATTTATGCTAAGAGAGAAAAAAGTTCTTAACTTCGAGGGATTCAAGAAGATGTTTGAAGGAGGGGCGGCAATAAAGTCATCCAGAAGAATCCGTGAGGATGAGTATCCAAAAACTCTAGAGCATATACAACAGGTTCTCTTTCCCATTTTAGACATAAATCCAGCAGAAAAAGGCAATGAATACCTAGTAATAGGAAGTATAGGCAAGAAGAGCGATCCTTCAGAGACATCAGGAGATTTGGATATAGGTTACAACGGTGCTTGGTTTTCTCAAAAGGAGGGAATTCAGTATAAGGAGTGCTCCAAAAAAATCATGGACATTTTACAACCTGAGCTTGCTACTGTATTGGGATTTGAACCAGAGATCAAATATATGCCAGGTCTTAATATAGTGAGTATAGGATGGCCTATAGAAGGAGATATAAACAAAGGCACGGTCCAACTGGATCTTATTCCTTTATCAAATATCGAATGGGCCGAATTTATATACTATTCTCCAGACTATAAGAAGGGTGAGAGCAAATATAAGTCAGCTCACAGAAACTGGCTTTTCTCCGCTATTCTTTCTGCGAGAAGAAACGAACTGGAAAGGGATGAAGCGGGAGAGATCTTAGACTACGATTCTCCAGTGCTTATTTTAAGCGATGGTCTTTTCTGGCACACTAAATCTTATAAGGGAAAGATAAAAGCTAGACTTAAACACTCTCAAAAGATTCCAGGAAGCGAAAGATTCGTAACGAACAATCCCCAGGAATTTATAGATTTCACATTGGGCAAGGGATATAAACCAGAGGACGTTAAAAGCTTCGAGGATGTGTTTAAAATCATAAATTCTCCAAGTTTTGACCTTTACGACAAACTTCCTGAAATAAAGGAAAGATATATTGAATACCTGGATCGAGTAAAATTACCGGTTCCAACTGAAATAAATCAGATCTCTTAAAATAAAATAAAGACTAATAAAATATTGTATGTCGGGAATAACCCATTTATATGAGCTTTACAACAAGAAAGGAAAGGATTTTATAGACAGTCTTTTAAATTCTTACGTGACCATCAACGAGAAGATTGACGGATCTGCATTTATCTTTGAAAGAGATGAAGAGAGCGGAAAGTTCAAATTTTACAAAAGAGATCAAAGAAACCCTATCACTCTTGTTGACAGGACTCTAATGAAGTATTACGAAAAACCTATCCAGTACATCGAATCACTTCCACCTCACATTATTCAAAGAATCCCTAGAGGTTGGAGATTCGGTCTAGAGTATCTGTCCACTGTTAATCCGGTAGAGATAGTTTATGATAGAGTTCCCAAGAATAATTTAATCCTCTCCTATATCCACACAGATAAGGTTGACGATAGGTATAAAGGAACCATACAGAATAAAGAGGAACTTGACACCTGGGCAGATATCTTAGGTGTGGAAAGACCCCCGATTATTTTCCAGGGCAAATTAAACCCGGATCAGAAAGAGCAGATTCTAAATTTCCTTAGAACCCCTTTTGAAGATCTAGTAAAAGAATATAAGACTAGAAGCTTTGTAGCTTTTATCATAGGCGTACTTAATCCTGATTTAAAAACAACAGCCCTAAATATGGACTTGAATAAGCCTATAGAGGGAATAGTTTTCAGATTCGGTGAAGAAGGATCAAACCAAGAACCTATACTATCTAAAGTTGTAGATCCAGTATTTACGGAACTTGCTAAATCTAAAGCCAAGAAAAAGAAGGAGGAAAAGCCTAGCGATTTCTTAGGAATAGCAATACTTGATGTTATGAATTTCATTCTTGAGAATGGAGTTGATTCTTTCGAGTTTAGTGGCGAAACAGAGGACGAGAGATACATCTCTTTCATCTCTGATGTTTTCTTTAAATTCTTGGAGGAATATTCAGAGAAGTATAAGAGCGCTGATTTCCAAGAGCCTGAATATCTTAAGAAGGAAGAATTTAGACTTAATAAAGATATGCTAAAGGACAAAAGGGTACTTAAGTATATCGACGAAGACGAGTCTTTCGAATCTTTATATAAGCTCATTCTTAATTCATTCAGAAAGATAAAAAAGAGACCTGGTGGAATTATTACCACAGGGATCATGGACCAGTTTAATGATCTGGTTACTCAGATAGAAAAAAGAGTTGCTGTTAAGAAGAAAGAGACTGTAAACGAGTCTGAAATGATTTCTTTCTTAGACTTCAAAAAGAAGAACATAAAGAAAGTTGATTATCTAACAACAGAGTCTGACGAGTCTCAGGAATCACCAGAGAACGAGGATGATTGCTTCTATTCTTACAATGAGTTTATTTCAGCTTTAGAAAAAGTTGACACAACCAAAAAACCTAAATCTAGAGACATCTCAGAAGACGCAGACGAAAAGAAGGAACTCCAACCTGTTAATATGATAGTTGGGAGATTTCAACCTTTCCATAAGGGACATCTTAAGATGGCACAAAAACTCAAGGAGAAAAATGATCTTCCTTGTATAGTTGCGGTTGTTCATCCTGACCATAATAAATCTAAAAAATCTCCATTTAAACAAGACCTAGTCAGAAGATACATGGAGGGTGTTATTAAAGAGAACCCTGATCTGATTAAAGGATTCTTTATAGTAAACAGAGGTCTTCTCGGAGTGATATACGGAACTGCTAAAGAACACGGATTCCTAGTAAAAACAATAGGAGCAGGTGCAGATAGAATAGAAGACTATAAAAAACAAGAGGAATATCTAAAGAAACACGGAAGTGATTTCCCTGAGGATATCCAAGTGGTTGAAACCCCTAGAACTGTAACTGCAACAGAGGTAAGAGAAAAACTTAAAGATGAGGACTTCCTAGGATTTAAAAAATTAGTACCGTCTTCGGTTGCTTCTTTTTACCAATCCCTAGTTTCAGCTTTAAACGAAACAGACGTCAAGGAGTCAGAAATCTCTGGAGAATCTGAAGATCTAAAAGAAATAGAAAAATAACCAAATAAAAATGAGAATCATAACTAATTTTGATGATTTTAATCCCTCTATGAATGAGTCAGACGGATTCGGAACATCACCATTCCTTCTAAAAAAGACCAGTGACGTTTATCACTACTTTTTCAACATCGAAAACGAAAATGGAACTGACAATGAAATGGGATATCACCTTATCATAGGAAAGTATTCTGACATCGAAGTAATCGATGGAGCAAAGAACTCGTATTGCGTTTTAACCCTAAACCAAGTTGCTCACGAAATAATAGACGATATTGCTGTTGACAAGGAAGATATTCCTTTAGCAAATGAAGATAAATTTAAAGCAAAAGGAAACGAGGTTTCTAGACTTATGGAGTACTGCTGCAAGTGTATTCAGAACTATCTTGAGCTTAACCCTAAAGTTACCAGAATATATGACGAGATCCAGGATAATCTAGTTTTTGAAGGTGAAGGAACATACATAGAGTTCATGAAATCCATAGTTATTTCTTACCTGGGATCAAATTGGTCAGTACAGGAGGGAGCTTCTAAAAAATCAGTTTTAATCACTAGATAAGGAAACAACGGAGGAATTTTTAACTATAATAAACAAATTAAAAAAATTTAAAACATGGAAACATTCGAAAAAATGCAAGCTCTTTTGGAGCAGCTTAAACCAGACGCTCAAAAATTCTTTGAAAAAGGTAACGGTTCAGCGGGTACTAGAATTAGACAAAGTATGCAGGAACTTAAGAAATTAGCTCAAGATTTAAGAGCTGAAGTTCAAGAAGCTAAGAAAACTAAAACTACCTAATCTTTTTTTAAACCCCAAAAATATATATAATGAGCTATTATTTAGTAAAAGTAAACACTGAATCAGGTGAAGTAAACAAAAAGGGAGATCCCGTAATGAAAAAATGGGAATTTCTCGTAGCAGGTGATTCTGTCACTGAAGTAGAAAAAAAAGTCGCAGAATATATGGACGGCACTGTTGGTGGATTTGAAACCTTCGCGATTTCAAAAACCAAAATTGAAGCTGTCATATACGACAAAGATAAATATGCAGAAGAACTTCTCAACTAATGAGGGAGACACCGGATCTTATCCTCCCCCTCAGTCACCCATAGCAATTCAGCCAGGTGACACAGGATTTAAAACGGTAGGAAAGGGCTACAATCGATTCATTTGGACCTTTAGCGATTGGGACAAAAGAAAAAAGAAGATCATAGATCCGGATAAAAATTGGGGGTTAGCTTCCAAACCGATGTCAAAATCCGAATGGGATAAAAAGAAGAAAGATCTATATCTTTAAGCTATTTTTAAAAAAGGACTTATATTTATAAGTCCTTTTTTTATTGATATATAGTTAAAATCAAAAGAATATTCATGATCCTATCTTTCGAAAGTTATTTATCTGAAAAAGAATCCTCATACTACACTTCGGTAATTGATTCTGTTAAGCTTATCAACAGTTTTTACTCAGCTGTTAAATCAACACAGGCGGAAGAATTACCCAGAGGTAGTAACAAAGGACCTAAGGTAGAGCCCCTTCTGAGAGGTGTTCAAGCGAACGCCGGAGACCCCTGGTGCGCAGCATTTGTTTATGGTGTTTTGTCTAAAACCGCATTTTCAAAGGATATATTAAAAGATCAGATTCCAGCTGATGCAGCTGTTAGATTACACTGGGCAAATTCAAAAGGTAAAAAGATAGAGGTTTATCCAAAGACTATAGATACTATAGATATTAATTCTATTCTTCCTGGAATGGTTTTTTGCTATCTTAGTAAGGACAAAAAGACTGGAGGATATCCTGGTCACGGGCATACTGGAATAATACTATCTGTGGATAAGGTAAATAAAACATGGACCGGGGTAGAAGGAAATACTAATCCGCTTGACGGCGGTAGAGAAGGCTACGGTACTTTCATAGTTTCTAGAAATTTATCGAATCCTAGCATAGCTAAAGATCGCGAAGATTATCCAGCTAGGCTTCTAGGGTTTATAGATTATTTTGCCCCATATAGAAAAACCCCGGGATTCACGGAAGCACTCACATTAAAACTGAAATCTTTAACTAATGAACTATTACCAAAAACAAAGAATGAGATTGCATATCTAAAAACAAATCCCAAAGTTTTAAGCGACTACGAGAAAAATTATAATAACAGAAATAAATCATAAAGATATGCCAGCACTAAGTACATCACAACAACGATTAATGGCCCAGGCCTATGCAATTAAGACAGGAGAACTTCAGCCTTCGGACTTAAACCCAAAATACAGAGATGAGATCGTTCAACTGGCTCAGAAGATGACTAAAAAACAGCTTAGCGATTTCGCTTCAACCAAGCATAAGAATTTAAAACATCATGTTTCAGAGGAGCAATTAAAGGATCTTTCTGTAAGTTTAGAACCAATCCCATCCGAGACTATGCCTAAATTCAACCCTCATGGTCCTGGTAAAATCGTTCCTTTTCTAGATCCAGATTCTAGACAGAGAAAGAAAGGAAAGAAAAATCTTCAAAATCTTAAAGACTATAGAGATTGGTCTAGTCAATCTTAATTTGATTTAAAGTATGGCTCAATTTCCTTCAAATCCTAGAATTGGTCAGGCATTTTTAGCTGATGCAACCACTTTATATGTGTGGAGCGGATATCAGTGGGTTCTGGCAACAGTTGGTGGATCAGGAACTGGTTCTAACGGTACCTCCGGGACCTCTGGTATACCTGGTTCTAGTTCAGGATCTAGCGGAAGCTCTGGAAGTAGAGGAAGTTCGGGAACATCAGGAACTCCCGGCTCTAATGGTTCATCAGGAACTTCTGGCTCTAATGGTTCATCAGGAACTAGCGGAACCTCTGGAAGTAGAGGAAGTTCAGGAAGTTCAGGAACATCGGGAACATCAGGAACATCAGGAGCGCAAGGAGGACCTGGAACTTCGGGGTCATCAGGAACTTCTGGCTCTAATGGATCTTCAGGAACTTCTGGCTCTAATGGATCTTCAGGAACTTCTGGTTCGAGGGGATCTAGTGGATCTAGTGGATCTAGTGGAATCTCAGGAGCAACCGGGCCAGCGGGAGCTGGAGGAGCCTTGGGATATTATGGTTCTTTCTATGACACCACAACTCAAACAAATTCTGGGGTAACTGCAGCCAATAAGATAACTCTAAACTCTCTGGATATTGCTAATGGTGTTTCAGTTAATAATAACTCGGAGGTTACCTTTGCATATCCTGGTGTTTATAATGTACAATTTTCATTACAAGTTAACAAGACCGATTCGGGAGATGATTTCATAGACATTTGGCTAAGCAAAAATGGATCTAGTGTGCCTTATTCAAACACGACATTGTTTCTTCCTAAGAACGATGCAAAATCCGTAGCTGCTTGGAACTTCTTTGTGGAGACAACAGGCCCTTCTGAATACGTGGAGCTGTATTGGAGCTCCTCCGATATCGACATGTTATTATATTCGGGTGCCACAGCTTCATCTCCAACAAGGCCCGCAATCCCATCTGTGATACTTACAGCCCAACAGGTAATGTATACACAATTGGGACCAACCGGAGCTCAAGGATCCTCCGGAACTAGTGGATCTTCAGGAACATCTGGAATCTCAGGCTCTAGCGGTTTATCCGGTCTAGACGGAACATCAGGTTCTTCTGGAACATCAGGTAGCTCTGGCTCTAGCGGATCTTCAGGAAACTCTGGATCTTCTGGAACATCTGGATCTAACGGTTCTTCAGGAACATCTGGATCTAACGGTTCTTCAGGGACATCTGGAAGCTCAGGCTCTAGCGGTTCTTCGGGATCTTCTGGAACATCAGGAAGCTCTGGCTCTAGTGGTTCTTCGGGAAGCTCTGGCTCTAGCGGTTCTTCAGGGACCAGTGGAGTTAATGGATCTTCAGGAACATCAGGTTCTTCAGGAACATCAGGTAGCTCAGGATCTAGCGGATCTTCTGGAACCTCAGGTTCTTCGGGAACATCCGGAAGCTCAGGAACGTCGGGATCTTCAGGAACCTCAGGAACATCGGGATCTTCTGGAACAAGCGGAACATCGGGATCTTCAGGAACCTCGGGATCTTCAGGAACCTCAGGAACCTCGGGATCTTCAGGAACCTCGGGATCTTCAGGAACCTCAGGAACCTCGGGATCTTCAGGATCTTCTGGAACCTCAGGAAGCTCTGGAACCTCAGGAAGCTCGGGAACCTCAGGATCTAACGGTTCTTCAGGGACCAGTGGAGTTAATGGATCTTCAGGGACATCCGGGTCCAGTGGAACCTCGGGATCTTCAGGAACAAGCGGAACATCAGGATCTTCTGGAACTTCAGGATCTTCTGGAACATCAGGTAGCACAGGATCTAGCGGATCTTCTGGAACTTCAGGATCTTCTGGAACATCAGGTAGCACAGGATCTAGTGGATCTTCAGGAAGCTCGGGATCTTCTGGAACTTCAGGATCTTCTGGAACATCAGGATCTTCTGGAACATCAGGTAGCACAGGATCTAGTGGATCTTCAGGAAGCTCAGGATCTTCTGGAACTTCAGGATCTTCTGGAACATCAGGTAGCACAGGATCTAGTGGATCTTCAGGA